TCCTGTTGTTCCAGTATTACCAGTTGAACCAGTCGGACCAGTATTGCCTGTTGGTCCTGTTGTTCCTGTATTACCTGTTGAACCAGTATTACCTGTTGGGCCAGTGTTGCCAGTTGGTCCTGTCGTTCCAGTGTTTCCTGTTGAACCAGTCGGACCAGTATTGCCTGTTGGTCCTGTTGTTCCAGTATTACCTGTTGAACCAGTGTTACCTGTAGGACCAGTTGGTCCAGTAGACCCTGTTGTTCCAGTGTTTCCTGTTGAACCAGTAGGACCAGTTCTACCTGTTGGTCCAGTATTTCCTTGTAAACCAGTATTGCCGGTTGCACCAGTTATTCCTGTAGGACCTAATCCTCCAGTGCTTCCTGTAGTACCTGTTATTCCAGTTAATCCTGTTGGGCCTAGTCCACCAGTAGGTCCTGTTGAACCTATTGCACCTGTTAGTCCTGTTGGACCAAATCCACCAGTGCTTCCTGTAGAACCTGTTGTGCCTGTTCCTCCAGTATAACCTTGATTTGCAGTTCCGGTCCCCAAGTATTCTTCCAAAATAATACAATTTGCACTAGAACCTATTATTCCTGCTGTAAATCCTGTTGATTCTAATTGATAATATAACTGATAAGTAACTGCACTATTTGTGTTTGGAAAATGCATATAATTAAACATATATACATCACTAAAAGGTGCTGATGCAGTGTTTGTTCCTAATGTTATATCATCTCCAACAAGAACATTTGATACACCTCCGGCAATTGAATATTTTACACGTAATGTAAGTCTTGAACTAGAATTTTGACTACATTGATATTTTACACAAAATTGCGCTTTAACTCTACTATTATTGCTTTGTGGTGTAATTGTTGCATTGTATCCTGTAGCAACTTGCTCTACTGTTGTGCCAGAAGTAGTTTGATCGCTTGTTAGTGAATTGTTATAAACATACTGAATCACAACTCCGGTTGTAGCTAATCCAGTAGGACCAACTGCTCCAGTATTCCCTGTTGATCCAGTTATTCCAGTTGCACCAGTAATACCTGTTCCTGTTGACCCCATTGGTCCAGTTGAACCAGTATCTCCTTTTGGACCTTGAAACCCTTGTTGTCCAGTGTTACCTTGCACTCCTGTTGAGCCAGTTTGTCCTGTTGAACCAGCTGAACCTGTTGATCCGGTTGTTCCTGTTATTCCAGTTGAGCCTGTTGTTCCAGTTACACCAGTTGAACCAGTTGAGCCTGTTACACCAGTTGAGCCTGTTGAACCAGTTGAGCCTGTTGAACCAGTTGAGCCTGTTGAACCAGTGTTACCAGTGGAACCTGTTACACCAGTTGAGCCTGTTACACCAGTTGAGCCTGTTACACCAGTTGAGCCTGTTACACCAGTTGAACCAGTTGAGCCAGTTGAACCTGTTGAGCCTGTTGAACCAGTGGAACCTGTTGTTCCTGTTGCACCAGTGCTTCCAGTTGTTCCAGTTGAACCTGTTGAGCCTGTTGTTCCAGTTGAACCTGTTACACCAGTTGAGCCTGTTGCACCAGTTGAACCAGTGGAACCTGTTGTTCCAGTTGAGCCGGTTACACCAGTTGAGCCGGTTACACCAGTTGAGCCGGTTGAACCAGTTGAGCCTGTTGATCCTGTTGAACCGGTTACACCAGTTGAGCCGGTTGAACCAGTTGAACCAGTTGAACCAGTGGAACCTGTTGATCCTGTTGAGCCTGTAGACCCTGTGCATCCAGTTAATCCGGTAGGTCCATATTGACCTGTTACACCAGTTGAACCTGTGCAACCTGTATTACCAGTTGTTCCTGTTACACCGGTTGTTCCTGTTGAACCTGTTGAACCTGTTGAACCAGTTGTTCCTGTACTTCCTGTTGGACCTATTGGGCCAGTTGAACCTGTTGGACCTGTACATCCAGTTAATCCTGTAGGACCATATTGACCTGTGCTACCAGTAGTTCCTTCTAATGCAAATGGAGTATGCATATACGAATAAGCTGCAGAATATTGAAATAAAAATGTAGTTTTATTCCCTGGTTGTGATTGTGCTGTCAATGCTACTAATATTTTATCACCTCCGGTTAAACTAATTAATGGTGTAGTTGTTGTCATTACATATGAAGTTCCTGGTGCATCTGTATTGTATATTGTTGCAGCTCCTGAACTTGCAACATAATAAAGGGTTCCACCTGCATTCAATAAATATATATTAAATCTAGTATAAACATTTCCTGAAGCTATATCTGGAAAAGCAAATAAATTCATATCCCAAATTCCAGGTGGAATTTGAGTTTTTGTTGAACCAATATCTGTTGCTGGGTCTAAATAAAACTCTGCAACCAAACATGCTGATGAATCTCCTTGAAATAAAAATCCTGGTTCTGGATACAACAAAGAATGTCCACTTATATCTATTATTATATTTAGTGTTCCTGGCTGCACAATTCCAGAAGGAGAAGTAACTGGATTAGTACCGGATGTTCCGAGGTAATTGTATATTGTTGGAACAGTACCCACGCCATCATAATCTGTTGCTGAAGTTAAATTTGTTCCTGTTTTATAAGGTGAACTATTTGTTTCAGTATATTGCATATAAATAACAAGTCCTCCTCCTCCTCCTGGTTGTCCTATAGCACCTTGTGCTCCAGTTGAACCTATAGGTCCAGTACATCCGGTCATTCCTGTAGCACCAGTCATACCTGTAGGTCCAACTTGTGTATACATAACTTGGGTTACTGTTAAAATAACAGATGGAGATTCTGGAATACCACCTGATGGCGGAGGCGTTTGGGCTGCTATTGTAGATATCCTTACACCACTATCTGATGACCACCAATATAATTGAAAATAATCTCCTGCATTTAAAGTGTAAACAAAATTCCAAGCAGGAAGTGCAGAATCTAATGATCCTGAAGAAGGAATTGTAAAAACACTATTCGAATATGGTTGATAAGTGCCATTAATTGAAAGCCAAATATTTACATTTGGACTTCCACCTCCAGTATGTGTAAATTGCGCTGAAAATTGAATATTATAAACTCCTTTTGTTGCTACATATGTTCTTGATGTTGGTTGACCTACTGCGGCTCCATTATAAACTCCATTAGACTCATCTGTATTACTTAAAGTAATTGCAATTGATGTTGAACTTGGTCCTTGTATTGTTTGATCGTGAAAAACTCCATAATTACCAAGTGCACCACCGGTTCCTGTTGGTCCCTGTAATCCTTGAGCTCCTGTTGAACCTGTGCTTCCTGTTGTTCCTGTGTTACCAGTTACACCTGTGCAACCTTGAGCTCCTGTTGAACCTGTGCTTCCTGTTGTTCCTGTTGTGCCTGTTACTCCTGTAAACCCTTGAGCTCCTGTTGAACCGGTGCTTCCTGTTGTTCCTGTTATCCCTGTTACTCCTGTTGAACCGGTGCTTCCGGTTACTCCTGTTGAACCAGTGTTTCCTGTTACACCTGTTACACCAGTTGTTCCAGTTGAACCTGTTACTCCAGTTGTTCCTGTATTGCCAGTTGTTCCAGTGACTCCTGTTGTTCCTGTCACTCCAGTTGTGCCAGTTGAACCGGTTACTCCAGTTGTTCCAGTTGAACCTGTTGATCCAGTTGTTCCAGTGACTCCAGTTGTTCCTGTCACTCCGGTTGTTCCAGTTGAACCGGTGCTTCCGGTTGTTCCTGTTGTGCCAGTTGACCCTGTTGTTCCAGTTAACCCTGTAGAGCCTGTTACACCAGTTGTTCCGGTTGTTCCAGTGACTCCTGTTGAACCGGTTACACCAGTTGTGCCAGTTGTTCCGGTTGTTCCAGTGACTCCTGTTGAACCGGTTACACCAGTTGTGCCAGTTGAACCGGTTACACCAGTTGTTCCAGTTGAACCTGTCACACCAGTTGAACCTGTAGAACCTGTTATACCAGTTGCTCCTGTTGGTCCACGCAATCCAGTTGAACCTGTTGAACCTGTTACTCCAGTACTACCTGTTATACCAGTGGTTCCTGTCTCACCAATGTGTCCGGTTGGATAAAAATATACATTTCCAACAGATATCGGATTATACCAAACATCGGAATGTGACATGAACCTATAACTTGAAATAAAACTGGATTGGAGATATGTTGCATAACTAACGCCATCAAATGCAAAATGTATATATTTGCCATCACAATACATTGAAAAAATAGAAGATTTAGGTTTTGTTACTATTGCAATAGGAGAAGAAGGAAAAGAACTATTATCAATATATAATTTATAATCAAATGTGGTAAAATTATTATTATTGTCAACTATAATTGCACCCATTTGCCTATTAGTATTTGTGTTTGGATTTAAAGGGTCTACTAACCCTACAAAAAGTGTGCTTAACCCTGGAATAATTGGCGGATCAGGTATATCCACCTGACTTATTTGCAAATAAATACCAACGTCTGTTAAGCTGAATGATTCATATGTTTGAACTGTTCCACTATCATTTATAGAGTTATCATAATAAATTACATAAGATGTTGAAGTTACAATTTCGGATGAGCCTTGAGTTGTTGATGCATCGTACAATGTTGTAACAAATGGTCCAAATTTTCCTGTTGGTCCAGTGGGTCCAAATATACCTGTTGAACCAGTGATTCCTGTTGCGCCAGTTACACCTGTTGTTCCTGTTGAACCAGTGATTCCAGTTGAACCTGTTGTTCCAGTTGTTCCTGTTGAACCTATTGTACCAGTTGAACCGGTTGAGCCTGTTGATCCTGTTGTTCCAGTTGTTCCTGTTGAACCTATTGTACCAGTTGAACCGGTTGAGCCTGTTGAACCTGTTGAACCAGTTGTTCCAGTTGTTCCAGTTACTCCTGTTGAACCTGTTGTTCCGGTTGTTCCAGTTATTCCTGTTGAACCTGTTGTTCCAGTTATTCCAGTTAAACCAGTTGGGCCAAGAAGTCCAGTAGGGTAAAAATATACATTTCCAACAATTACAGGATTATAACTAACCGATGAATAAGACATAAATTGATAACTTGGGACAAATACTGTTTGTTTGTATATATCATATGAAACTCCATCAAATGCAAAATTAATGTTTGTTCCATCACAATACATTGAAAAAATAGACGTTTTTGGTACATTTAATATTGCAATTGGTGTTACAAAATCGCCATTTATATATAATTTGTATATAAAACTAGTAAAGTCTCCAATAACATCTACTATTTCTGCACCCATTTGCATATTATCAGTTGATGGGTCTACAAGAACTACAAACAAATTTGCAGATAAATCTGGTGCAGGGTCAGATATATCAACTAAGCTAACTTGTAAATAAATACCTACATTATTTAAACTGAATGATTCGTATGTTTTTACAATTCCGCTATTATAAGGACCACTTGGGTCATAATCAATTAAATAAGACGTCGCAGTTGTTATTTTTGCAGAACCAGGCGTAACAGATGCATCATACAATGTTGTAACAAATGGTCCATACATACCAGTAGGTCCAGTATCTCCAATACCAGGACCTTGTGCTCCTCTATGACCTTGTGCACCAGTGCTTCCAATGTGACCGGTATTTCCTGTATCACCTTTTATTCCATTTCTTCCTTGAGGACCAGCTGGACCCACTGGTCCTTGTGCTCCACTTGTATTACAACATCTTCCGGCACCAAATCTATTATAACTCATAATATATAACTATAATATTAAAGTTATATAATATTTCACAAAATAACGTTATTATTTATACTGAAGGAAGTGCGCTTAGGCAAAGCATAATAGTTCCTAAACTTGCTACATTATACTTCACTACAAGTGGTAAATCATTCTCTAAATAAAGTTCTATTTGTGAGCACAAGTTTGTGCATTTTATAAAATAACTCAAGTTTTTAAGTGAAAATTCGCCTTGAATAATCTTAGATGCATCTTGCTTCAAAATATATCCCATTGAACCATCAGATTCCGCTCTATGAATCTCAGCAGACGCAAACTGTCCAGAACATTTGAATATAAGCTCATTACCAACTGATTTTATTTCTAATTTTTCTGAAATACAAGATAAATCACGAATAATCTTCTGAAAATCCGTTGAAGGGAGATTAATAACAGATGAAAATTTCACATCTGGATATTCCAATTCTTCAGGTTCTGGTTCAATTAATCTCAGCTTCTGTGTTTTACATTGTTTTATTTCACCATTTTCAAATTTGAGTGCTAAATGCGAAACAATTCCATCAACATAATCGTTGTTTTCAATATAAATAGTAAGAGTATCATCATTATCAATTGTATTAATTAATTTGAATAAATGAAACACATTCACACCAATTATGATCTTTTCTTTTTTGCATTCATAAAATTCAAAATTCTGTGCGGATAAAAATAAATGTACTAAAATTGTATGAGATTTATCCATATTAATAATTCGGATACCATCTGGTTGAAACGTAATATTTGTCTCAAGAAGAATGTCTTTTAATGCTGTCATCAATGTTCTGAATGGGCTAATTTGCACTGTTTTTATTGTCAAAATATTACCATCTGTTGAGGAATTTGAAAGGGTAGACATATTATTCTATTTTTACGCAAATCTTTAAATACTTATGAATTTAAAGATTAAATTTAATATTTTACAAAATTGTTTTAGGCATTTTTCTTGTTTTATTCATATATTTGATCTTTGCTTTTTTGGCAAGTTTCAATGCAATACTACCTTTCTCTCTACAACCATTTTCTAAGATAGAAAAATCTATATAAGAAGCCTTTCCTCCAGTAATTGAACTTGCTAAACGAGCTATCCCCCAACTTTGTGCTGTTTGATTTGGTCGTGAGCCAGAAGAAAAATATGCTCCTTGTCCTTTGTTAACAATTTTTTGCAGGGATTCTTTTGTACATCCTGTTTTTTTTGCTAGTTCAGAATTAACAACGACTTTATCAATTTTATATAATTTTTGTGCATCCATTATGTGCGATGATTTTTTTGATTTAAAACTTTTCAATGGTTTTCGTGAATAATATTCGTTTTTTTTATAAAGACGACGTGATTTTAATAACATATTTTTTTGTTTATTTCTATCTCTTTTTGAGAGACTCTTTGGTAAATATCTTAGTAATATCTTTTTTTTATGAGTTTTGTTATTTTTCTTTCTTTTTACTAAAGTCATTTTATTAATATATATTAACATTTAAAAACTTTCTTCCATAATATTCAATGTCTTCAACTCAAGAATCAATCCAAGATTATTGCACAAAAATAGTTGATTTATTTGAAAAATATAAATCAAATCCGTATATGTCAGCCAGATTAAAATTTCATATTAATAATATTCTACCGGTAACGCTTGAAAATGAATGTAAAAACAGAGAAAAACGTGTAGAACGTAATCAATATCTCTCAAATGAACAACAAGTATTTATTCAAGTTTTTTTAAGCAAAAACCAATATTTTTACTTACATAATAATAATTGTTTTTATCAATACAATGAAAAAAATTACAATATTGTAAAAGAAGACGATATTCAACACCAGCTTCTCTCTAGCATTTCAAAGGACAGAAAACTAATGCAATGGAAGTATAAGACTAAAATCAACATTATAAAACAAATCAAAGAGAGAAATCTGTTCAAATCAATTCCTGAAACTGACACTATTCAAAATGTTCTTAATTATTTGTATCCATCAATTTTTGAAAGCAAAAATGAAGCAAAATATTTTCTAACAATTATTGGAGATAACATTCTAAAAAAAGGAAATGATAACATTTTTTTTATAAAACCAAAAACAAGAAAATATTTAAGTGAAATTGAAAATATCGCATATTTGACTACAGGTATAACAAATATTGGAAATAATTTTGTAACTAAGTATCACGAAAGTTATAAATACGAATCTTGTAGAATACTGAAATTAAATGATAATTTAAATATTGATATTTGGTGTGATATAATAAAAAAATTCGGATTGGATATTCTTTGTGTTGCTGCTCATTATTCAAATCGTTATGAAAATGCCGAAACTTTTTTACAAAATAGTGTTACTGAAGATTTGAAAAATTATACTTTATTCTTCAAAAATAAAGGAGAGAATGAAATTATAGATGATTTTTGCAATCATTCTATCAAAATATGTAATACTGAAAATCAGGTCCGTATAAGTTGGAAAAATATTCATTATATTTGGAAACTTTTTATATCAAAATTTTCTCTCCCAAATATGATTTATTCCAACCATTTGAAGATGTTAATTAAAGAAAGATTCCTTTATGATGATTCGTGTGATTCATTTTGTAATATAACAAGTTTGTTAATGCCTCTTGTAAATATTTTTATTGATTTCTGGGAAACAAATATTATTATTGAGTCTCAATACAATGAAGACAATGAATTTGAGATTGATGAATTATGTACACTGTTCAAAAAATGGAATAATAAAAATAAAGGAAATAATTCAAATATTAGTGAACACAGTGTTCTAAAGATTATTGAACACTATTATCCAAATGTTGAAATTGTAGATAACAAATATGTATTAAATGTAAAATGCAAAGTCTGGGATAAATTGGCTGATATTGAATACGCATTATCTCATTTAAAATGTGAACATAATCAATCACATAATATAAATGATTGTTCTCTCTTATCATTTGATTATGCGTATGATTATTATTTCAACTTTTGCAATAAAAACAAGATGAGTAGTGACGCGAAATACGTAGTAAGTAAAAGATTTTTTGAAAAATATCTATATTCAAACTTATCAAACTTTATTGTGTTTGAAAAATTTATATCAAGTGAATGGTTTCATAATAACGAATAAATTTATTGCTGTTGTTGCATATCAGAACCAACCATTTCAGGGTTCAATTGTCCTCCATAAACACCTTTTCCTCCTCTTTGTCTTCTGCTACGTCCGTGTTTCTTAGAACCTTTTGCTTTTCTAGAACCAATCATAACAAAACCAAACTTACCCTTCTTGGTTCCGTAACCAGCCTTTATAAGGCGTTTTTCCTTTTTGGCGGTATTGTGTTTAGCTTTAGAAACAATACGACCATTTTTGTTCATCATAATATTGTCTTTTTTCAATCCACCACTTGTTTTATAAGCTGTTCCGTGGTAAACTTGAGCACGAGAACCAATAAGAATTTCATACTTCTTTCCCTTAATCATGTAATGTCCGTGAGCATTCTTTGAATATGTAGTCATTATAAAGTAAATTGAGAAAATAATATTTTATTACTTTTGATTTCTCTCTAAACAATGGTTTTAATAGTCCAAAATATTTATAAAAAATGAAAAATCAAAATTTATTCTTTATTGGACCTCTCATTCCCCCAGGTTGACCTTCATATTGACCGTTGAAATTAGTGCGTCCATTTAAAAACGCACCAGGATTAAGTTTCCTTTCTTCTAAATAAGCCATTAATTCAGCATTTGTTAAAAAATTACCATATTGTGTATTTCCTCCTGGAACGTATAATATTGTATTTACCTGACGTTCAAGTTGTGTTTCTGGTTGTGAATTCAATAAAGCTAATTTATTTGCAAGTTTATCATTCTTTGGACACAAACAAACATATTCATGATAAACTTTTCTTGTAGTAGCTAATAATTCTATTTTTTGTGCAGTTGTTAAAAGATTTTTTACTACTCTAGAAATTTTTCCTCTACCTCCAAATAATGCCATCATAATTAATCGTATTATTTTTATTTTATTTTATTTTATTTTATTTTATTTTTGTTTTTGTTTTTGTTTTTATTTTTGTTTTTAAATAAAATTGATTCTCATTTAAATATAAATTTTTATATTATACAACAAGTAATGTCAGCAAATAAAGCAACATCATCTGAACAATTATCTGCTAAATATCAACAGAAGACCGATAAACAGCATATCTTGGATAATCCAGATACCTATATTGGTTCTGTTGAAAAGGTTGATTCTGATCAATGGATTCTTAGTGATGAAAATGACAAAATAATTGAAAAAAACATTTCTTACATCCCAGCTTTATTCAAACTCTTTGATGAGGGCATTGTCAACTGCAGAGACCACGTTATTCGTATGCAACAAGCAGTATCCTCTAACCAAGAAAATGCATTGCCTGTATCATACATTGACATATCTGTTCAAGATGATGGAACTATTGTGATGACAAATGATGGAAATGGTATTGATGTTGCTGAGCATCCTGAATACAAGGTTTGGATTCCTGAGCTTATATTTGGTCACTTGAGAACTTCTACTAATTACGATAAAACCGAGAAGAAAATCGTAGGTGGTAAAAATGGGTTTGGATTCAAACTTGTTCTCATATGGTCAACTTATGGTTCAGTTGAAACTATTGACCACGTGAGAGGTCTCAAGTATTTCCAAGAGTTCAGTAACAACCTAGATACTATTGGAAAACCTAGTATTTCAAAATGCAAGAGTAAACCTTTTACAAAGATTGTCTTTAAACCTGATTACGCTCGTCTCGGTATAAATGGTCTTTCGCCAGATATGATTGCACTTTTGAAAAAACGTGTATATGATATTTCAGCTGTAACTGATAAGTCATTGAAGGTCAAATACAATTCACAGATTGTGCCAATAAAGAACTTCCAACAATATATTGATTTGTATATTGGAGCTAAGGGAGATGTTGCACGAGTTTATGAAGAGGAAGGACCTAGATGGGAATATGCAGTTGCTCTTTCACCGAATCACGAGTTTATTCAAGTATCCTTTGTAAATGGAATTCACACTGCAAAAGGTGGAAAGCACGTGGAATATGTTTTAAATCAAATTACTCGCAAATTGATTGCGTTCATTGAAAAAAAGAAAAAGGTCACAGTAAATCCGAATTCCATCAAGGAGCAACTCATCTTGTTTATTCGTTGCGACATTGAAAATCCTGCATTTGACAGTCAAACTAAGGACTTTATGAACACTCCATCATCAAAGTTCGGTTCTTCTTGTAATGTCAGCGATAAATTCATTGAGAAGGTCGCAAAACTTGGTGTGATGGATGCTGCGTGTGCTATCAATGAAGTCAAGGAAAACAAAGCTGCAAAGAAAACGGATGGAACAAAAAGCAAAAACATTCGCGGCATTCCAAAACTGATTGATGCAAACTGGGCTGGAACAGATAAATCTAATCAATGTATGATCATCTTGTGTGAAGGAGATTCAGCAAAAGCAGGAATTGTTTCAGGGCTTTCATCGGAAGACCGTAACACAATTGGTGTTTATCCTTTGAAGGGTAAACTTCTAAATGTTCGTGGTGAATCAATAAAAAAAATTTCTGAGAACAAGGAAATTTCTGAGATCAAGAAAATCCTCGGTTTAGAAACCGGTGCAACATATTCAAGCATTGAAGATGTAAACAAAAAACTCCGTTATGGGAAAGTCCTCTTTATGACAGATCAAGATTTAGATGGGTCGCATATAAAAGGCCTAGGCATCAACTTGTTTCATTCTGAGTGGCCATCTCTTGCACAAATTCCTGGTTTCATTGGTTTTATGAACACTCCAATTTTGAAAGCACGTAAGGGTTCACAAGAACTTGTATTCTACAATGATGGTGAATACGAAACTTGGAAAGATGAAAACGAAAGCAATGGATGGAAAGTAAAATATTATAAAGGTTTGGGAACAAGCACTGGAAAAGAATTTCGCGAATATTTTGAAAAGAAAAAAATAATTGGATTCAACTGGATGGGAAATAGCAGCAACGAAGCTATTGATATGGTCTTCAATAAAAAACGTGCTGATGATAGGAAGGATTGGCTAGAAACATACGATCGTACAAATCATCTTGATACAAATGATGAAGTTGTATCTTATGATGATTTCATCGGAAGAGAATTTATTCATTTCTCAAAATACGATTGTGACCGAAGCATTCCGAACTTGATGGATGGCCATAAAACAAGTCAGAGAAAAATATTCTTCTCTGCATTGAAGAAGGGACTAACAAATGAAATAAAAGTTGCACAATTCAGTGGTTATGTTTCAGAACATTCTGGTTATCATCACGGTGAAGCAAGTTTGAATGCAGCAATTGTAGGAATGGCTCAGAACTTTGTAGGTTCTAACAACATCAATTTGTTTATGCCAAATGGACAATTTGGAACTCGTTTACAAGGTGGAAAGGACAGTGCATCTGAAAGATATATCTTCACACAGTTATCAAAAATCGCAAGAAAAATATTTATTGAAGCAGACGACCACGTTTTAAGTTATTTAGATGACGATGGACAACCAGTTGAGCCAGTATATTATGCACCAATTATTCCAATGGTTTTAGTAAATGGTTGCAAAGGTATTGGAACTGGATTCAGTACAGAAATTATGTGTTACAATCCGATGGAAATCATTGTATATTTAAAATCAAAATTGCAAGGAGATGATGCGCTTTTAAGCAAAGAATTCACACCATATTACGACGGTTTTACAGGACAAACTTTGAAAGTGGACGAACAAAAATATATGTTCAAAGGAATCTATAAAAAAGTTGGCGCGGATAAAATTCAAGTCACTGAATTGCCTGTTGGGTTTTGGACAGACGATTTCAAAGAACATCTAGAAAGCCTAACAGAAACAACTGGTAAAGATGGTAAAAAAATAGTTCCTGTTGTGAAAGATTATGATGATATGAGCAAAGATACAACAGTAGATTTTACAATTACACTTACAAAAGGAAAGTTGGAAGAGCTTGAAGCAAATGTCCTTGATAACGGATGCAACGAGTTGGAGAAAACTTTCAAATTATTTACAACTGGAAGTCTTAGAAATATGCATTTGTTTGATGCGGATGAACAGTTGAAAAAATATGATTCTGTTAGTTCAATCATTGATGATTATTATGTAACACGTTTGAAAATGTATAAAGCACGCAAAGATTATTTGGTTGAATCAATCAGCGCTGAATTATTATTGCTTTCAAATAAAGCAAAATACATTAAAGAAAATCTTGAAGGCACAATTGATTTGAGACGTAAGAAAAAGGAAGAGGTTACTGAAATGTTGTCTGGAAAGGGTTATGATGTTATGGATGATGATAAAGATTATAAATATTTAACAAGAATGCCTATGGATAGTGTTACTGAAGAAAATGTTATTAAGTTGGAGAAGGAGCGAGGAACCAAAGAAGCAGAACTTAATAAAGTGCAGTCTATGACTATTCAGCAAATGTGGTTAGTAGAATTAGATGAACTTGTTGAAGAATTTCAAAAGTTCAAGGAAGAAAAAGAGAGACTTATTAATGGATTGAGTGGAGATAAAAAAGTAAAGAAAGTCAAGAAAGTTACCAAGCTTACAATTGTATAAAGTGATAAATTGACAAATTTCGTAATTTAATAAATAAATATAAAATAATAAATTTCAAAAAAAATTTTTTATTTTATTCTAACTTATATATGTATATTTTAAGTGGGGCAAACATTCATCTAATTATCGTATCTTTCATTGTATATATTTTCGTAAATATGTTTGAAAATACAATTCACTATAACATTGGTAGAATGAATGTAGATTCTACTGCAAAAATATAAATCCCCACCAAAGAGGATTTAATCAAAATTTTTATTGTAATGATAATATTTGCAGCTATACAAGGATTTTTAACTTATTACTTCAATAAAATTAAATAGTATTTATATATATAATAAACAATGCCTCTTATATTGGTTTTTGACACTGAAACTACTGGTTTTACTCCTTTGATGACTATGCCCAAAACTACTTACAAGGAAAGAACTGCATCAAAGGCAGTTGAAACTGCGTTATTTCATTCTCAAGTTCCAGATGTGCGTTCTTGGTCTAAATGGTCTGAGAGATGGAATAATATTATTCAAATCAGTTATATATTGTATGATACTGATACAAACTATTTTGAATCAGTTGATGAATATGTTGAATTGCCTGATGAACTGGTAGAAGGATTTCTTTCTAATGAAAGCACTCACTATACTGTAAGAAATGCATTGATAGAATTGAAAAATGCAAAAAGTAGAAGCGAAGCTAAGGAACTAAGAGATGTTATACATCATTTTTTAGAGGATTTTGAACGCGCTGATATAGTGGTTGGACACAATGTTGAGTATGATAAGAATATGGTCTTGGCAGAATTGATGAGTTTACATTTATCTACACGTGATGAAAGATATTTGAATAATTTTATGAAAATTCAATATTCTAATAAATTTATTTGCACTGCCAAAAGAGGTATAGATGAATGTAAAATTGAAATGACTGGATATAATGGGAAAAAATACTATAAAATTCCTAGATTACAAGAATTATATATGCATCTGTTTGGACATTTACCTGTTGAAGAAAAATTACATAATGCATTGAATGATGTAATTGTTACATTTAGGTGTTTTTATATGGTTGAATATCGCGAAGATATACTAGGTAAAAACCGTGAAATAGATAGGTTAATTGATTCTATTACACCAAAGCCGAGAGAAGAAGGTCTCGGATTAAAACTGCGCAATAGAATATACAAAAGTAACAAAAATTACAAAAGTAAAAATAAAAGAAAACACAAAGGCAAAACTAAAAGAAGGTCACACAAAAAATAATTTATTTCTTCATCATCATTGGATGTTTCTTAGAGCTTGGCATTGGTCCCATATTAGAAGCACCTTCTAGATATGTTGATGCATACATATGTGCCATACAAAGAACAAATGCAAAAACAACACCGTGAACAATAGCTACTGTGAATTTATCACCCTTAGGAGGTAGACGGAGTAAAATTCCAGGAGTTAAAACTACAAAGAGTAAAACAACGAAGATACTAAACTTTACGTTCATAATAATATAAACGCATATTATATTTTTTACAAATTTATATTATTGTATTTTTTATTATGAAATAACCCAAAATATTAACGTAGATTATATTTTACACCTTTTCTCATTTAATGTGTCCATTTTTATATAAACACTTATGTATATATAAAATATAATGAATATTAGTGATGAAATAAAAAAACAAATAACATATATATATTTAACTACTTGTAATAATTTTAGTTGGGAAGACCAAAAAATATTTTTAATTAAACAAGATGCTATAAATTACAGCTGTAAATATCCAGATATAAGAGTTGAAATTTTTTGTAAAACTTGTTTTGAACCAGGATATATACCAACATATTCATATTATAAACAAGGTATTTTATTAGAAGAAAATAGAAGTTAGATCCCATAATACTAATTGAAATATTAACAAGTATAAATATTAAATATAATAATTTCGTCTTTCACATCTTCAAGTAAAAACAAGGAAAATGAAAAAGTAAGACCATATCATAGGTGAAATCCCTAATATTGATTGTTCAATATTCTTATTTTTGCTCTGTAAAATGGGCATTTTAAATTAGAAAAGGTGTATATTAAAATAAATACTATAAATATTTGTTAAAATATTTATAAAATATATAAATGGTTAATTCAAAAAATAAAAGAAAAATCAAGAAAAATTTAGGAGGAGGACCTTTTGATGGAATGGGTGATCAAATGATGCTTGATGATCAAATGATGATGGGTGATCAAATGATGCTTGGTGAAGATGCCATGTTAATGAAACAAATGGACAGAGAATCTAGAGAAGCAGCTAAACAAGCAGCTATAGCGCGTGAAAAATTAATGGAAACAACTCGGATTACACGAGATTATACACAACCTTGGGAAACCAGACAACAAAAATGGAGTGAATATGTTCAGGTTACTGGTAACAGTGGGCTACCAGATTGTGCTGGGTTAATGTTTGGAGAATTTCAAGTAATACCATGGGGTGGTTTTGGTGGTTGTGGATTTAATATTTGGGACGCTAATTCCAATAGATATTGGATAAATGTAGATACAATATATAATTTACTTCAAGAAATAAAAGAAGGTCCTGATTCAACTAATAAACAAAACATATTAACTCAAATTGATCAAAAAGAAAGAACACCTGATTGTTTATATAAATTATTTCCAGAAGGATATAAATCATCTCAAACAGGTCCTCTTAAAACAAATCCTATGACAAGCACAACACAACAATCCATTCAAGGGGGTAAAAAAAATAAAACCAAAAAAAGTAGAAAAGTAAAAAAAAGTAGAAAAAGTAGGAAAAGTAGGAAAAGTAGGAAAAATAGGAAAAGCAAAAAATAATTCAAAAATTTATGAAAACTCCAATACAAACATTTTGCCTATAACAGTAAATAAATGAAACCCTACATGATAATATATCCATTTGTCATCTTGAATATTATACAAACTACAGGAAGAATTATAACAGGTCATCATCAATGACAAATTTGTGCAACCTATTAATTTACTAAAATGATTATTTATTTTGTAAACTCCATAAAGAAAATATGTTATTCCACTTAATTTGCTCATCATCAAATCAAGGTTTTGTGTGAGACCTTCTACTGGACTAATCCAGTAAAGCATTGAGAAAAACATTGCACACCCTGTAATTGTAGACAATAAATATTTTTTTTTGTAAATTCCGTATAACATTGGGACACTAAATAAACTTGAACTCATAAGTAAATAATAATTTGGCAAAATCATTATTTATATTATTGAAATATCTTTATATAATATTTAGAAATTAGAAATTAGAACCAAGGATTAAGACCCAACTGTTTATCATTATTTGATGACATTATAGGTGGTGCAATTGGAGTGTACATTGTGCTCGCATCAATAATATATTTATGATAACCGTGCGCTTCGCCATAAACTTGAGGAACACAATAATCTAACACCATTTTGTTCAATTGTTCCACTTGACCTTTAATATTATCAGGTTGATTCGCAGCATATTGTAAAAAAATACTTCTCATAATTATTTTCAATGTATCACATTCTTGATTTCCAATTACATATTTACCTTTAGACATTTTATAAACTCCAGCACGAATACCATTTTGTATAATTTGAATATTCTCCTTTGAAAAATATGTGTCTGATAGATATGTATTATCCCATAGCCCTTCTGTAGGGTTTCTTAAAGTTGCACATTGATTAATCGGTATTTTATCATACATATTGAAGAGGTCCTGAGTTTTAGGACCATTAATATCTACTCTACCATTTGATACAATATTTGAACAACTCATTTATAATAGACTTATAGAAAAAATTATATGTATTTATTTTATACAATGGCAAATTTTCAAGGAACGGTTTTAATGATTACAGGAATTCTTCTTGTTGTATGTATTATTCTTATCATAGTATTTTTATATAATTCTAAAACTGAATTAGAATGGCCTCCTCTTGTAGGCGATTGTCCAGATTATTGGATTGATTTATCAGGAAATGGAGCGCGTTGTGTTAATGTTCACGATTTAGGAACTTGCACTAATAGCGATCCTAAGTATGAACATTTAAATATGAATTTTACTACATATGATGACTGCGCTAAATTCAACTGGGCGCAGGGTTGTGGTGTTTCTTGGGATGGGATCACATATGGTTATGGAATGACAAGTCCTTGTGAGCCTACTACAACAGAAACAACAACAACGTAAATAATACAATTAGAAAATTACATAAAGTTTATTTATATTACTATAATAATGAATAATGAAGAACATTGTTTATTATTAATGAAAAGACTACCAATTGAATTGTTAAAACATATCAAATGTTATATAAGCCCTCTTATTTTGTTGATTTTGAATAAAAAACACTATGATAAGTATCATTCTTATATCAAGTTATATGTATTAAATGTAAAAAACCAATATGATAATTATGTTAGAGATACTATTCGTCGTGATAACTTTTTCGTCTTCAAAAGAATTTTGGACGAATCCTTGAAAAAATGGAAGAATTTTAAAAATTACTTTTATAAAGGTAAGATTTATATCAATTATTTGTATTTTTTGAGAGAATATTGTTGTACAAATGAATCTGATAACTGTAAGAAAATACTAGATTCCTATCTTTTTGAAAGAGGTTTGAGTAAAAATCAACATAAAAAGAATCTTGTTAAAATAATAAAAAGACAATGGATGAATTAAACATAAATAAACTTTTGGAACGTGAAGAAGTTTTTAATAAAATAAAAGATTTTTTGAAAAACTTTGAAATAGAAAAGAATAATCCACTTTTAACCAAGGGTATATACGTTTATGGAGAACCAGGAACTGGTAAAACGACATTTGTTATGAATTTATTGAAGGAAATGAATTATGATATTGTTAAATATGATGCAGGCGATGTTCGTAATAAAAGTATCATTGAAACAATAACAAAACATAATATGTCAGATAAAAATATAATGAGTATGTTTCATAAAAAAATACAAAAAATTGCCATTGTTATGGATGAAATTGATGGAATGAATAATGGGGATAAAGGCGGCATAAATACTTTGATTAAATTAATTCGTCCAAAAAAAACTAAAAAACAAAAAAAGGAAGAAGTATCAATGAATCCAATTATTTGTATTGGTAACTATCACATTGATAAGAAAATTAAAGAATTGATGAAAGTATGTTTTGTAGTTGAACTTAAAAAACCTTCAATTTCAAATATGTCAAATATTGTCAAACATCTTATACCAAATATTGATGAAAAAGTCATCAAGAATATAATTGATTACATACAATGTGATTTGAGAAAGCTTAATAACATTCAAGATATTTATAAAAAAAACCAAAATATTTTTAAAAATGATAATATTGAAAAACTATTTCAAATTAAATCTTACAATGATGATACTAAAAAAATTACACAAAAACTAATCAATAATCATTATTCAATTAATGACCATTTAACAATTATGAATGAGACTGACCGCACAATTGTTGGGCTTTTATGGCACGAAAATATTATTGATGTTTTAGATAAGGTTGATAAAAGTATTTCAGTGCCTTTCTATATCAAGTTATTGAATAATATGTGTTTTGCAGATTATATTGATCGTATAACTTTTCAAAAACAAATATGGCAATTCAATGAAATGAGTTCTCTTATTAAAACATTTAAAAATAATAAATTATATCACGAGACATTTAAGAAAAAGGTTAATTATAATCCCCAAGAAGTTCGTTTCACCAAAGTCTTGACAAAATATTCTACTGAATACAATAATTCACTGTTTATACAAAATCTGTGCCAACAATTAGGAATGGACAAAAAAGACATATTTTCATTTTTTCTTGATCTAAGAAATAAATATGATGATAATGAAATTTCTACATTTTTGGAGAACTATGAAATCACAAAATTGGATATCAACAGAATTTATAGATATCTTGAAAAATACACAAAAGAAAATGCCGAGGATTTTCCTGACGATATAATTATTGAAGAAGAACCTTCAAGTTCTGAAATTGAATAATAGTTATTTGTTCAAAAATTTATAAATGATTTCATTCTGAAAACTCATCTATTAAACCACCATTTTTAATATTGAAAAATGATATATCAGATATATCATCAATTAAGAAATTATGTGTCTTTATTAATTGCAATTTATTATCATTATTCAAGTTTGAATTTTCCAATTTATCTAATAATGCTTTTTTATTTAAGTTTTCAAATATTTTTGTTTTTGTTTCAAAATCTTCATATAATGAATATCTATTATCAGAACCCCTATCTCTTTGTGTATTGTTATCAGAAAATTTTTCATTTTTAAAATTATATACAATTGAAAAAAGACTTATAATTATTTTCATCATATTTCTATTATTACTTTATTTTAATTTTATATCAAAATATTAAATTAAAATACAAATTCAAATTATTTATACATCAAACCGCAAAATAGTTTAATCTTGATTCTGAATTCTAGACTCTAGTTTCTTTCTATACCACATTTCTTTTGTTTTTTGTGATATTTCTTGAAACATATGCTTTTCATACTGTTCAGGATTATCATAAAACAATGTTGCTGGTTCTTTTCCTGTCTCACCTGTTGCAATAATAACCGAGTAAAATTGGTCCTCTGATTTTGTCCCAACAATATAACCACTGTATGCTTCGCCATTCAATGCATTTCTTATAGTAAATCCTGCTGGTCCAGATGCATAAACATCTACGGTTTTGAACTTTCCATTATAATTTTTTCGTTTCAATTTGAAAAGTCTCTTATCTTCTATAAAACTACTGAGTTTATTTTTGTTACCAGAACCAAGTGAATAATTATCGTTGTTATCAAATATCTCGTCGTAATACATATTGGCTATATCGTGCTATTATACATTATAATATCATTAATCTTTAAATCATTTGTGAATTAATATTGTTTAATATAGTTTAAGAATTTTCTTTTTGTATATATTGTTCTTTGATTTGTTTTAATTCTTTACGGTCATTTATTGATTGAACTAATAATTGATTCATCTTTTCTTCCATATATTTAATTTTTTCAGTTAACATATTATTTTGAATATATAAATTTTGAATAATTTGGACTTGTTCCATTAGTTTTGGATACAAAGGATTTGTGGTTTGTTTTATTTGCATATCTTCTGCTATTTTTTTACGTTGTATTGTCAATTCTTCTATCTGATTTAAAACATCTTTCTTATTATTAGGGCTTCCTTGTTCATAATTATCTAATAATTTATCAATATCTTCCATAAAAAATTTTTTAATATCAGACTGTTTTACAAAATCATCAACCGTTAATGTTGAATCATTTATAAATGGATCATTCTTTCCCAATAATGTTTTTTTATCAAATGAATTATGTATGTGAGAAAATACCAATATAGTTTTTAATGTATCTAATTGAACAAATGGAACACTATAATTTTTAAGAAATACCTTTTCTTCTGCTAAGCAAGCATCATTGTTATATCTTGTTTGTTTTAATAATTGCTTTCTAAAAGCAAATGTTGCAGCGGTTGAGTGATTTGGACCATACGGACCAAACTTTATCATTTTATCAATGTGTTTGAAATAAATATGCATTTCACTTGAACCGGCACACATCGCATTTGGATTTTTTTGTAAAGTTTCTACTGCGTGTGATACTCTCTCTGGAGGATAATAATCATCATCATCCATATAAACAATAATACTTCCTTTACATTTTTGGTGCATAATATTGCGTTTTTTTCCTAGTGTCATTTTTTCTTCGTATTTGAAATATTTAATCTGTGGATGTGAAGAAATAAGGTCTTCTATTTTATCAGTTCCATCATCAATAATAATCCATTCCATTCTATCTTTTGGGTAAGTTTGATTTTCAAAACATTTCAACAAAATTGGAATAAAAGGACGACGATTAAAAGTTGGTGTACATATACTTACAAATGGAAGTTGTCCAGAAGATTTCTTCATTTAAGTAATTAAAATAATTATTTTATATCATTTTAATTATTTATTGCTTTATTTTGTTTATGTCCTAGAAAATTTAATGCTTCTTTTTTGTTTTTTTAGCTTTTTCCGATTTTTTACCACCTCGCATTTGTTCATTGTCTTCATTAACAGGTTCAGCAACTGGTATTTCTTGATGATTAGGCTGATTCATATCTCCACCAACAGTTCGTGTTGATACTTTGATTACTGATATATGATTATCTTTTGTTCCTTTGTATGGAGTAAATACACCAAACATATTATCAAAAAACCAAATTACAAGTATAATAATAAATGCTGTAATTGCTACAGCAGCTCCATTTTCACCATTAGAAGTATATGCTCCTAAAACTAAGTAATATGAAAAGAAATACATAATAACGTGTGTCTTGAATTTAAGCATAGTTGAAAGGAAATTACCAAAATTATATTTTTCTTCATCAGGTGTTCCCTTTAAGTGACCAGTTGCAAATAATGGAAAAATAATACAATAGATTGGTACAATCATTCCAATAAATCCTCCAGCCATCAAAGGGATTGCCATAAGACAAAATGCTATAAAGTAATACAATAAAATCCACCAATCTGGACTTCCATTTTTCCAAGAAACACTTACAGGATTCGCATCATCTTGGTTTTCAGGCAAAGGATTTCTTATAGCCCAAAATGCTGTAATATAATAAAACCAACCAAAAACAAACATCACTAAATTTACAATAATAAATATTGGAATTAACAATGGAAGTATGTAAGGCAATACAAAAATTACTAAGGTTTCTGAAAAAGGTGTTGTTGCAATATTGTTTATCATTTTATACATCTTATCAAACAATGATAAATTTGTAAGAATAACAGTGCTTAATATTTTACCAAAATAATAACTATAAGTGTTTGACTTTGGGCCATATAATAATTCCATCAACCATTTAATTGTTCCACTGTTTGTCAATGACGCTGAATTATCGTCATAACTGAATTCCAGTTTTGAAGATTGAAGCATATCATCTTTGTAAATAATATTGATGTTAACAGTTTCATCTTTACGTTGTTTACACCCAACATTTGGTTCAAATACTTGTTCAGGAACCATATCACCATTCCCATCATCAATAAATGATTCAATTTCTGTTATGTTTAATTTACACCCTTCTAATGATGTTGGTATTAAATTCGCTGCAGAAACCTTACACCCATATAACAATGCAATTCCAATAATTGCATACACTATTAAATATATTGTATTCTTTATTAAACCTCCAAAAAAGGTTGGTGCAGCTTCTTTTGCTTGTTCTGCTTCATCTGGATTATCTGACATACTATTAAATGATATAAAATTTTGCTAAACAATATTTTATTCTCTTATTATCTTATGAAGAGTGAACAAAAATATATATTAATATGGGCGTTTATTGCATTAGTTTTATTTATCTGGGTATTTAATTGGATCCAAAAAGAAGGAAGATATATTATTAAAGAGTCGTTTATTGGTTATCAATACAATGATACCGGAACACCTAACACAAATCATACAGTTGACCTTCCTATTAATAATACACTTGATTGTCAAAATATGTGTAGTCCTTTAGCTCGTTGTTATAAAACTGGTCAACAATGTTCAAGTGACATAGATTGTCCTGGATGCAATCCACACGACCCAAATGAAGAATACAAACCACAATATCTTAAAGATTATGTAGGATATAATGACGCTGGTAAATTATCTTATTACACTCCACAATTTTCAACATTGACTACAGATATAGGCACACGTGCTAAATTAATTGGTGATAAATTGGCACCACCACCTCAATACGATATTGGAGTAAATATTTGGAGAGATACATTTGATGAAGGGCAGAAATTGTTTGATAAACGATATTATAGTGGTTCTTTGCCATATACACCGGTTTATCCAAAAAGAATGTCTTTATCTGGCGAATTTGTAGAAAATGGTCCTCTTGCAGAAAATGCTTTCTTGTAAAATAAATGATATAAAGATATCAATTAATAACTTAATATACTATTTATGACATTTGGAAAATATACATATGGAACTCCTAATGTATTTTGGAGAAACGATGATGCTAAATTAACAGTAGGTAAATTTTGTTCAATCGCATCAAATGTGAATATTTATTTAGGTGGTAATCATAGACAAGATTGGGTTTCTACTTATCCATTTGGACATATTAACAAAAATATATTTGATAATTCTGATGGTCATGGACATCCATCAACAAAAGGAGATGTAATTATTGGAAATGATGTATGGATTGGCAATAATACAACAATTATGTCAGGCGTTACTATTGGAGATGGTGCTGTAATCGCAAATAACAGTCATGTTGTTAAAAATGTAGACCCATACAGTTTATTTGGGGGTAATCCAGCAAAATTTATTAAATATAGATTTACACCAGAACAAATTGAAAAATTGTTAGAAATTAAATGGTGGGATTGGGATGAGAACAAAATAAATAAATTTATACCTTTAATAAATAATGATAATATTGACGAGTTTATTAATTCTGCACTTGAAACATAATTGAATCAAAATATTCAATGTTTTTTACATATTTTTACAAAATTTTCAAGAATTATATGAGAATGTTCGTGAAATTCAGGATGAAAAAGAGTTCCATAATATTTATCCTTCTTAAATTCAAATGCACAACCGTGTTCCTTCCCATTTTTATTAAACCACGCGATTTCTTTCACACCATCGTTATGACTTGCAATTGGCAAATCTGAAAAACAAAATTGAACATCCATATTTTGTATCCTATCAAATAATGGAGATTTACTATCAAGTTCTACATCAGTTGTTTCGCAAAAAAACTTGTGTTTGTTGTTAAGCTTTCCGCCAAATATCATAGTCAACAGCTGACACCCAAAACAGATTCCCAATACTGGAACATCAAACTCAATCAAACACCTAATATCATTTGCAAATGTTCTAAATAAAATATCACCTGTTAATTTCAAATAACTACCAGATAAAATAATACCTTTTACTTTACCTTTTAATTTCATTAAGTCATTTGATAATCCAGTTGTTTCATAATACGGTATTTTTAAAGATTCCAAGGCCCCTCTTAATTTGTTAATATATGAAAGTTTTTTGATATTGTTGGAATTATTAACTAGAAGTATCATATATATATTATTTTTATTTAAAATTGAAATAAATCCAATTTTAAATGTTTCTTCCCAATAATATGGAAATAACAAAGTATTTAGTTTTTGAACATTATCAATTATTTGCATTATTGAAACTAAAACTTCCAAAAGATATAAAACAAAAGATATTTTATGATCATCTTCTTCCTTTGTTTTACGAAAAAAAATACGCTATATTAATGAATATTATCAAAAATAGAGATGCTTCAATGTTCAATAGTCAATTCAAACTTATGGAAGAAATTAAAACATTCATTGAAAATAAGAATTTTATTTCATTTTTGAGAGAAAAAAATGAATTATTTTCAGATATTTATAAAGAACACTACATTCTCAATAATAAGGCTTATGTTAATATGAGCACTATTGAAAGCTTAAGTGTGTCTTGGCTTGTGAATTTATATCATTAATAATCTATTATAAAAACGGTGAGATGGAAAGTATTTTTGAAAAATGGCAGTTTTTTCATTCCCAAAAGTGATTCGACTTTTCGAAAATGGACAAAAAAAATGTCCAAATTCGAAAAGCTAAAGGATTTCCTGAACTTTTTTTTGCGAATTTGCACTTCTGAGCATAATGATCTTATTTATATTTTTTGATGAAAAAAAATGTGAGCATATTTTTTTTTTCATTTTTACAAAAAAAAATTAGGCGTAATTTTTGTTGTAATGTATGACAACATTTGTCAACGGATTTTACGCCGAAATAATATATTTTACTTGTGATTATTATTGAATCTGAAATGCACTGAAAAAATCGCCGAACTTTTTATTAATTGAGACGTAACCAAAAAAACGGCGAAATAATCAACAAAAATGGTGAATTCGCATCATTTTTCAACGGCCATAGAGGTATATTTGTTACTGAGAAATCGCATTTTTGGATATTCTAAAAATATTATATATACATAATGATTTGCCATAATATACGGCGAGATTACGCCTTACGATAAGACAACAATACATATTGAAAATAAAAACGGTGAGATGGAAAGTATTTTTAGAAAATGGCAGTTTTTTCATTCCCAAAAGTGATTCGACTTTTCGAAAATGGACAAAAAAAATGTCCAAATTCGAAAAGCCAAAGGATTTCCTGAACTTTTTTTTGCAATTTTTCGCTTTTGAGCATAATGCTCTAAAAAATTTTTTTTGATGGAAAAAAATGTGAGCATATTTTTTTTATATTTTGCAAAAACTATTTAGGCGTAATTTCTTGTTGTAATGTATGACAACATTTGTCAACGGATTTTGCGCAAAAGAAATTGAGTTTTATTCTTGTAAATTATGCAATACAAAATGCAGCAAAAAAAGTGACTGGCTTAGACATTTAACCACACGTAAACACAAAAACGGCGAGAAATCAACAGAATACAGTGAAATATCAACATTTAACAACGCATCTAAGTATGTTTGTCGCTGCAATAAAGTATATAAAGACCGCTCAGGATTGTGGCGCCATAAGCAAAAATGCAGTGAGGAAATTAATCGCGAGATTACGCCTGACGATAAGAATTTTGATAAAGATATGTTTTTTTCTCTTCTAGAGCAAAATAATGAATTTAAAAATGTAATACTAGAACAATCTAGGCAAATAATGGAACTAGCTAAAAATAATAATTCTATAACAAATAATATTAACAATACTACAAATAATAACCAAAAGTTCAATATGAACTTCTTTTTGAATGAACAATGTAAGGATGCCTTAGATATTATGGATTTTGTTAATTCTCTCAAGGTTCAATTAACAGACTTGGAAAATACTGGGAAGGTTGGATATGTCAAAGGGATTAGCGATATTTTCTTGAGAGGTCTTAAAGAGCTTGATATTTATAAAAGACCAATTCATTGCAGCGATTTGAAGAGAGAAGTTATGTATATCAAAGACAAAGATGTTTGGGAAAAGGATGAAGATAAAAAGAAGGTAAAAAAAGCCATACAAAATATTGCCCATAAGAATTTTAAACAAATAAATGAATGGGTTGAAGTAAATCCAGAATCAAAAGACATTCAAACAAAAAAACACGACGAATATATGAAGATTTTAATTAAATGTTCAGGTGGAACAGATTTTGCAGAAGACGACATTTTTTATAATAAAATAATAACAAATGTCGCAAAAGTAGTACATATTGATAAATAATTGTTTTCAAATTATTTTCTTTGTTGTTGAGCCAAAACAGAGAATTCTTGTTCTCTCTGTTGTTGAAGTTTTTCAATTGTCATATCTCCACTAAGCTTGGCTTGTTTATAATTTTGTTCATCCGTTGGAGTTGTTATAGTGTCTTGATAATTTAATGGGACATAATTATGCATTTGACGCATACCACCATTTCCTTTAGTATTCAATTCTTCTGAGTCCATATCTAAGAAGCTGAAATTATCCGATGCAACACCGCAAAAACCACCACCACCCAATGAAAATGCCATAGGTTCCATATTATTACTTGTAGCTTGCCGAGTAATGACTTCTTGTTTAGGTCTCAAATGATTCTGAATTGCGTCACCATATATAACTTGATATCCTTGGGCTAAAAGAAGAAGTGCTGGAACCTTTGTTACATTTTCAGGCATTATAATTTTTTGTTGATTTTCTAAAACAATATAAATTTTACCATCATCACCTTTAGTTCTTTTATCAATGCAAATAAAATGTATATCCTTGCTTACTTGAGATTTTGATAATCCTTGTAATAATTTTTTAGAATGTTCACAAAAATTACTATAATAAAGTATTGAACTCATTAATATTTTATATTAAGTTTATTTCACCATTATTTTAACTCATTTTTACAAAAAATAAAAAATTGATTAATTTATTTTATATTAAATATACTGTATAATATAAGATAATAGAATGAACCCAATCATTGATGACATAACCGAAGAAAACGGATTGCTTAAATTTACTTTGAGTGGAACAAATCTTAGTTTGGCTAATGCACTTCGAAGAACAATTATTTCAAATATAAGAACTGTAGTATTTAGAACGACTCCGTATGAAGAGAACAAATGTTCTATTATTGTAAATACGTCACGTCTTAATAATGAGATTCTAAAACAACGTTTGAGTTGCATACCAATTCATATCACAGACCCAGCATTTCCAATTAAGGATTACATAGTTGAAGTTAACGTGTCAAATAACACAGACACTATTATGTATGTTACCACTGGTGACTTCAAAATTAAAAATATAAATACAAATGAATATTTATCTGAAAAAGATACGCGCGAAATATTTCCGCGTGATGAAATATCAGGAGATTTCATTGATTTTGTGCGTTTAAGACAACGAATCTCAGATGAAATTCGCGGAGAACAATTGCATTTTATTTGTGAATTGTCTGTTGGAACACCAAAAGAAGACTCAATGTTCAATGTAGCATCTACGTGTTCTTATGGTTATACATTAGATGTTGTTGCAGTAGATGAAGAGTTGAACAAAAAGTCGCAAAAGTGGAAAGATGAAGGCAAATCAAAAGAGGAGATTGACTTTTTGAAGAAAGATTGGAAATTATTAGAGGCTCAACGTATTACTAAGAAGGATAGTTTTGATTTCATTATAGAAACAGTTGGCGTTTTCACAAATCAGGATTTGATTAAACTTGCTTGTAGATATTTGAAAGACAGATTGGAGAAATTGAAGACAGTTATTGAAACGAATGAAATCCAAATTACACCTTCGGTAAGCACAATAAAAAATTGTTTTGATATTTTATTAGAAGATGATGATTATACTATAGGTAAATGCTTAGAGTTTGCAATGTATTCAAAATTCTTTGAATCTGTAAATAGTCTAACATATTGCGGTTATATTAAAATGCATCCACACGATCCAGATAGTATTCTACGCGTTTCTTATAAGGAAGAAATTACGGATAATTCAGTAGTGAAACAGAATATGTTGGAATGTATTGAAGAATTGAAAATTGTATTTGATAGTATTGCCAAGAAATTTTAATTTATACACATATATAATGGAATCTAATGAAATACCTACATTATACGAAATTACGAGGAGGCTACTTCATGAATATTATAGTGTACATCCATAGACTCTTGAAGAAGGAAGAAAATATTTATTATTAACTGATACAGGTATGCTTATTGATTTAGGAAGATTACAAATCAAAAAACAAGTGCCATTCCCTGGTGTTCAATTAGAAGGAAACCCTGGAGTTCGTATTAGATATATGAGGTTGAGATTTGAACATCTTCCTGAAGAACTTTGTGAAATAGATGAATATGATAAAAATGTAAATTTAGAAGAATATGAAGATGAACACAATGATGGATATGTTTTTTTAACAAATTTTGAAAAATACAAAATAGTTCCAAATTCTGAACATACTCGTCGTATTGCAGCAATTGCATGAAGACAAAGAATTAGTGCGATGTATTCATCATCAGCTAGGGGAAGAAGATCAAAGAAGGCAAAGAAATCAAAGAAGGCAAAAAAGACAAAGAAAACAAAAAAGACAAATAAGACAAAGAAATCTAAAAACTAAAAAACAATATAAAATTTTATTAATATTTTTATAAAATGAGAAAATGTTATATATTAACTTGCGATATTGATTCAGAACGTTCGCAATTTTCTAAAAAAGTATTGGAAAAAGTAGGATTTAATGTTATTTTTTTCAAAGCAATTCCTAATGAAAATAAGGTATTGTCAAATAAAAACAGTATGCTAGCAATTTATGATTTAATTGCAAATGGGGAAGATGAATGGGTATATGTGTTTGAAGATGATATTAATATTTTGGAAGATATTACAATAGATGAAATTATTGAATATGAAAAAATATCAAATAATTTGTTTTATTTGGGTGTATGTATGTATGAAGTAAACAGTGTAAGTTTCAATAAATTATTTGTGAATAAATATCCAGTTGCAATTGCAAAAGGAAGTGTTAGAGGATTGCACAGTATTGCACTTAGTAAAAATGGAGCATCAGAACTTTTAAAATTTTCAAAAAATATGGAAAATTATTTTTATATGGATATGATTTTAGAACAATTTACACATTTATATCCAGCAAATGTAGTAAGGTATGATTTGGAAAGTTATATAAAAGGACATAGAGGTGTATTTTTTCAAGACCGTGCCAGATTTCCTTCTACGATTTAGTAGTGATTAAAATAATATATTTTTTATATTATTTTATATTATTTTATAGATAGAAATTAACGTAATTTTATTATTTCTAGATACTTTACTCTTGCTGCATTAATATCTCCTCTGATTTATTTTCTTTTTCTACTTGAAGAATATCTATGTGTCTCTTGCGCATATCAAAATTCAACGCATACATTTGCAAGTTTGGATGCACTTTATTTACATATTCAATTACAACTCTATTCGTAACGTGTTGTCTAAGTTCTTTTAATTCATTAACGTATATTTGATGAATATTATACATGTGTGTTCTATAAATTTCACCATATTCTTTCAAAGGTTTTTGTTTTTTAATATAACAATCAATATAGTTCTGATAAAGAGCTAATGTATATTTATGAAGTAAATCTCTGAAAAATGCAAATTCTTTTTTATGTTCAGGATAATAACCAAGATATTCTTTAATTTTATCTTCTTGTCGCAAAGATAGATATTGATACATCAATTTTGGTTGATTCCCTCTCAAATGCCTAACATTTTCATAAACTGGATTTCGGAATTTTGTTCTTGATCCAGTATCTAGATTTTTAACAATAACACCTACTATACAGTAGTTAGTGTTCATACTTGCATATTTGTCAACAAGCTCAGAACAATTTTCCCAATCTTCATATATTTCAGGAAATTTAATAGTTGTTTGTTCCCAAATATCCTTTTGGTTTTTAATTAAATTCATATTAATTTGTGTAATATTAATTATGTTTCCTTCGGTGTGTAAAATTTCATAAACTGCAACCAAATACAATTGTGGTTTGGAAAATGGAATTACAATGCGATTTTGTGGATGTTGTAATACAAAGCTGTAAGAATAGAGAGGATTTAATTTATTGAAATCAAGTCCCACACAAGAGACAGCTTCCATAAACATAGAACGAAATGTATTAGTAGATGGTTTAGTTGAATCTTTGTAGAATGATACTTCAGCTCCGACATTACTTCGCGTAGCAATTTCCCATCCACCTGAAATGCCAATATTAGAATCCCAAAATACATTTATCATTGTGCCTTCTACAAATTCTTCTGCAACAATATTAGATTTTTTTTCAGGATAAAGAGTTGAAAATGTTAACCAAGGAATAGATTTTGGAGGTGCAAATGATACCACGCGATTATCTTTATTCAAAACAACAGATCGCAATAATCCTGCTGTAGGTATTTGGTCATCGCAAAGAAATGTTTTGTCATAACGAATAACACTATATTTTTGTTTATTAGAACTTTCGCAATTGATTTTATTGATTTTTAGAGGATATAAACATTCGGATACATTCTGAGAAATAATGTTATCAAACCCAGGAATAGAATTCAAATTATATATTACACTTGACATTATAGATAAATTTAATAGTAAAATGTCTTTAAACTATATATTTAATGATTTTCCGTTAGAGATAAAAATTTCTATTATAAATATAGGATAATGTCATCAGAAACATCCAATAAATCTGAAAAAGACCCTGAAGAAGAAGAACCTAAAGAAGAAGAACCTAAAGAAGAACTTGTGGATATTGATAGAGAGAAAGAATCAAATGAAGAATCTGAAGAGGGTGAACAAACATTACAATTAGGAGATGTTATACTATTTAAATCGCCTGAAAACGACATATATGATAATAATAAATTTATTATTGACTATATTGATGAAGACCATATCAAGCTTATTAATATTGAAAATATGCAACAAAAAACATTACAAATAAAAGATGGAATATTAGGAGATGGAACAATTAAAGGTATTAATTTGATTTATCGCAATCCAGAAAAAGGATATGCAAGACAGAATGGATTGCTTCCAGATAAATGGGTTAATGTTTATTTTGGTGGAGAATACCCAGCAATTATTACAGGTAGAATATCCAATTTGGAATCTGATATGATTGAGATAACATTACCAGATAATGATGTTATTTATTTGAACTTTGGTTATAAAGGTATTCCAGAGGATTTACCTATTGAAACAATAGAATTACGTGAACCACCAGAGAAATCTAAAAGTCCTGTACAAGCGGAAGCGGAAGAAGCAGAAGAAGCACAGGAAGCAGAGGCGGAGGCGGAAGTAGACGCCTTTGAAGACCTAGAAGATTCAGAAAACGAAAACGATGATGAATATGAAAGACCTAAAATTGATATACAATTAAAAGAAGTTAAGGACCAAGCAAGAGAATTTATAATATTTGCAAATGAATTAGAATTTGGAGAAGAACTTGGTCCAATTAAGCAATATGTTGGTGTAGAAGAGTCACAACAAAGATACAACATTGACTACCAAACAAACGATTTGTTGGACGAATTGTTATCAGATATTCCAAGTGTAGAGAGAACAACAAGTGTTTTGAACAATATTCATATTATGATTGAACGTTTTAAACAATTAAGAACAAGTTTTTCAATCTTTGATGATTATGGAAATGTATTAAGTCCAATCAAAAAAGATGCACAATGGAAACCATTGGCAAAAGATTTGGAAAAATTTAAAACCGCATTATATTGGTTACTTCCAATTGCAAAAAATAGAAAAAAGTTGTATAATGTGAAATATGATGAAGTAGAAGGAGAGAACACAACTATTTTATCATTAGATTTAACAACTGAACTAGAAGAAATGCAAAATATTGTAAAAATTTATAAATCAGGTACAACTGGTGAAGAAAATATGAAATATGCAACAATGATGAGCGATTTAAATCCATATTTAACACCATTTGATGATGTAAACCCAGAATCAATTAAAGATGTACTATATGGAGAAGAAGTCCAAACAAATATTAATGCAATTATAGATAATTTGGGAGATTTTTATTCATCTGTTGCGGTAAATGATAACATAAAAACTAGGCGTTTTTTGATTCAAAAATACAATTTGGGACTTTCAAGATTAGAAGCAACGAATCTAAAAGGAAGTAAAATGATAAGTCACCGAGTATCATTAACACCACCAGATTTTATTCAAGTTTCATCAATTATGACATTACCTGAACCAACAATTAGATTTTCAAAAATATCACTACCTTCATCAAGTATTATGGAAAAAGCAAATTTAAACATTAATTTTTTGAATTATTGGCAAGTTTTAAACTCGGTAACAAACGTTGAAAAAATAAATATAGTTGACCTTGAAAATGATATAGAATTTAATGAAGAAGACTATTTTAAAAATATAAAAAATTATGTTTTGGTTGAAAAAGATAACAATTTATCTTCTTATGAAAATTACAAAAAGTTTTTAAATGTAGTTGTACCAAAAACAAGGGTTCTATTCAACCTTATAAAAAAATATATAAAGGGCAAATTAACTTTGAAAGATGTTGTTGAATTTTTGGAACCTTTTTTAATATACACTGACGATTTAACATATATGCAATATAATGAAATAAATAAATTCTTACAAGAAAAAATGCTTGAATACAAAAGATCATTTGTAGAAAAAAGCAGAGCATTTGCATTATTAAAAAATGTGGGATACAAACAAAATTCTGACCAATCATCATCAATAATTGAAAACTTGTTGGAGAAGATTTCATTGAGAAAAGAAGTATTTGATAGTTATGATGATAAAATATTAAATCAAAATATTACTAATTCAGAATTATTGAAGCAAATGACTACAAGAGATTTTGGAAATTTCTATAATATTGCGGTTTCATTAGAAAACATAATATTAATGTTGCCTGATAATGTTAATAAATTTTTAGAAGATGAGGCTGAGTTAGCGAAAAACGAGACAAAACAAGCATCTGACAATAATATTTGTAAAAAATATGTTATTGCAAAACAATATTCTAGTATGAAGGATTTGGAAGAAGATAATGGTAAGACAATATATTTTGATAAAATTTATGATAAAACAAATTATGGTTTATTAGATGATTATGAAAAAGAACAAATAGAAATGCGACCAGATGAGTTTGAGGAATTTTTGAAAGGTAAATTAATATCTAAACACAATTATAACTTAGATGAGGCTCCCTATATTGCAGATGCGTTATTAAATGGAATGAAGGCAGTTTCAGACGGCGACTTAGCCATAGTTTATTTGAGCAGTGATGCAGAATATTCATATTATACAAGAGAAAATAATAAATGGATTAAAACAACAGAGTTAACAGATGAAAATATTGTATCTAATGACGATAATGTTTTATGTAATTTACAAAAAGATTGTATTGAGGTTGATAAGAAATATAGAGCATCTTGTGATTCATTTGATTTGAATAAGGCTGAACTATCCGAGTCTGCATTAAAACAAATGATAAATGCATTTGATAAAAAATATAAAGTATCAAAAGAACTTCAAGAAGATGAAATTAAAAAGAAATTTGATTATTTATCCGGTATAATGGAAAGTCTGGAAGCCATTGAAAAAAATCGCAAATATAAGAATAATAAGCAGCAATATGAGTTGGGTGTAAACGATGAAAGTGAAGAAGCAATAATTACATCACCATACACCAAATTAAGAGATGCTATTTTGGGAACAGAAGACTTTGTTAAAAAACAGAATGATATAGTTAAATTTTGCGCTAGGTTTACAAGGGAATCTACAATTGAAGAAGAGTCTAATGACCCCAGAAATCAACACTGGTTATATTGTATAAAAACAAATACACAACTTATGCCATTATTTTATTTAGTCCTTGCAAAAGCATTTTTAATAAGTCAAGATCATTATCAAGAAATGGTTGCTATTGTAATTAAAGAAATTGGAAAATTGAGTGATGATGGAGATATGTGGGTAGATGAAAACAGTGGTTATCCAATTAAAGCAATAGATTATGATGTTGAAGAGGGTTATGAAGAAAGTGGATTCAAGAGAAAAACGCGTGATATTTTGGATGAAGATGCTGGTGAAAATATTTTAAAAACAAATTCAACATTAGCTAAGGCAAAGTTAGAAACAAAGGAATCAAGGATAATATCAAATATTGTTACGTTTTTATCTGGTTCTATGGGAATAAATATGAGTGATAGTCGCGAGTTAATAACAAAAATTGTGTTGGATGCATTGAGAGTCGCATTAACAACAGAAGCAGAACATAAAGAAAAGGTGCAAGAGATGGCGAAAAAAGGTAAGAAGTTACCATCTTATGCAGAGGTTTACAATTTAACAATTTTATATTTGACTTTGGGTGCATTTTTAATTGCCGCGCAAACAAGTATACCTGGAATTAAAACTCGTAAAACATATCCAGGTTGTGTGCGTTCTTTTAATGGATATCCAATTGAAGGAAAAAATGGAGATATGTCAGGGATTAAATATTTGGCTTGCATTGCAGAGAAATCTAAAAGCTCCATAGAACCTTGGACAGCATTGAAAGGATCAAAAATAGATAAGATTCAAGAAAAAATAATGGCTTTTACAGATAATTATTTATTGAAACATAGTGATGTTATTAGAAAAATAGAAGAAAAGGTAGAGTATCTAAATAAATATTCTATTGGCGAAGAAATACCAGATGAATATAATTTGTTAAAATGGAATAACTTTTTGCCACCACTTGTGCCTTTCAAGATTAAAAGTAACCTACTTGAGAACATATCATCACATTTCAAAAAGTCATTATTGGATGATTTTAAATCTGGTTCAGGTAATCAAAGAGAGAAACTTTTAGTATTGCATTCAAAAATAATTATATTTTCTCTAGCGATTCAAGAAAAAATTCAAAATGTAGTGAATGAGAAAAAATCAAGACTTTTATTAACAAATTCTGCCAATGAACCTTTTTTAGATAATTCGTGTTGTAATGAAAAGAGTGAAAATAATACTATCCAATATTTTGAAGAGACACAACCTGATATTACACAGTATAATGCAATTGTCAAAAACTTAGAAAATTTATTATATGATATAAATGCAATTACTATTGCACCATTCTTATTTTCAAGAGAAAACACAAAAAATATATATCCTCCTTTAACTGACCAATATAATGAAGAAACAATATATCTTGCATTTATTAAGTATTGTAAATTTACTTCATTGATTCCAATGAATGAAGATTTTTTGCCAATTTGTGCAGATAAACCAGATACAGGATTTTTAACACCCCAAGATAGTTTGAGCGAAATGATTCGTAAGTTGAAACAGATAGGGAGAGATTATAATAGTGAAATGTTATTGAGACTTATACAAGTGGTTGAACGCAATAATATTATTGATATAAATGTGAATCCTGTTATTGACAAACCAATACAAAAAATGCGAGATTTAATAGAATCTATTACTGCCGAAAACGACAAAGTTATACCGGAACCACTATTGTTCAATATTAATGGAATACTAGATTCATATGATCTTACAGTAGAAGATGACACCCAAGAAATGAAAGCACTTAAGAATTATTTGGGAAGAAGCAATGAAAATATGAAACAAGAAATAGTAGAATTTATCAAAGAAAATGCAAAATTATCAAAGTTAAAGATTAGAGATGTTTATAATGCAATTAATGGAATAATGAAATGGGAGTCTATGGAAGTAGATAGAACAAAAGAAAGAGTCGGTAAATCCATAACAGATAGTATTAAATACAATTCTATTAAGTTTGTGAAAGAATTTATGAGAGATATTATTAGTGTATTCCCAAATATTATTTTGAATAAAGTAGATTATAGTTCTGTTAAAATTCAGAATTATTTGAAATTATCAAGAAATCACCAAAATGATATTCGTAATAGTATACGTGATTATTATTCAGGGTTGAGACCATTTTATCATGATAATAAGCTAGTTAATATATTGAAGACTATTCAAAACAAATGTAAGAATTTATTGCTATTAGCACTAGAGACGCCATCATTTACCGAAATAAGTTATAACGGTAAACAGCTGTATAATATTTTTGATAGAAGAACTAGTTTATTATTATTTGAAAACTATTTATTACAAACGTTAGTTACATATGTGAATTTGGCAAATGACGATGAAATGGTCAATTTAGAAATACCTGAAGATGATGAAAGAGAGAATTCTAATCCAGAATTTGAAAAGGAGTTGACTACAGTAGAAGAAATAGATTTCAAACAACAACGTCTAGAACCAAAGGAAATTCAAAATGATATTATTATGACAGGGAATATTGCAGATTTAAAAGAAAGAACCGCTAAGTTGCTTATTGCATTTATTAATATTATGAATGAACATAAATCATTGGTAGATATGAGTTATGAAAATATTATGGATGTTTTATTCAAGACAAAGGAGAAAGAAAAGAATACGTTTACTGATAGATTGGAAGCAATTACAGATGAAGAGAGAGATGTTGATACAGCTTTGAAAAGAAATAAATTGGGTCGGTGGAATAAAGGATTGAAAAAGGGTTTAACACAATATGTAGCAGAAGATTATGATGATGAACGTGATGAAATGGAAAAATTAGCACAAGTAGAAAAAAATGTCAGAAAAAATAAAAAGGTGACAGATGAAAATATAAGTCAATATATGGATGATTATTTGGAAGATGACAGAGTTGATGATGAAATAAATATGGAAGATAATGATTTAACTAATTTAAAGGGTGAGGGAGATGATAGTGATGATGAAATAGACCAAGATGACCAAGAATCAAATCAATGGAGTGGATGGGAACCTAATGAAGAATAAATAACGCGAGATATAAAAGTGGCAAGTAATTATAATTAAATAACTCAAATTTATTTATAATTATAGTATAACATAGAATATGTATCATAATTTTATAAGGAGTAATCCAGTTCTTGTATCAATATTTTTATTTATGGTAATATTTGCATTGATAATAATGTGGAAACCAGGATTTTTATTCAAAAATGATGGAAGTATTCGCGAATTTGGAGTTGGTTATAAAAATAAAACAATTCTTCCCATATGGCTATTGGCAGTTATTTTAGGGATTTTAAGCTATTTGTTTGTTTTGTATTATTTAGCTCAACCAGGTTTGTTTAGATAAATTATTTACATTTTTTCTCATTTAAAACACACATTATTCATCTAATAACATCAAAGCCATTGCAGAATAGTTATGTAAATCTATAAGCGTGTCTCTAATTCCCTCATCATTAATTAAATTTACACCATTTTTCGTTATAGACATAGAACGTTGTAGTTTATCTTCTATTCTCATTAAAACACCGATAACTCCATATTTTGCGAATGCGTCGCCATAATCTATATTTTTTTTAGTAAATAATTCTAATGCTTCATTTTGAATTTTTTTCATTTGTTCTACTCTATTCATTTTTAATAAATAATATAAATTCTGTTTATACTATTTATTATTTATTTATTTATAAAATGGGTGTTTTAGATTGAGAAATTGAGAAATTGAGAAAATGTGTAAAAGTTTAAATTGTATATGTTTGAGATTGTAAAGCATCCTTTTCAGCCTGAGCTTTATTTTGAGCATCCAAATATTTTTGACGATTAGCTTCCATTGTATCTGCGTCAACTGTGCATCCTTTAGTTGCAATTTTCATTTGAACAATAGAAATTAATAAAAGAGCAGTGTATAAATACCACAAGAATTCACCAATTCCATCACGCATTAAAACTACATTAAGTAATTCTTCTTTTAATGCTTTCGCATCATTTTCATTTCTGTATTCAGGTTTCATTAAAGGATGTAACAGTTTCCAATATTCAGAAAAGTTATCAGGTGATATTTGATTAATAAGAATTCCGGTATTTCCGCATAACTTTAAAATGGCTTCAGCTGCACTTGATAATTCTTTCCTTTGTCCTTCTGATGTAACACTTTGATCATTATTAATTGAATTATTAATATTTGAATTTTGTAATAGTGTGGTTAAAACAGTATTCGCTTTTCCTGAAACTGCGAAATAACCAATAACATTAGAAAATGCCGATTTAAATCCAGGGAAAATGAAGAGAACACCTACCACTGAACCAAATATCAAAAACCAAGGTATAAAAGTCATAAAAATTGCAGTGATCATATTTTTACCTACATCACCACCGCAGTTTGTTATTAATATAAATGAATTTACCCCATACTGACTAAGTAAAACAATCAAGATGTAAAGAACAATCGCAAAATTTTTCTTTTTAGTATATTGAGCTAACTTTGCATTTGATTCTGGTGTATCATTTAACTCATCTAATGTGAGCACTGGTTTAATACCACCAAGAAAATATACTAATGATGCTATTAAAAATGATATAATGGAAAGAAATGAACCATCTGTTTTATTTTCACTTTCGTCTGCCATATAGATATTGTGTATAATTTATTTTGATATAATAAAAGTAATTATTATGAACTTCCAAGAGTTTACTAAACCTATATTAATTGAGCCTGGTGTAAAATATTTTTTGAATGAAACATTAAAGCAATGCAAAGATTTTAAAGATAAATATTACAACACAATATTTAATATGAGTTTAGGAGTGTTACTATTTTTATTTATTGGGATGATACTAATTTACAAATACAAGGGGAAGTTAACCCCATCTGAAAAGGATGAAAAGAATAGAGAGAAACAACAATACATTTTATCAAAAATAAAGAATTATCAAGATGCTAAATTAAGAACTCAACAAAATCTTATAACAGGACTACCAAATTGGGATAATGAATATGATTATTTACACAAAAAAATATAATTTTTGTTTTTAAGTAGAATAATATAAATCTAATCTAATATAATTATAGGATGAGTGATAACGAAGAACTAATAGAAGATCTAAATATTGAACGTTCAGAACCAGAACCAGAAGAATCAGTTCCAAACTCTGATTCTTTTGATAGAGATTCCGAATCAGATAACAAAAAATCTTCATCTGACGAATTAAATTCAAGAAGACAAGAAATAATTGAGAGACAGTTACAATCTTCTAGTTTAAATGATGAAGATGAAAATGAAATAAATGACGAAGAGTTTGAAGAAGCTCTAAAAAAATATTACAGATTAAAAAATGAATATGATAACAGTTTAAATAATCAAAAAAAGAAAATTTTAGCTATGAATGGATTAAGTTTGAAAGAAAAACAAATTGAATTTCGTAGATTGAGGAAAAAGTGTATAAATTGTAAAAGACCAGTTGGTTCTATTTTTAATATTAAAGTTGATAGCAATGAATCAGCAAATTATATAGATAGACATTTAATTGCTTTATGTGGAGATAAAGAAGAACCTTGTCCATTAAATATTGATATTAATCTTGGCGCAACAAATAACATTCGTAACATTGTTAATGATTATGAAAAAGAGCTGAATAATTATAAAAATGAGGTTATTATACACAAAAATGATTTATTGTTTGGTTATATTACACCTGAAATTGCTGTTGAAAAATTTGACGAAATTAAAGAAAAAATAAAAGGAAGCACTGAGATGTTTGATTTATTTTTTGAAATGTTAAATAATATTATTGATAATCCAAGAAAAAAGGAAAAATTTTTAAATCTAAAAAAGGGATTTTATGAAAATATTGATGCGTTAAAATCAATGATGGAAGAATTTAAATCAAGTGGAACAACTCAATATGTTTTAGATGCAGTTGAATTATACAAAAATGAAATTATGCCAAAGTCTGAAAAAATAATGCATCAAACATATGCGTATAATGGAATAGAATATGATGAAGATGATGATACATTTCATTTAGATCAAAAGAAAAATACAATTAAACAACTTGAAATAGATGTAGGTATAGAAGACCATTCTGTTATTTCAATGAGGTTAGGAATTCCGCAGAAAATAAAAAGAACCAGTTCTACAATTATTCCTGAAAATGCAGAAATTGTAGCTCCAATAATAGAAGAAAGAATACCTGAATTGAAAAAGTCTAAACAGAAACCAAAAATAAAACTAGTAATTGAAGAATAAGAGGAATTATGTAAATTCAATTATTTGTTAGTAAAATAAAATAGTTAATTAATATAAATGATAAGTAAATATATCAATTTGCCATTATTTTTAATAAGTTTTGCATTAGGTGTATTTTTTGTATATGTAAGTGGGTCAGATTTGAAAATAATTTATGTATACCCAACACCAGAAAATGTAGGAAATGTTCAGTACAAAGATAAAGCAGATAATTGTTATATTTACGAAGCAACTGAAACAACTTGTCCTAGTGATGAATCTAAGATTAAAACTGTTCCAGTGCAAAATTAATAGATTTTTATAAAATAAATATATTATTACAGTAATATATAAATGCATTTATCAAAATTTTTACATACAAAAAGTGGTCATTATTTGATGTCAATATTATTTGGGTTAGGTCTTGCATCCCTCTTTAGAACTATTTGTAAAGACAAGAATTGTATATTATTAAAAGCTCCTTCTTCTTCAGAAATTGATGGAGAAGTTTATAGATTTCAAGAGAAATGTTATAAATACAATTCTAAAACAATAAAATGTGATAAAAATAAGAAAACAATAGATAATTAATATGCGTAATTATTATAAATAATTTGATTATAATAATTATATGTCAGGCGATAGTACAAGCATTATGGATTTACCAACTGATCCTATTGGAGGAGGTTCGGTAGGAGGAAATGTAGGAATTTCTATGCAAATCAGTGATAATCCTTCTTTACAACAAATGCAACAACCACAACAACAACCACAACAAGGCATGACTTTAGACCAACAAACAATTAGTCAAATTGTAAATGGATTACAACAAGCAAGTGTTACAGGAGCAACTCAATTACCATCAAGAGACATTCCTCAAAGCACTGAAAATATCATACACGATGCTCAAATTCAACCAACTTATATTCCTGAAGAACAACAAAAAGATTACATTCGTGATTATGAGGATAATCAAGATATAATCAATAATTATAATAGAAATATTAAAAACGGAGATAGCTTAGATGAAATATATGATGAAATTCAAATACCACTTTTAATCTCAGTGCTTTATTTTTTGTTCCAGTTGCCAATTTTCAAGAAATATTTATACAAATTTTTTCCTGCTCTTTTTGCAAATGATGGAAATATAAATATATACGGTTTACTTTTTATGAGTTCATTGTTTGGTTTATTGTATTATATGCTTTCAAAAATTATGAATACATACAGTAAATTCTAGGTTAATGATTATTACTTAAAAAAATATTATATTATAATGTAAATGATAAACACACGCACTATTGTAAATGGAGAAGTCAAAATTGTTGATGTCAATGAAAAAGATATTATAAAAAAATTAGAAAAAGAAGGAATGGATAAGGTTAGTAAGCTTTTTAGAACTTTTCTCAATTGAAACGCCCATTTTATAATATTTATAATATATATACTTTATAATGAGCTTAATAAAAATAGGAAACGACACTTTATTAGATTATAAAACAGTCACTTTATTAAATTATAAAATTTATGAAAATAAATATATAATAACATATGTTGAAGAGTATAATGAAGCTTTAAATATATATCTATATAATATATTTCAACATCTAGAATTTTATTATCAAATAGGAAAATTATCGTATAGTAATGTTGCCAGTGATAACGCCAAATTTATATGTGAAAATTTAAAGATTAACGGAGTAACAACACTTGGTCAAATAATAATTAGTGATGGGGTTATCAAAAATGATGAAATAAAAACAATAGAGTCGATTTATGGTAATATTTGTCTAACTATAGGAGCAAGTTATCACGCATTAGCATATTTAAAAGTATCTATTGAAGAAACAGAATATTATGTTGCAATTGAAACAACAATTTGCGATCCTCGATATAGATTACAATTTTATGTAGGAAGTAATGAAAATGAATTAGAAAATATTATAAAAATTCGTTATCAAAGTAATAATGTTCGAATATCATCTGAATTTGACAAAAATTGGTATGATGGCGGAAAAAACGAAAAAACGAAAACGAAAAAAACGAAAACGAAAAAAACGAAAACGAAAAAAACGAAAACGAAAAAAACGAAAACGAAAAAAACGAAAACGAAAAAAACGAAAACGAAAAAACGAAAACAAAAATGGGCGTTTTAAATGAGAAAAGGTGTAAAAATGGTAATATAACATATGATAATATAGTAAATATTATGAAGGATGGTTCAAGTGAATTTGAGAAAAAAACAGGAAGATCAATGAGTTATTCTGAAATGAGAGAAATGTATGGTTAACAAATAATATATATTTTCATTAAAAAATAACAAATAAAATATATCTTTTAATTAAATGATTGAACAATATGTAAATAGATTAATAGATGAATTGCCTGAGCATATTATTGAAAAACTTAAAAAACAAAAGAAAATGAATATTATTTTAGATGGAGGATTTTTTAATGGAAGTTATTTAATTGGAGCATTATATTTTTTGAAAGAATTAGAAAACCGAAAATACATAAAAATAAATAAACTATCTGGGTGTAGCATAGGTTCAGTATCTGCATTATTATATTTGATGGATGAATTAGATATGTCTCAAGAAATGTACAATATAATAGTGAAATCTTTCAAAGAAACACATAATTTAAACAGTATGATTACAATTTTAGAGAGAATAAGAGAGAAACTACCTGAGGATTTTTATAAAAAAATAGAAAATAAACTTTTTGTTTCTTATTATAACATTGAAACTAGAAAGAAGATAGTAAAGTCAAAATTTAAAAATAATAATCAGTTAATTGATTTTATCAAGCGTTCTTGTTTTGTCCCATTTATGATAAATGGTGATTTAACATATAAAAACAAATATATAGATGGATTATTTCCTCATATTTTTCCTTTAAAAAAAGGTCTAATAGATAACACAAAAACACTTTATTTAGATTTATTATGTTTTGATAAATTGAAACATTTATTATCTGTTAAAAATGAAAGCAGTAATTATCATCGTATCTTATCTGGTGTTTTAGACATTCATTTATTTTTTATTAAAGAAAATAAGACTCAAATGTGCAGTTATGTGGAAGACTGGGATTTAATAGATACGTTTAAACAGCGTATTAAAAAGGCAATAATTGAAACTATAATAATATGGTTTATTTATGCGATATATTTAATAAAAAAATACATTGATCCAGAATTATATAAAAATAATATATTGTTCAAGATTTTAAACAAGATAATACAAGATATTTATTTTATTATTGTTGAGAATTATTGTTTTTGATTAAGAGCAAGTAAATAAAAAAACACTATTATTGTAACTAAATAGGTTGGCATATTACTCAAAATCACGTGATTCAATATTTTAATTTCAATATATATTTCTTTTTCATAATATTTGCCTATTTTTCCACATTTTGATTCGTCATTTCTGCAATTATCTGCATACAGATAAGTTATTTCATCTGTAATTATATTTTTATCTCCAAATTTTTCACAACGGCTTAATGTAGTTGCAAAATCACTCGTGTATAAAGATGGTTTATAATAAATACAATTTCTACAAGATGGTATATTGAAATTTGTAATAATTTTTTCTGAATTTACCAATGTTAATAATAAGTATAATATTTTCATCATACTTATTATTCAAATTTATATTTAAGTGTTTTATTATTTGAATATGAAAAACCCACCGCGACCTCTTTTTTGACTTTTTTGTTTATTATTTGACTTTCTGGTTTTAGATGTTGATTTATTATTTTTTTTAGGTTTACGGTTTTCTTCTTTAACACGAAAAGCATCAACCGGACGATATGTTAAAAACCATTCATCAAATTCACGAGTGCCACGCTTATCTTTTAATTCTTTAAATTTTTCGGATTTTTCGGCTCTCATTTCTTCGCGACTTTCTTGGTGACCATAACAAGTAATACTAAATCTTTTTAGGAGACCTTTTTGTTCTAATCTGTTTTTTTGTTGGACTTCAAAAAGGAATTTAGCCATACAAAGAATGCGATCAACGTCATAATAACTACGTCCGGTATATAAAAATGCCAAATAATAACTTAACATAGTATCAATGGTTGCCACTCTAATAATTTTGCCTTGAACAACAATATTGTTATAACTATGACAAGCAATTGGATGATATATGAATGCAATTGTATCCGGTCCAACTTGAATTTGTAGATGTTCCGGAATTACATCACTGATTGGTGCTCTTTTAATAATTTTAACATTTTTAATGTTAATATCTTTTAGACGTTCTTTAATTATTTCAGCAGTTGTTTCAGGGTCATTAGATATAACATCAAAATCTGGTATTTTTTTCAATTGTTTTTGAAGAGCAATGGGCATATATTTTGAATACAATGATATTGCATATCCACCAAAGAAAACAACGCTTTGATTAATTAATGTTTCTTTAACAGTTTCATAAATTTCTTGACCGTGAACCTTGTCTGCCATTTCTCTCTGAAAATCAATATGTAAACATTGATGAGCAGTCAAAGGATAATGTTTATTGAGTAAAGTAAGTCTTTTGAGAACCTTTTCCCAACGACTAGTATCTCCTGCAGGACGAGATAACTCAAGATACATTGACATTCTTAAATAATTCGGAGGTGCGTAATAGATTCCAGCAACCTTTATAGACTGTGCTTTTAATCTTTGGTATAATTCTTTTGGTACATTCGTAACATCGGCAACAGGAATAAAATTAACGAATACCTTAAATGTTCCAAAATGTTGACCTGATTTTGCTTCAACTTCTGTAAACCCAGAATGAAAATATAAATCAGCTAGTTCTACCGCATCATCTAATGCATTTGAAGTGAAGAAATCATAATCAGGCATTTCAATTTCTCTGTTATAAAATTGGTCCTCTCTTGGTAAAATATTATTAATCGCAGTTCCACCATAACAAATGAGGTTTTTTTTCTTAATAAAGTTTTCAACAATTTCAATAATTTTTTGGATTTCTGGAGAATTGATAATTTTTTTGCCGATTTTTTCTTCGGCATCATCTACCGCAGCTCTTAAAATTGTTAATTCACAATCATCAAAAGACATACCTCTATCACATTTTTTTGACATTGTTTGCTTATTAATATAATAGTATATAATTATTTTGATGCAATATTATTATAATAGTAATTCGCCAAATATAATTTGTAAATCATCTCTTCTAGTGGATATAAAAAAACTATAATTTTCGTAAAAATGTATATCGTGGACTTTGCCTCCAAATTTGGCTATAATATTATTTTTATCTATAATTTCATATTCTCCTTTTCCAAAAGCATCCATTTTATTATTATCTAAAAATGTTATAATTAAATTTTTATTTTTCCAAGTATATTTTTTATTCACAATTTCATTTATATTATAATTGACACTACAAATAATTCCTTCATTGATATTTTTAAAAATACTCCTATTTAATCCTGGAACATCATTAATTCCAATAAATTTCTCAAATTTCAAAGTGTTATTTTTAGTCATCTCATCTACTATTTTTTTGACACCACACCAATCTCCATAATTACGAAAAACAAAATATTTTAATTTTTTAAAATGTTTTATGGAATTCATTACATCACTTTTACAGTTTTCATAATTATGAGGACAATCTACAAATGCAATTTCTATATCATCTGGCAATACATTCCAACTATCTTTATACATATCCAGCATTACATATTCTATATTTGTGGAGTCCTTGTTTAATTCCTTGTTAAAATTGGTCCATTCTATACTACCATCAACAGCATATACTCTTTTAAATATTTTTGACAAAACTTTTGTAGAATATCCCTTATAAGAACCTAATTCTGCTATTTTAAAATGTCTTTTGTATTTGAAAAATTCATAAATGTTGTATCTCATTTTATAAGAACACGTCCAAATATCAGAATCAATATGGGTTGATTCAAAATCCGATAGACTTAATGGCTTTGGTATTTTCGTAGTATTATTTTTAATACTATAATTTTTAACATCATTAAAAAATTTAGTCATAAGATTTAATTTATGTTGACCACTTCCTGGTCCAGACTGGAAATGATAAACCACTCTATCAGTATAAATGTTATCTTCACAATTTACAACAACAGAAAGTAGTGCTTTGTTATTATATAAATTATATTTGAATGAATTATATATTATATAAGGTTGGTCAAAAAATAAATTCATATCTTGTCTAACAATATAGTCTTCATTGATTTTATCAAATAAAAATTTCATTTTTTCAGAATTATTGAACAATAACATACCACTTGTAAATGCAGTTTTATCATCATAATTATTTACTTCATCTCCAAATAAGTTATTACCCCAATATTTCAAAGGACTGTCAATTCTACCATCTTGCATAGCATATAAAACATCCTCTTTGCAAACGTCAAATACCTTATTAATATCATCTTTTACTAAAATGTCAGTATCTAAATAAAGTATTTTATCATAATTTGATACAGATGATAAATTAAATAAGTCTAATCTTGATTTACAAGCATTAGAAATGTCATTGTATGTATCATTTATTTCAAAATTTATTTTTTTATAAATAAATAAATCGTGCTCTTTGATTTTATTCATAAATATAGTAGATGTGTATATCAGTATATTTGTTTTATCATCAAGATTCCCATATATAAATATACTTTCTAATAAAAGGTAAACCATATCAAGATATTTTTCTTCATTAAATACACAAATAAAAATGCAATTCATTTTTAATATAGTATATTATAATTATTCTAATGTATTATAAACGAATTATTTGTAATAAATTAACATAAAGATAATATGAAAAAGAAGATAACAATGACAAACAAAAATATTAGATTAATGTGTTTGGTTATACATTTCATAACTCCTTATAGCGCGGAAGAAGCGATACAAATTTCAAACAATAATGGGAATATGGAATATCATGGATTATTTTTAGATATTTACAATAAACGCAATTTACATTATTTTTCGTTGATTACCTTTTATCCTTGTTACTTGTATAATTATAGAACTTTTGGAATAATATTCTTATTTTTAACATTTTATTTATTTTTCATTTCTTGTAATAGATGTTTCACATTATTGACATCAATTAATAGTTCAGAAATTTTGGATGAAAAAGAAGATTAACAATAATATTTGTCAAATGTCTGATTTATATATCAAACTGATAATAATCAGAAGATACATTTCTTGTTTCATAAGAGTTAGCAGGATTTTGAGGAACTGGGTCATCAATATAAATCTGCTTGTATCTAAGTCTTTCAGGTTTTAATTCAAATGCTGAACCAGTATGGTCATAAAATGCACAATCAGCGGCCAAATATTCGTCAAAATTTGTATAATTCATAGCAATCAATTGGCATCCCATTTCACGGCAAGATATAGGATTAGGATTTGCAGGTTTAGGTCCTTTATCAGGCATAGCAATTGTCATAAATCTTTTATTGTATTCAATAAGTTCAACCATATCTGGGGTATTTTTAACATCATAATATCTTAGAGCTCTCATAAATATAGAATTACTAGTCATATTGACATACTCGTAAAACTCTTTGCAATCCATAAATGATGTGTTTGTCTTATCTACAATTATAACAATTTTACAGGTGCTACTACCTTTTAATTCAAGTAAACTAATATCACCAATATTTTTAAGTTTATTCTCAAAACTATAATCTGGTCCTAAAAAGAAGCTATCATATTTTTTAAATAAACTAGCAAAATTTTGATACATTGTTTGATTTGTGCTTTTTATTCTAAGATGAAAAATAACAGGATCAGTAGGATTAGGAGCATAAGAAGTATTAGTGATAATATCCATAATATCAGAGAACGAAACATAATTATAGGTTTCTTTAATATAATAGTTATCATCTTCAGTGGATGTTGCAACAACAGGTTGGTCGTTAATAGAATAAATTTCAAAATCAAAGCCACGAACTCCTTGACGAACTAAGTCTTTGAAAATACAATTGCTTACGAATGAATTTTTATAACTTCCTATACTACAGCAATTGTATGCTGTTTTAATGTAATAATCTTTCAAAGTATACGAAGCATCAGGGTCAGATGGATTAATATTTTGTATTTTCAAGTTTTTCTCAGCATATAAATCATCCATTGTTTTGCAATTTCTAGAAATATAACTTTTTTCCATATAATAATAAATCAATGCCATAATGATAATGATAATAATCATAACACTTATAAAATAAATAATAAATTTTTCCTTAGCGTTAGCAATGTATTTCATAATATCTCCAAAAAATTTAGCTGGTTCTTTTGCAGCAGAACCGGCTGTTGAAAGTGTATTTGCAGAAGATGTTGACATATCTAATATAATATATTATTTTTATAATAAATAAATTATATTACTTAACGATAAAATTTATATATTAATTGCTTTAATTCTAATTAAATATATTATCATTATATTATAATAAATAATGCCAGGTGGCTTAATGAACTTAGCATCAGAAGGACAACAAAATATAATATTAACTGGTAATCCAACAAAGACATTTTTCAAAAGCACATATGCAAAGTATACTAATTTTGGTCTTCAAAAATTTCGCATAGATTTTGAAGGAGCTAAAACTTTACGTTTATCAGAAGAATCTGTATTTACATTTAAGATTAAGCGTTACGCAGATTTATTAATGGATTGCTATTTATCTGTTGATTTGCCTCAGATATGGAGTCCAATTATGCCTCCATCAAATGATACAAATTCACAACAACAAAATAGTGGCATATGGGTGCCGTACGAATTTCGTTGGATTGAAAATATAGGAGCACAATTAATATCAAAAATATCAATTACTTGTGGAAATCAAACTATTCAGGAATTTTCAGGAGGTTATTTGTTATCACAAGTCCAAAGAGATTTTAACTCCGATAAAAAGGCGCTTTTTGATAAAATGATTGGAAATATTCCAGAATTGAATGATCCTGGAAACTCAGGAACTCGTGTAAATTCTTATCCAAATGCATTTTATACATCTGACCCTGCTGGAGCGGAACCATCAATTCGCGGTAAAACTCTTGTAATACCATTAAATGCTTGGTTTGGATTACGTTCACAAATGGCATTCCCATTGATATCTCTTCAATACAATGAATTGCAGATTACAGTTACACTTAGACCAATTCAAGAACTTTTTCAAATTCGTGATGTTTTTGATGTTGAAAATAATTATCCTTATGTTGCTCCAAATTTCAACGTATGGTATATGCAATTTTACCGTTTTTTGCAAACTCCACCTGACATTGAATTAGGTGTTAATTCATATACAGATCAACGAACGATTTGGAATGCTGATGTCCATTTAAATTGTACTTATTGTTTTCTCTCCAATGAAGAATCAAGGGTTTTTGCATTAAATGAACAGAAGTATATGTTTAAGCAAGTAAGAGAAACTGTATTTTATAACATAACTGGACCAAATAAGATTCAATTAGATTCACTTGGTATGATATGTAGTTATATCTTTTATATGCAAAGAAGTGATGCAAATTTACGAAATGAATGGAGTAATTATACAAATTGGCCTTATAGGTATATACCAAATGATTTAATTCAAGCACCGACTACTAGTAGTTATGAAGTTATAAGATATAATGGAGGAGTTGCAACACCGACACCGATTGGACCAGGTGTAAATACAGATGGTAAACTCACTGGATGGATGATTACAGGAACATATAGTTTTGAAAATGAAAAAAATATATTAACGGATTTAGGAATATTATTAGATGGTTCTTATAGAGAGAATGTTCAACCAGAAACAGTATATAATTTAATTGAAAAATATTTAAGAACTGCCGGTAATGCACCGGATGGATTATATTGTTATAATTTTTGTTTTAATACATCACCATATGATTTACAACCCTCAGGTGCAATTAATATGAATCGTTTTTCAAATATAGTATTTGAACTTAACACGATAATACCACCTTTAGACCCACTTGCACAATCATTGACAATATGTGACCCACAAACAGGAAATGTTATAGGAATAAATAAACCAACGTGGAGAATTTATGATTACAATTATAACTTTGTGTTATTTGAAGAGAGGATAAATGTTGTGAATTTTATTGGAGGAAATTGTGCACTAATGTATGCTACATAAAATTATATTAGTTTAATTTTAATAATTTAAAGTTAAAATAATAATAATAATAATTAAAATATGACAAATATAGGAATCTCAGCTGAAACTCAAATAAAAAATCAACTGTTGAAAACATTTAACGAACAATTTATGGAATTTTCAGATGCTATTATCAGTATTTTTCCTGATGATGCAGATTTAAGATTAGCAAAGAATGCATTTGTATTTTTTAGGAAAACAAATCCCAAAATTATTATTGATGTTTGGTACAGATATGTAGTATTAAAGTATAAAGACGTAATTGAAGCAGGCGATGTCAGTTTCTTTTTAGAAAAGGATTATGTTGAAGATGTTGTTAATTTGAGTGAATGGAGTTCAAAAAGCTTGGAGGCAATTAACAGATTAAGAGCTCCTTTGAAAAATATGAATTCTGAAAACCAAATAACAGCAATGAAATATTGTCAAAATTTATCAAGTTTAGCATTTCATTATTGGAATTAAATAAAAATAAATAATGTAGTTGAGTTTAATTTAAATATATAATATTCTAAAAGACATATAAATGACTAGCACAAATGAAGAACCCCCAGAGGAGTTTATTAAAATAATTAACGATTTTATTTGCGATATTGTAAACACCTTTCCAGAATACGAAGGACTGATAAATAAATGGTGGAAATTGAAAACATTTGATGATATTGAAGATGAAGAAGAGAGAAATACAGAAATTGCGAAAGATAAAGAAAAGCGTATTAATTTTATATTTAAACATAGTTTAACAATTTATCCTCTTTGTTTTTTTGAAATTTTATACAAGAATTCAGATATTTTTAAAGAAGAGTCAACCATAAATACTGAGTTTTTACCAGGCGTAAGTTTTAAATACTTATGGCAGCTTGATATAAGTGATAAAACTCGCGAAACGATATGGAAATATTTACAATTAATCGCCATTTCTATAATTGGGTGTGTTCGTAATAAAGAAGCGTTTGGTAATACTTCAAAGTTGTTTGAAAATATTGATGAAGATGATTTTAAAAATAAATTAGAGGAAACTCTTGAGAAAATGCAAGGTTTATTTGATATTAATTTTGATTCATCTGATGAATGTCCAGAAGGTGTTCCATTCAATAATGATAAATCGGAAGGTATGCCTTCTGCAAATGATATTCATAGTCATATCAATAATATGTTAGGAGGAAAACTAGGGGACCTGGCAAAAGAGATTGCAGAAGATACTGCAAATGATCTTAATATTAATATGGATAGTCCAACTGATATCAAAGGAGTATTTCAAAGTATATTTAAAAATCCTGGAAAATTAATGGGAATGGTTAAAAATGTTGGAGATAAATTAGATAGTAAAATTAAATCAGGTGATATTAAACAAAGCGAACTAATTGCAGAGGCAACTGAAATTATGAATAAGATGAAGAATATGCCTGGAATGGGAGATATTCAGAGTATGTTAAGTAAGATGGGAATGGGAGGAGCTGCTGGAGGCGGCAAGGTCAATATGAATGCAATGCAGTCACAACTTAAACGTAATATGAAAATGGCTCAGATGAAGGAGAGAATGAAGAGTAAAGCAGAATCACAACAGCAGCAATTACAACAACAAGAATTAAAACAAACACCGGTCCTAACTGACGAACAATTAATTTCAGTATTTAGCACAGGAGAGAAGGTGGAAAAAACACCAGTTGGAGCAAAACCTTTGAAAAAAGGAAAAAAGAATAAGAACAAAACTTAGGAACGTTAATTTTATATTTTGATTTAATTTTTATGATTTACAAAATTTGATTTTCATAAAAATTAAGTAATGTTATATATATAATATGTCAAATACATTCTGGTTAAATGACCCTACAATATTATTAAACAAAGATTATGTAACGCAACTATGGCCTTGTCCTAAAATGTCATTTGAAGAAAAAATGAATTCTATTAGTAGACTGGTAATCATACTAACTGTTTTAGGATTTATTTTTACTATGTCTTTTAGAATTTTATTTGTTGGATTTTTTACATTATTTGCAATCATTTTGATGAATTTTTATAAAAATCCTAATTCAAAATCAAAAGAAGGATTTAGAAAACGTGTTACTTTTCAAGGGGTTGCTGACAATTATTCCCAAAATGAAATAAAAATTAGAAATCCTGAAACATTAGAATATTATTTAAAGAGTGATTTTGAACAAGTTAATAAAAAAAATCCATTCAATAATGTTTTATTGACACAAATAAATGATGATCCAGAGAGAAAAGCTGCACCTCCTTCTTTCAATCCTGATGTAGATGAAGATATTACAAGAAATGTTAAAAAAATGGTTCAAAGTTTGAATCCTGGTATCAAGGACACAAATAAACAATTGTTTGGAGATTTAGGAGAGAACTTTTATTTAGACCAATCTATGAGAATTTTCAATTCTAATCCAAATACTCGTGTTGCATCCGATCAAGGTGCATTTGGAGAATTCTTATATGGAAATATGCCTAGTGCAAAAGAAGGTAATCCATTCGCATTGGTCCAAGACAATTACAGATATACTCTTTATTAATTTTCTCATTTTCTTAATTTTCTCAGAGGTTATTCTATTATGTTGCACCACGAATCTGTAAAAAAAACCTTGGGCATTTCTCTCAATTTGCAAGGTTTCAAATTGCAATAAGGTCCTTGTAATCTGGATTCATCTGTATATGTGCGAAAATTAGATGAATGAATATGTATAGATATTATATCTAAACAAGGATTGCTAATATAAATTCCAGAATTGTAAATTATATTTGCAAATACATTATCACATCCTAACACACCGAATTCAAAGTTTATAAGATTTGTATCAATTTTAAGTGGACTTTTGAAAATCCAACAATCTTGAGAGTCTGTTCTAGGTTTTCCATCCTTTGAATAGAGAGAAGTGATATCAGAATTATTATCATATCTTAATAAAGCGAACACATTGTTTGTAATAGTTGTATTATCAATATTTTTCAAACTTTCATCAAAATAAATATCACTATTAGAGAGAATGCAATATTTATTTTTACAACCTTCATAATTGTTAATAAAGTTTATTGCATCATCAAATCTTAATTTGTAGCTTTGTGAACTATTAACAATAATTTGTTCAATCTTATTTGGATTTTTATTTGTCTTTTTATTTGTTGATAGTTTTATCGGAAATTCATATATTTTATCATTTAATAAATATATTTTTTCAATTAATTCGTTTTCATAGTTTTTTTGTAAACATAAGTTGATTTCTTTCTCTCTTAATTCATTATTAGGAATATAAAAGGTTGTAATAAGAATCATTGTATTGTATATTTTTATTATATACATTCTAAATTATTTGCATTAGTAAAATAATTTAGAATTTGTAATAAAATTTAATTGTCATAAAATAAAATAATGTATTGTATATATAAATATGGCGTATGTTACTAATTTTACATTTGATAATATGTCAAGAATTGGAAATGATACTTGCACACAGGACCAAAATTCTATTCAAAACATCAGCGCATCCAATTATTTATTACAAAACTATTTTGCCGATGACTGTTCTATGAGACAACCAATTGCTTTAGCAACTACACAACCTGGTGTTTTCTATAATGGTGGTTCTGGTTCTGGTGCAGGAGGATGCAATATTGATAAAAGTTCTGAGCTTCTAATTGGAACAATTCAAACCCACCCTAAGGCAAGAATTGATCTTTTTCATCGTCCTTTTGCAACGGTTCCTTATTTAGGACGTGGTTCAGTTAATTCTGTTCTAGAATCTCAGATTCAACAGGGTGAATTTGTTACAAACAAACGTACTGTGACTAAATTGACAGAGAAGAGTTATATGAAATATTCTAATACTCCTCTAATTCCTAGTGTAAAAGATCGTGTTACAAATCCAGCCTATTGTGTTGAAGGTGTTGCATCAGATGGATGGATTCGTGGAGGTGTCCCATCTCGTGAACTTACTCGTGATAAAGATTATTTCAATACACATACTACAGACCAATATGTGTAAATGAATATGATATTTTTAATTTAAGTATTTAAAAATATTATCATAAAGAAATTATTAATGTATGACACAAAATTTATTTGCACTTATCAAAACCATTTTAATGATGAAAATATAGATAATAACTTGTCAAATCAACTATACCAAGAAGACTTTCTCAAGGTTTTTGGAATAGAAGATTACAGTGATGAAATTATCAATGTAACTATCAATAAATTACATACAAAGCTAAGTAAAATAGAAAATATGAATTGTATTTTGAAAAAACTAGCCAAAAAATTTATGAGTGAAGACACCGAAATAGGGTTAATGGTTGGTTTTTCTTATGATTATTTTTATTTGTTGCATCCTTGTATTTGTGATCTTTTGGAAAAGGATGAGATTACAGATAGTAATTATAATTTATTGAAAAATTTAATATAAAATATCGTGAATATTAGTAAAATATTTCAAATTGGAATTACGATATGGACATCGTATACGGTATTTAATTTTATAATATCTGGAGATATAACAAAATATGCAATTGCATTAACAGCCGCAATTTATATTGGATGTCAAATAAATACATAATTATAAAGTAAAAAGTAAAAAGAAAATAATATTATATATTATTAATGGCATCAACACGAAACATAAATACACCTGGAAATTATTATTTAGAACAAAAGGAATATAAACATTTTGAAAATTATACGCTTTATCCTAATTCTCAATATGGAAGAGCATATTCTACCAAATTGCCAGGATTAGGTGTGAATCCAGCCCAAATACCTTGGAATCAGTTATCTAATAATGCTGTTGAAATTGAATCTTTTTTGTTCGGAATTGATTCAACAAATTTAGTTAATCCTGGAGGTCCACTTGTAGCAGAATTGAAAAATTTAGAAACTGCTCATTTTTTTACTAGGAATGCAACATTAATGCCTCAGCCTTTAGTAGTTGAAAAATCACAGCGACCATTTCCTTGTCCTAAATAAATTTAAAATGTAAACTGTAATATAATATTAAACATAATAATTTGTTTATCATTATATATTATGAGTAATATTGAAACAACAAATGTCAATACAACAAACTTAAATACTGAAACTATTAATGGAATACCTACATCAAATTATATATCTGGTGTGCGTGTTGACGGAGGGATGTATGTGAATTGTGGTTCTTGTAATGGTCAATCATCTTGTGATTATCAACCTGGTCCTTGTGATTGTTTTATACCTGATGGAGGAGGTGGTGGTTCTACTGGTAGCAAAGGCCTTACTGGTATGACAGGTGCAACTGGAATAGCAGGATTAGGATCAACAGGAAAGAGTGGCCCAACAGGTATGACTGGAGCAACAGGAATGACAGGAACTACAGGTCCTACAGGTTCTACAGGCGCAACAGGACCTACAGGTTCTACAGGAACTACTGGTGTAACTGGTGTAACAGGAATAACAGGACCAACAGGAACAACTGGTGTAACAGGACCTTCTGGAACAAATTACTGGGGACCAACTGGAACTACAGGAATTTATTATTATTTACCAGTAATATCCTTAGACGTAATTGTAGCAAATGGGAATATGAGATTGCCTCAAACTGCAAATACTGCATCTTTTACAAGTTTAAGTTCAACATTAACAGTAACTGGAAATGCTAATAGTAATCCTACATTTGCATCTTTTACTTGTTCAGTTACCGGAATTTCATCAACAAATATAAATACATTATCATTAAGTAATATCCCAATAAATGGAATGTATTTGGTTACAATATATAACGGTGCGAGTGGAAATTTAACAATTAATACACCATTAACAGGTGGAAATATAAAAACTACATACACTTCAGCTGTAGTAGTTCCAACATCATCATACGCATTGATGACAATTACTTATTCAAATGATCCGAACCCATCAACTCTAACACCATTTTATATTGTATCTGTCAACTTAATTGCATAAAATAATTAAAATACAAGAATAAGATATTATAATAATATATTATAAAATGTATGGATTATTACAAACAACTCAAGCACCTTTCCAGTTTGTATGGTGTTCTACTGGATTAGGTCAATATCAAACTGGTCTTGGTGCGAATATAAGATATTTTTTAGCACCGACAAATAATGTAACTGGTGGTGTATATACTTCAGTTAGTGGAAATTCACCAAATAAATATACTAATCAAAAAGGAACTTTAACATATTCGTTTATTGGAACTGGCGACCATAGTGTTAATAAAACAACCGCACCACCTTATACCGATACCATCCTTGCTCTTAATGCTACAACTACAAATTACGCTTTAACCATCACAGATGGAGGCACAGGACAAAAATATTTATATAATAATGCGATTGCTTGGGGTGGGATTTAATTGACTAGATTATGGATATAATACTATCTAATATTATGAATACATAAAAATAAATAATGTATAAATCTTATATTATGTATATTATAATATAAGATGTCAAGTTCTTCAAAATATTTAGCTGAAAAATTATGTTGTAATACAAATTTGACAACTTTTTTAAATAAAAAAAATGGTAAAGACACAACAGGTGCTGTAGGTGCAAAAGGATTTCAAGGTCCCCAAGGACCTGTTGGATTACCAGGCACTGGTGCGCAAGGACCTCAAGGACCAAAAGGTGGTGGACAACGTGGTCCACAAGGCCCACAAGGTCCTCCTTACGGTTCTAACTATTTATATAAATTTGCATTGGATAATGTAGCTTCTTATCCATGTTCAACTAGTTTTGAAAATCTTTACACATTTCCAACAGTCATTACATTAAATGCAGGTTCTTATGCAATAAATTGGACTTTTGATTCATCTATGAATGTTGCAACAGAATCATATTTATATGTTGAATTTATTGGTGCATTGGGTTCTTATCCAACTAACATATACACAGAAACGAATCCGTGTCCAACTGTTCCTAACACAAATAATAATTTTCAAGCATCTGGTTCTGAGATTTTTACATTAGGAGTAAATGATGTTATTCAATGTGCGATTTATTTCAAATCAAACTCAAATACAACTGTAAATTATAATTTCAATATACAAATAAATCCAAATCCAGTATCAATATTAATTTAAAATTATAAAAATTAAAGAAATATAATTTATTATTATAATAATGTCAAGTTCAATAAATTTAGGAAGTAGTCGTTGTTGTAATTTAAATAGTGGTGGAAGAGGGGCACAAGGATCACAAGGGGCTCAAGGTTCAGGTGGACCAATTGGTCCAATTGGACCACAAGGGCCAACTGGTGCACAAGGTCCAACTGGTGCGCAGGGAACTGGTTGTGCAGGACCACAGGGTGCAGCTGGTCCTGCATATGGTGCGAATCCATTACAGCTTTTATCTTTATCTCCTGGGTATACTTCAGTCAATTATAATAGCTCACCAAGTTTTCAAACAATAAGCACACTTCCTACAGGTTCTATTACTATTGCAGCAGATGGAAATTACAATGTTAACTGGTCATTTAATGCAAGTATTTTAACATTACCAACTTCTGCATTTATATATTTTACGTTGTCATCTTCACCTACAAATGTTTATACATTAACAAATCCTTGTCCATTATATATTTCAGGGTCAGCACCTTATGTATCATTAACTGCAAGTGGAAATGAAGTGATTCCAAGTTTAACAGCAGGTACATCATATAAATTAAATTTGCATTTTAAGTCATCATCTGCGATTACAAATCCAGGTTCTATTTTTAATTATAATTTTACTTTAGACCCAAATCCAGTTAATTATAATCCAGCTAGTTATCCATAAAGCAAAATTTTTATAAAACAATAAAATTATAGTATAATATTATATTATCTAATAATAATATTATGGCATTTACTAGATTTCACGATGACGAATCCAGAATTATTAAACAGCTTCAACAGTCCACTGGACCAGGAAGGTGGATTCTGAATGTTCCTGGTGCTGGAGACAAACCTGCATATATGGCAGATCCTCAAATTAGAATACAAACTTGGGGTGGAAATTTGATGACTAATAGTGTTAACTTGGAAAGTGAATTATTGGGTATTAACCGTCGTTTAAATCACGATTGTTTAGGCAAGAATTTATTTACTGACCCAAAAAATCAGGTAGATACACGCAAAATAGAATATCCTACTTGTAAGAAACTTTATACTGAAGAATCTCGCACAATTGCACCTGCTTGGATGGTTCGTGATTTAGAACAGGTTGATTGGTATACATTACCTTTGAATCCACAAGAAAATACGTGTATGCCTTTTCAAAATAATCTAAGCACGCGCATTTTAGAGAAGGACTATTTTGTTCAAAAGAGGGAATGCGTTTTTAATGATAGTAATTATGCTGATTTGCCTTCAAATTTTGGTATTACTCGTGGAGGCACTTGTCAACAAACAAATTCTTGTCAAACTTTATAAAATTTAGAAAGTTGAATATTTATATATATATATAATATATGAGTGAATATGATTTCAATGCGAATACTCAATCTGAATACAATTCATTCAATAAGTATTTGATAAATGAGATAATGGATCAACAAAGAACAGATGAATTCATAGTGTATACAGATTTAAATGGTAATCGTGTGAAATATAGATACAATGGATTAGAAGATGGAATACCTGTTGTTGAAAATATAGATGAAGGTGGATTTTTTAAGGTTATTGAGGGTGATAAGGATGCAAATGGTAAAACAATTGATGTCTTTGAAATACGTCCAATCACTCTTGAAGGAACTCTAGTTGCTCCACAAACTTCTTCCGATGATGATGATTGCGAAGATTTTGATTCTACCAATGGACAATTATTCAAGGATTTTTTACAAACATTAACTCCTGGAAAATGTATAGAATACACCGCAGAAGATGACACAAAATCTGGTATTTATGTTTTACTTGATGTAAAGCAAAATGGTAATCCAGTTGTTCAAACTAAAGGAACTAATTCAAAATATGAAGTTACTAGTGGTCCATCTGGAGATCTATTTAATTATATTGAAACTTTATCAACAACCGGTGGTAAGAAATCTAGAAAATCCAAGAAATCTAAGAAATCTAAGAAATCTAAGAAATCTAGAAAATCCAAGAAATCTAGAAAATCCAAGAAATCCAAGAAATCCAAGAAATCCAAGAAATAAATTTAGATTTATTATATTCAATAAAATATAATAATTTATATATATAACTATGGAATTAGCAATACCATTATTAGCATTAGGAGGAGCATATGTTATAACAAATCAGAATAATTCTTCAAATAATTCCCAAAAAAATAAAGCAGAAAATTTTACAAATATGGGAAAACCTAAACAAAATCAAACTATGAATACAAAGTTGCCTAATTCAAACCCAATGCCAGTAAACTATCCTGTTGAAAATTTAAACAAAATTGTTGAAACAGTTAAGACATATCCAAACCCAAATGTAGCAACAGATAAATATTTTAATCAAAACTTGTATCAAACATCTCAAGTTTCAGGAGTAAATGTCAGTGATAATATTCAACAAGTTTATTCACTAACTGGGAATTATTTAGACACACAACAATTCAAGCACAATAATATGGTGCCTTTTTATGGAGCAAAGATCAAAGGACATTTATATGGTGCAAATATGGGTGAGACAATATTAGATAATATGGTTGGTAGTGGTTCGCAAATAATTAAGAAGATTGAACAAGCCCCACTTTTTAAACCAGAAGAACAAATGCAATGGGCTTATGGTGCTCCTAATATGAGCGATTTTTATCAATCACGTGTTAATCCAGGAATGAATAACGCGAATGTTAAGCCATTTGAATCAAAGAATGTTGGACCTGGTCTTAATATAGGTTATACAACTAGTGGTAGTGGTGGTTACAATTCAGGAATGGAGGCAAGAAATAGTTGGCTACCAAAAACAGTAGATGAATTACGTGTTTCTACAAACCCAAAAACTGAATACACTTTAGACAACCATCAAGGTCCTGCAACATCTTCAATTCAAAATACACCAAATAAAGATATAATTGGAAAAATTGAGAAATATCAACCAGATACATTCTTCATTCAAACACAAGATCGTTGGCTTACTACAACTGGTCAAGAAAAGGGTCAGGCATTAAGACCAGTGCAAGAAATTCATTATACAGCTCGTAATGATATTACACAAGCGTATACTGGTGTTGCAGGAGGTGATAAGAATGCATCTTATTGTCCTTCAAACTTTGAACCAACTAAGAGAAATGAAGTCGCTACATTGGATGTTCCACATTCGAATGCTTGTGGTCGTGGAACACACGAAGATAAAGATAATTTTTTAAGAAGTCATACAAACTATGTAAACAATCGTGCAACAGTTAAACAACCTGACACAATGCGCAGTGGGTTTGGTAGAGCAATTGGAGCTGTAATTGCGCCGATTATGGATATTTTCAAACCTACTAAAAAGGAAGAGTTTTCTTGTAATATGCGTGTTTATGGAACTGGTGGGTCCGAAGTAAATAATGGATATGTCATTAATCCAAATGATGTTACTCCTACAACTATTAAGGAGACTACATTATATTCTCCTAACTTCTTTGTAGGAAACCAAGTTGAAGGAGGAGGGTATATGACAAACGAACAACAACCCATTACAAATCAACGTGATAGCACAAATTGTAGTGCTTATGGAACTGGAGGTAATAGTTCAGGATATATGAATTATAATGCTGCTTATATACAAACAAATAATGAAACAAAAGAAATATCAGTTCAAAATAGACCAAATCAAGGAAATACAAATATTTTCAACCAGCAAATGAATGTATCAGTTGGACGCATTGATTCGGATAGAGATAATACACGTATGTGGGTTCCATCAAGTATGCCGCAAATGCCTATGAGCAAAGAAACATATGGCAAAATTCGCGCACCCCAATATTACGACGAATGTAAAATTGGCTGTGATAGAATACAACCAGATATTTTGAATGCATTCAAAAGCAATCCTTATACACATAGTCTTACAACATCAGTTTAATAATTTGTTTATAAATATTTACGTTTAATAACATATAAAAAATAAAATGATTATTATAATAATCAAAATATGTCATTAAATATTCATCAAAAAATAATAGAAAAACTAGATTATTTTCAAAAAATTCATAAAATTCCAAATATTATATTTCACGGTCCATCAGGAAGTGGTAAAAGAACAATTGTTGGAAATTTTATTAACAAGATATACAATAATGAAAAGGACAAAATTAAATCTTTTGTTATGTATGTAAATTGTGCTCATGGTAAAGGCATCAAATTTATAAGAGAGGATTTGAAATTTTTTGCAAAAACACATATCAATTCTAATGGCGGTGATGTATTTAAAAGTATTATATTACTTAATGCAGATAAATTAACTACTGATGCACAATCTGCTCTACGAAGATGCATTGAGCTGTTTAGTCACAATACCAGATTTTTTATAATTGTAGAGGATAAATATAAACTTTTGAAACCGATTCTCTCACGTTTTTGTGAAATATATGTTTCAGAACCAATAATTTCAGGAAAGGTAACAAATCTCTATAAACATAATTTAAATGAGGTATACAAGTTTAAAGATCTAAAGGTTTCGCGAATTGAATGGTTGAAAAAGGAGCTTTTAAAAATTAAAGATGGAATATCCCATTCAAAAATTATTGAAATACCTACAAAATTGTATGAAAAAGGTTATAGTGGTTTAGATATTATACAATTAATTGAGAATAATAATATTTTTACTGATTTATCTGATGATAAACGATATGAATTATTATTTGCATTTAATAAAATAAAAAAGGAGTTGAGAAATGAGAAAATATTGATTATGTTTATTTTGAATTTTCTTTTATTAAATCGTGATTCAAGTTTAGAAAATATAAGCTTTATGTAATTATATTATTTCTTAATTGTTTCAGAGAAATTAATAATAATAATTCCAAAAATGATAAATAATATTCCAATAAATGAATATATATTAATTTGTTCTTTGAGGAATAAATAACTTAGAAATGCTGTAATTATAGGATATATTGATAAAGTTGCAGTAATATAATAGATTTTATTGTTTTTAATAATATCAAAAAGTAATAAATTTATTATTGATAAAATAAATCCTGATAAAATAAAGAATCCAAATATGAATTTATTTTTATGCAATGTTGAGAAATCCTTTTTTAAATTATTATAATGAAATGAACTGTATATAATTTCAAAAATAAAATAAGAAACTCCAAATCCTAGCATAAATGTTGCAGGAGAAATATGTGTTAAGCCGAGTTTAATAATAAACAGTAAAATTCCCAATAAAGCTGCTATTAATAACAATATCCATATCATTATTAAATAATTCAAATATTATTTATTTGAATTATTTAGAACAATAAGTTTGAAATTAAGAACTATTAAATAGATATAAATCATTAATGGATGATTTTAACGTATCTAGTTTACACGAAAGCAAAAACGAATGGGGTTCTAGATTGCTTACCATTTTAACTCCGCATATTATTGAAGGATTAAGGTCAATTTTTGACGAAGCATTCAAACTATGTAAAGAAAATGATGAATTAGACAAATATTTAATGACTTTTCAAAACTTCATTACTCGTATACCTAAATGGAATCCTAATATTATTGAAACAGAAAAGAAACGCATTATTGAAAAAAGTAATTGTGGTCATTTAGAAGACCTGATTACCTGTGTCCATATTATTCAATTAAAAATATTGACTGCTATGAGGGCTGGGCAAAAACAGAAGAAGATTGATGTTAATATTCCAAAGTTGGATGATTTCATTCACAAAGTTTATATTAATGTTGCTAGAAAAGTCTATAAAAATGTATACCTATTTGAAATAGGTATTCCACCTCTTCAAATCCAAAAAAATAACAGAGAGCTTGAAATTATTGTTCAAGAATGCATCTTGACTTCTGTAAGAGAAAGTATACCTATTGAGACTATTTTACGTGCGTATATGGATGAAACCGTTGAAGAAGATGTTGTAGAAGAAATTAAAGAACAGGAAATAGAAGACCCTGAAAAGAAGAAAATTGATGAACAAAAGGCTATTGCTGCTGCTGCACCACCTCAAATTATTAGCGAAGTTTCTAGCACCCCTGTTGTTGCATCTGAAATCCCAGATTTGCTTCCAGATAACTCAACCAAATTAACATTTAATGATATTGATATGGCTAGGGATGTTAATAATGTTGAAGAACAAATTATTGCTCCGAAGGATGACGCAAGGTTGGAAAAAATTAGTGAAATTCGTAATGCTCAAAGAAAGGCTGAAGAGGAGGGGGATGATGATGACGATTACCCATTACCAAAGCTCAAGATTTTTGACCAAAATGTGAGTCTTGATAATTTAGATGTTCACGTTATTGGTCAACCTGAAATTGAACTAATACCTGATTTATTAATAGATGATATTGAAGTTCTTTCTTAGATTATTTTTATATAATAATATATTTAACGAAAATAATAATAATTAATTATTGTTATTATTATATGACAGTTATAAATGGAATTGAAATTGATTGTATAAACTATAAAAAAAATGATATTAAATACTCTATTCAAAATAATGAACCAATTGAAGAGAAATTAAATGTCATTGTAGTTATTTCAAATCCTTGTTTATATGCAACTAGATATAAATTATTCAATGAATTTGTTAGAAGAATAGAAGAGGAAGAAGAAAATATTAATTTATTTATTGTAGAAATGATTTATGGAAATCAAAAATATATAATTACTGATAAAAAAAATAAAAATCATTTACAACTTCATTGTGAAACTCCAATTTGGCATAAAGAAAATATGGTAAATTTAGGAGTTAAATATTTATTACCAAAAAATTATAAGGCATTTGCTTGGATAGATGCAGATGTTGAATTTGAAAACAATAGTTGGGCATTAGATACATTGAAAATATTAAATGGGTCAAAGGATATAGTTCAATTATTTAGTCATTGTGTTGATATGGATAAAGATGAAACAAATTTAAATATTTTCAATAGTTTTGGATATAGTTTTTCAAAAAATAAAAAATATACTACAAAAGGTTTAGATTATTGGCATCCAGGATTCGCTTGGGCAATTACGAGAAAAGCTTATGAAAAAATTGGCGGTTTGTATGATAAAGGAATACTCGGTTCTGGAGATAATATCATTGCTTTATCAATTATAAATAAGGTTAATGATTTTTTGAATATAGATTATCACGAGGATTATAAAAATAGTATTTTAGAATATCAAAAAAAAATAAAATCACTAAGACTAGGTTATGTACCTGGAGTAATAAGACATCATTACCACGGAAGTAAAAAAAATAGACAATATATGCAAAGATGGCAAATATTAATTAATCATCAATTTTCTCCTATGAATCATATAACTTATGATTCTAGTGGTATTTTAATTCCTACGAATGATTTTAGTAGAGAATTCAAAGATGATATTATGACATATTTTAGAGAGAGAAAAGAAGATGAAAATTAAGCCCTTCGTTGTGCTCTGGACCTTCTTTGTGCTCTGGATCTTCGTTGTGCTCTGGACCTTCTTTGTGCTCTGGATCTTCGTTGTGATCTGGATCTTCGTTGCGCTCTTGCTCTAGCTGCTAGTGCAGGAGTTAGAGGAGCTTCTACTTGTGGCGATGCTGGCACGGATGCGACATAGGAAGGTGAATTAACCTTTACTTTAAAACCTTTTTCATAATCTTCAATATTTATTTTCCCATCAGGTAATTTGTAGCCTTTATTTTTGAGAATTTGATTAAAATTACCCATAACATAATCAATATCATCTTTACCTGCTTTACCTGTATTACCTACTTCTTTATTATTTTCATCAATAAAAAAACATATTTTTGGTTACCTCCTTCTCCTCCTTTTCTGCTTCTGCTTCCAGTTCTTTTTGGCATTATATAATATTATGATAAAATAAAATAATAAAATACTAAAATAATTTATAATATATTTATATCACTCTAAAGGATTAAATTAAATTAAAATAATATAAATAATTCTTTATATTATTTAATAGTTATAAATGAATTCTGATGTTGTTATGATGCCTGATAGTTATTATCCTAGTCTTGATAATAACGGAAATTATATTGATAATATTTTACCTTTAAACTTCAAGAAAAAAGGTATCACGTGTCCTTATGGCTCAAGAAAAGATAAAATTTATTCAACGCAAGGGGCATTTAATACACATACTAAGTCTGTATCTCATCATAAATGGTTAACAAATATGAACTTAAATAAAGCCAATTATTATATTGAAAATGTCAAGTTAAATGATTTAGTTCAAAGTCAGAGGTTGATTATTGCAAAATTAGAAAATGATTTGAACAATAGAAATATGACAGTTGATTATTTAACACAACAGTTGAACAAACAGTCTAATAATAAAAATGTTAATGATTTATTGGAGTTTGACTAAATTATTTTGCACACACATTTGAACATATTTTATCTGCAGTTGAAATGCAGGTTTTAATACATTTACTCAATGGAACTATGGAATTTACACTAGGCTGCGTAATTTGCATATAATTAGTATAATTTTTTAATCCACATTCGGTGTTTCCAAATAAATAACCGTTTGGGTCAATATTATAATAAGTATAAAATGGTTGGTTTGTTCCAACAATAGTATTTGTTGAGTTGCAAGGTGTTATACCACTAGAATTTGCGTTACCTACACTACAAATGCTGACAACACCATTTAGATTTTCTTTGCTATAAAGACCACTTATTAATTCTGTATTATCTAAAGAATATACATTATAAACCATACTATTAAAAAGCTCACAATTTTTAAGATTCATTAACTGATTTTGAGTTAAATTTGTTCTGGTTTTATTTTTTATTGAATAAGAAAACGTCTGTTTAAGTGTTTTATTTTTGATATAATCACTTGCACAATAATTTTTTTGTAATACACCAAAAGCTGGTTTTGCCGGAATAGGTTGAAATAAACGAGACATATACATTATTATAATTTTATAATTTAGCCAATAACTATCTGAAAATTGCGTAAAAGTTATAATAAGAATCTGATAAAGTAAAATATAAGAATATGGGAAATATATTTATTGATGCAGCTATTATATCATTTGTCTTTTTTATTGTTAGGTTCATAGAAATGAGATTTATTGATAAGGAGAGCAAACCTTTGAAACTTCTTGTTCGCGATTCATTATTAGTTTATTTTAGTGTGATTTGCGGAAACTTTGTTATTGAGCAATTGAAACCAATTATTCAAGACGGAGGATCAGAAAATGTAGTAATTGGTCCCACAGTTTTTGTTGATAATCCTGGATTCTAATTCGCTCTTTGTTTTGAAAAATAATACAAATCAACGACCTGACCACACCTTAACATACGCAGTTTTTGCTCGTCCATTCGTAGTAATATAATTACGATGTGCATCATATGATAATGAAAAATTATCAGGGCTTTGTGATATATCTCCAAGTAAAGATGGTAATGAACGAACTATAGGAGCTTCTAACCAAAATAACACGCCCATTATTCTTTCTAAAGAACATCTATCAGCCCTTGAAGTAATACAAGTTAACATATTGAAAATTGCATATTTTTCCTGAAGTCTAGATAAAAATGAATGTTTGATGTAACTTTGGACGCCAAATACACCATTCCATGTTATTTTATTTTTAACAGTCATAATACTTGTAGCATCATTATTATTTTGATAAAGGTTTTTTTGTATTTGATAGTTATTTTTAAGATGTCTAGCTATTCTCAAAGTATTGAATTGATTATCATATTTAGCCCCTCCGCCAAAATGCCATAGTGGAACCACATTTACTTTCAATTTTCTATAAGGTATTCTTTTTTGAATAAAAACACTATCGTGTATAATTACCGCACTTTCCCAATAATGATTTTTCCAAAAATAATAATAAGGTAAAAGTTCTCCGCGTCCAGGATATTCTGATTGCACAATTTGGATATTTTGATACTCTGAATCAGGTTTTACAAAATTATAATTACTATTGTCATCAATAATTACAATTGGTATTCCTTGATGCACCTTTTGAATACAACGAACACATTCATTCCAATATTTATTTGTAGTTTCTGAATTTACGTGCCGGCTCATAATAAATCCATAATTTGCCATTTATTTTATATTTTAAAATAAAATAAATATTTTAACTTTTCTTAATTATTTGTTAATAACTCCTATAAGAGAATTAATATCATCTATGTTTATCAATGAGTTCTTTTCTTCAGGCATTTTGTTAATTAAAAATTTTGAAAATTCTGGGCGTTCTAATTGTGCGTGTGGTGTATGGTTATGAACATATCTAGCAATCATTTTATAAAGCTTAAAATCTGGGTATCTTTCTGCGCCATTATTTTTATATAAAATATTAACACCATTATCATCTAAACACCATTCAACAATAACTCTTACAATTGGGGAACATTCATCTAAATTTTTGATTTCATCCATTTCGTCAACAAGATAATCAAAAATGGAACAGGCAAGACGACATAAATCAAAACTATAATTTGGTTCTAATCTTGGTTTTTTATCATTGAAATAAGGTTCTGAATTATATTGAGTTGCTGCATCTCCGCCTGTTTGGAAACTATCACTACAGAAAATTTTGCCATCATACTTGTATATACTACGTCCAAAATCAATCATTTTAAATATGCGACCAAATGTTGGCACCTTATAATATTTCTTTTTATAACAATAATAAATAAACTTTTTATTTGTAGTTTTATACATAATATTATTAGTATGAAGGTCGTTATGCGTAAATGAAAATGCTTTTTGATATGTGATTAATATCATTACAATTTGCATAAGAGATGAAAACCATTCGTCTTCACTTAATTCTTCATTCATAATAAGGTCATCAAATGTTGATTCACAATGTTCCATACAAATTACTTGAACTGGAAATTTTGGAATAGTTGCGAAAACAAACTCTTCTTCGTCTTCATCTTCATCTTCATCTTCATCTTCGTCTTCGTCTTCGTCTTCATCGTTTGATTCATCTAAGGAATCATACTCGCTATTTTCGTCTTCTTTATTATCATTATCATAATCTTCCATTTCGGAGTTTTCAGAAGTATGAGATGTTCTTGATGAACAGGTTGACCCTGATTTAACAGTTGTTGTAATATGATTATTATTATCATTATCATTATTTGTAATATCAATCAAATCAATGGAACACTCTTTCAGGTCGCCTAATGACATTATTGTTTGGTCTTTTGTATTTTCAGAAGATGTATTTATTTGTTCAAAAAGTTCTTCATATAAATTTTCATTTATTGATTTTATAGACAAGTTTGATTTAACACTTTCATTATGATCATTACATATTTTAATAAGAGGTTTTACTTTTCTCTCATCATTTAATTCATTATCATCATTTTCAAGTAAATATTCGTATTCTTCAACCTGAAAAAGTGATGTATTTTTATGTTTATTGAAAAAATCTGATTTACACAAATAATTAATATCATCAATAACATTGAATTTAAAATTATTCTTTATAGCTAAGAAAGAACCATAATAATCAACTCCGTGTAAAAAATTATTATTATAAATCAATTGAGAAGAGATAAAAGAAAAAAACCCATCTACATAAGATGAGTTGTTTATGTCAAGAAGTTTAGGATGGACATCTCCTGTTCCGGATTTATAACTAGGTAATTCAAATAAATTTGAGTTATTATTATCATATTTTCCAATTAAATACTTGTATGGGTCTAATAATGGCGCCATTTTAAAGAATGTATCTTTGTGAAGGGTTTTGTTATTTTTGCTGTTTTTAATCACACATTCATATAAATTAATATTACCGTCCTTTTGACACTTAACATCTGTTATATATGAAATATTGTTGAGATTCACAGACTTGTAATTTGTTTCATTTAAGAGAAAGAATCTATTATAAATCGGACTATAGTTTTGTATATTAGAGAGAAATAACCCATCACTTTTCTCTAAAGTCTTGAACAGTTCAACATTTTTCCTTTTTTCATATCCAACTGTTTTGCAATTACCCATCTCCATTAGCTAAATAATATATTAAATTATAATCATTTTAAACTTATAATTTAATTGAAACTGATATAAAAACCTTTTATTTTATTTATTAAATGAATTCAAATGGATTAAATGGAAATTTAGGCAATAACATTATGAATAATGGTGGTAATAATATGATGGAAATGATGAAATCTCAAATAATGACTATGCTTATGTTCAAATCTATGAACAATAATGGTTCATCATCTCAAAAAGATAACAGCGTATTTGATATGTTATATATATTTTTTATGACTCAAATACTTGACTTATTTTTTAAAAATTTACCTTTTATATTATCAAAAGTTACAAAATACTCTAAAGAGAACATCAAAAATAATATGTTGAATACTATTGTAAATAATAGTGGAATAGTTGAAAAAAAGGAAAAGATTTCATCTATAACTATTCAAATAAACATATCAGACCATGATAATATTTTTGGACAAGCTTTACTTGATTATATTACAAACAATGATAATACTAAACACGTAAGTTTTAAGAAACAAAATTTTATTTTACACCCTTGAAGATTTAAAATGGGACAAACCCCACTAAAAATCACAAAGGTTTGCTCTTCACAGAGCGTGTAAATTTTGGTTTTGGTAATTCGTCTAAACTACCTGATGATTTATTTGTTCTTGATAAATAATTTGGTCTTTCTTTATTATTTTTTATCGCATTATATATAATGAAAAAAAATAAATCTAGCAAAATTAATAAATCTAGCAAAATTAATAAATCTAGCAAAATTAATAAATCTAGCAAAATTAATAAATCACTTAAAAATCATAAAACTAATCAAGACAATTGTATAACTAAAAGCGGTAAAAAATGTTATTTTGTTGGGAAACCTTATTATGCTCATTTACAAAATGATTAACTTATTATTAAAATTATAATATAAAATATTATTTTATATCATAAAACAGATAATAACATAATAATATACAAGACCTCAAAAATTATAAAAATCAATTAAATAGAATATTGAATTCCTACTAGTCCTTGATTATACATCAAAATATTCCAATAAGGCATATATATATCCAAATATGGATAATAGTTATCTTTTAATGATTTTAGTGTTATATATATTGTTACTTTATCAAATAATGACATATTTATACAACCAACTATATTATTAGAATTATATTTTTCATCAACATTAAATCTATAATAAGTTAACTTACCAACATCTTCAGCATAAATATTCAATAAATTAACATCATAATTGAAAGCTGTTATACTACCGTTTAATGTAATATTTATATTTTGAATTTCATGTTCGCAATCTCTAACAATAAATATTCCTTGATTTATAAAATCTATTTGTGTTTCTAATTTATAAGTATAATTATTTTCGTTTTGATAGTTTAATGGTATTTTAAAATGTTTAATATTTCTTATATTATGTTTTATTGGGTGTATAGTAGAAGCAAGTTGTTTTCTTTCTTCGATATCTAAAACATATTTATCCATAACAATTTCAACGTTATAATCGCAAACTTTATTAGTTAGTCTAACACTAATTTCACTAAATTGTAATTGAATTATTGGTATTTTATGATTAAAAAAATAATCATGCGAAAAATCAATAAAACAATTTGTTTCACCGTTTTTAGTAAAATAAATTAATCCATTTTTATCACTTTTTATTAAAAATGAAAATGGTATCTTAAAATATGCAGACCCCATAGTAAATTCTAATTCTTCATTCATAAGTTTATTAATATTATCTTTTTTTACTATAAATCCTTTTATTTTTATTAAATCACCATATCTCAAACTTAATGATTTATTAAACGAAATAGTAATTATTTCTGGAGATGTATATTGTTGATTTTGTATCATTTCAGCATCTTGTGCTCCCTTGAAGGCAAACAAATTAAACATACTATATTAAATAGTATAAAGATTTCTTTATATTATTATAATATAAAGAAATATTATGGAATTAAATAGTATAAAGATTTCTTTATATTATTATAATATAAAGAAATATTATGAAAGATAATTTAGATTATTTTTATGTAAAGTCAAATTTATATTATGCTCCAGATTCTTCTTGTGATATTACCTACCCTTATATTCTTTTTCGGTTAGAGATAAAAGAAGTTATTAAAACATATTCACCAAAAGGTCTCAATTTTAAAGATTATCACTATATTTTTAAAGAAACTCTTATTTTTAAGGATTTTAAAAATAATAACCAAATAAATAATTATGTAGATAATGAATATGCTGAGATTTTTATATGTAGAAATAATGAAGATAAAACATTATGTTTATTTGATAATTCCTCCTGTGGACTAAGTCCAAAAAGCATAATTAATTTTGGAAAACACGATGATATGGATAATTTATTTATATTTTATAATGACATTAAATTAGATGTTAAAACATTAGAAGATGCATTAAAAGAAATATTATTTATAGTATTAGTAAAAGAATATTAAATGAAGCTTATAAATGTTATGTATAGAAAATTTAAATAAAAAATTTAAATAAAATTGAAATAAAATTTTAAATAATATAAAGACAATTTATACAAAAAAAATATGACCTCCAAAGGCGTGTTTCCATTTAAATATTTCTATACAAGAGTTTATCCTTTGCGTCGTGATGAAGAAAGCGATTTTACTGGTGTAATTGAAAACAAGATTAACAAAATTAATGTAACTGATTTAGAAAGTTATATTAATTTAGAATTAGATATTCAAGAAAGAATATTTAAACAAATGGGTTGTGATGATAAAATAATACAAGAAGCAATTGATAAAATGCGTTTAGCATATAACTCAAAAAAATAACACAAAATTTAAATATTACTTAAAAACAATTTAAAGACTAAAGAAGTTAATTATTATTATGGAAATTAATTATGATGACTTTATAAGTAAAACAAAAATATTATATAGCAAAAATACTAATATTAAGGATGTTATCAGTGAATATTTACAAAATAAGGATAATGATGATGAGGATTTAAATGTTTCTTATGATTATAAAGATAAATTTTTTATTTCTAAAAAAGAGATTTTTTTTGATAATATCACACAAAAATATGTTTATGAATATAAACCAAAAAGAGGAGAGTGTGGAGATATTATAACCAATATGGGTTTTATTACACAAATACCAAATATAGAATATGCGTTTTATATAAGTAATAATTTATGTAGGTTAGGTGATAATTTTTTATTTGTTTCATCTCAATTTGAAAGATTAACTATACATATTTATTTTGATAAAAAACCTTCAGAAAATGAACCATTTTTGTTTTGTTCTCGTAATTTTATACTTCAAAATAAAGATAGAAATTTATTTGCATGTAATAAAATAATTACTAAATATGGTTTTTATGAAAACGGATTTTATACTTGTACTTTTTTTCCTTCTCTTGGTGAAGAAAATTATTTAAAAAATGATACTTTCTTATTAGATGCTACACCATTAATTTAAAAAAAAATGATTTAAAGCTAACAATATAATTATTATATTATTAAAAATGAATAATAGTTATGAAAAATTAAAAGAGCAAACTGAATTAAACAAACTTAAATATTTAAAATTAATTAAGGATTTAGAAAAAAAAGGGGCAATAATACCAGAAAAAGTAGATATAAATATGTCGTTAACTGAAATAATAAAAGTATATAAATTATCTTATATTGAACACGAGGATGAACTACAAAAACAAAAATTAAATACATTAATAAATATGGGTAAAACAATATTAGACAATATTGACCCAGAGTGGAAAATAAAATTAGAAGGTGAAAATGTTGGTATGACAGATAAATTAATAAAAGAATTTATAAAAAAAAATACTGGTGATAGTATTTATGAAAATTAAAATATTTATTGCTACATAAACTTAATTAAAGTTATATTTTTTTAGTATCTCAACATGCCAATTATCAAATATACCTTCATATTTATAATACAAATTTTGGTGTTCTTTTTTATATTTTTTACATATTTTTTTATGATATTCAATCATTTCTAACATATAATTATTTGCTGTTTTAAAAGATTTATATTCTGTTTCGCTAATACATTTACATGTATATTCAAACTCATTATTATATTTATATTTTGCAAGTAATATTAATAAATCTATTACATCACCTTCCATATATCCATCAACTATATCCGGCGTTTTTCCAATAAGCGGAATACATCTTTTAATTTCATTTAGTTCTTTTGATTCGTCCATTTTTCTTTTGTTTCGTTTATTGTATATTTGTATTATTATAATATATCATTTATAATAATATAAATCAATTTTTTTTATTATTGTATATTATGAACATTATTATAATGATTTTTAGAACACAAATTACATACATTAGTAAGACAAACATTACATAAATAAATACAATTTATAGGAGGTCTTTGTGCATTAGGCAATTTCATTATTTCTATATTTATAGAAGGACATATATTAACTCCAATATTACCACAAGAAGGGCAATTAATTTGTGGTAATGTTGATATGATTTGACAAAGTTGTTGCGACATTTAATATATAATTTAATATATAATTTTTATCTTTAAATTAAAATAAATATAATATATTTACGAGTACATTATTTAATATTTTTTAGTTTTTTATTTTTTAGTTTTTTATTATCTAATATTTCTTTTGGGTTTTTTGGTCTTGGTTTCCAATTTAATAAATAATATAATCTATTTGCTATTTCTTTTTCTTCATAAACTTTATCACCATATTTATTCCAACTTGGAATATTAACATGCAATTTAAGTAATTGATGTATTGGATAATTACGAACAGAAGAACCCATCCAAGCACACATATCTGTGTCTGGTGTATATGGGTCTGAATAATCAATAACAATTTCTCCTTTTACACCCCTAAAATCAATAGCATAATGTTTAAAATGTGTTGGTTCTTCATCTAATTCATCCATAGGTTCATAATCAATTGTTTTAATATCATAATCATATTTTTGTAATAATTCTTGTAGAGTAGGACAAAATATAAAGTTCATATATGAACCTTCACACCCATCATCTTGATATTCATAAACTTCTTCTTCAAATTCATTATCATCGGCATTTCTATAATCAGTAATATCCATTGCTTTAAAAGTTTTCTTTGTAGTATCCATTATGTATTTCTATTATACTATACTTATATTTTTTTATTTCAATTTTTTATTTCAATTTTTTTTTATATATATGTAATATTTGATTAACTTTTTCAAATATTTCTTCACTTGATAAAAACTCATAATTACGAGAATTATATAATTCATCACAATTAGTATTATTTGTTTTCCATTTATTTAAATCTATAAATCTAAATAATTTTTCTTGAATTGTATCAGGTGTTTTTAACCATTCTGTAAAAAAATATTCTTTTCTCTTATTTAATTTATCAATTTGTCTAAAAAATCTTTGTTTTAGTGTATTTTCAGTTGTTAAAATAAAATAATTATATTTACTAAACAGATTATAATATACATCACTATTTTCCATTAATCCTAGACATAATTCTGCATCTAATCCTACAAAAATAATAGGTTTATCATCATGTGTTTTAATGTAATTATTAATATATTTTTGATAATCTCTTGAATATTCTTGTGGATTTTCTATTTGATATTCTGTTAAAAAATCTGTATGCAAATTATCTAAATCACAAACATATATTTTATTTGGATATGTCTCTAATAATCTATTACCAATAGTAGATTTTCCAGAACCTTGTGTTCCAGCTATATGAATTATTATTTTTTTTTACCACCATATATCTTTTTTGTTTTATTTTTTTTACTACCATATATCTTTTTTGTTTTATTTTTTTTATATTTTGTCATATATAAAGTATCTATAGATTATTTATTAAGAAACTTTTTTAATGTAAAAAAAAGTTCTTCTGCTTCCATATAAGTAATTACATTTTTAGTTAAACTTGTAGGTCCAGTAATAGTTATACTAACTCCATCAAAAAAAATCTTTTCTTTTGTTTTATAATTAACACCACTATCTTTTTTGTTTTTAATTTTTATTTTTATTTTATTTCCAATTTCATTGATAAAATTGCTTTGTATCATTATATATATTAAATATATAAAATATATAAAAACTTTGTATTATATATTAATTAAATGAGTGCTAAAAATATTTATATATTAAACTATTTAAACGATTTAATTGAACTTGAACATCTACGCGATAAAAATAAAAACTTAAAAATATGGACTAGTGAAAGTGAATGGATTTTTCAAACTAATTTTGTATATTCATTTGATGTTAAAATAGCAGATAATGATAATAATATTATTATTATAAAAACAGATATAAAAGATAATATACACTTATTGCCAAAAAGTATTAACGAGATAATAAAAAAATATAAATTATTACAAGATTTTATTATGAATTATGATGATGATTATTTTTTATTTATTGATATTACATATTTTGATAATTATATTGAAAAGTTTTTTATACAAGTTTTAAAACTAAAAGAAAATATATATTTTGATATAGATGCTAATTCATAAAGTGTATATTCCGTTTTATTCTGTAAATATAATATATTCACAATTTTATCTACTATTTCTTCTTGTTCTTTTTTATACAACTCACTTTTAAGACGCATTACAATATACTTAAAATAATAAATAAATTTTAAGTATGTTATTTATAAATTTTTAATTTTCTTCGTCTTGTTGATGGTTTTCTTTTTAACTCATAACCTTCTTTCAAATTATAAGCATATTCAAAGTAGTTTTTATAATTTTCTGGTTTCACTTTATCAATTGCCTTTTCCACATTCTTTTTTAATTCTTGAAAATTTGCTACATTTCTATCTTTTTTCAAATATGTTTTTATTTGGTTAAAGTATTGTTCTATTGCATCCGTCTTGGGAGTATATGGGACACAAAATAAATAATGATTACCACTTTTTGTTATAGCATTTTTGATTAATTCGTTGTTATGACTTCCAGCATTATCCAAAATAATAAGATGGTCTTTGTATTTTGAAAATACATTTTTTTCTAAAAAATCTAATAACCTTTCTTTTGTCATACCACCTTTTTCATATAATTCTTTTCCAACACATTTAGAATTACTTATTGCTACCAATAAAGTAAATTTACGAAATACAAATTGGTTAGAAGTTTTTATTACACATCTTCTACCTAATTCACATCTACTATAAGTTGGTTTCAAAGCAGAACCAACGCTTGTTTCATCTAAACAAATAATTTTATTCATAGGAAATTGTTTAACCCTATTATAAAATTTATTCAACTCATTTTGTTTCTCAATTGGTTTCTTATATCTTTCTTTTGGAAAATGCTCGTGTCTTGTTCTTTTTCTTGTTTTATTATTATCTCTAATAATTTGTCCTAAATGTTGAGGTGTAATATCAAATGTAGGATATTTATTTTTCATTTCAATATCTAATTCATTCATAGTAAGTTGTTCGTTTTGTTTTAATAATTCTAACGCAGTTTTCACTTGCGTTTAGTAATTTTATAAGATACAGATTTTCTATTTCTTCTTGTAAGATTTTTAGAAGTTTTATATCTTTGTATCCATCTTTGTAATGTAGATTTCTTACAATCAAAGATTTTACAAGTTTTTCTAATATTATCTTTGTTATTCAAATAATATTTAACAGCAGATATTTTATAGTCTTCGCTCTTATGTGTCATACTTATAATAAAAAAAGAATAAATATTGATTCCCTTAAGGGATTTGTCCCATTTTAAATCTTCAAGGGTGTAAATCAAAATGATATTATTGAAATTGCAGATGAGATTTTTATAAAGTTAAAAGAAAATCAAGTTGGTTCTGAAGATGGAAAGACTGATGTTGAACAAATAATTGAACTATTTTCCTATACTAAAACAATGCAAGATTTGCGTTCTTTCTTGAATAAATTATCACACGAATATAATATTAAAATACAAAATAAGTTGGGAGATAAAATTTATTATTTCAATCAACACCCTCAAAATGCTCCAACCCAGATTGATGGTTCAAAGGACTTTACAAGACTTCCAAATAATTGTGTTTTTACTATGAAAATGTTTCAGACAAATCGTAAATTTACCAATTTATTTGGACCGGAGATTTCCGTTGTTAGAAAACGAGTTGAATTTTTTACAAAAAATAGAAAATGGTATGATTCAAAAGGAATTCCTTATACACTAGGTCTTTTATTGAGTGGTCAAGCAGGTGCTGGTAAAACTTCTTCTATTAAATGTTTGGCAAATGAAACAAAGCGTCATATTATAAATATAAACTTGAATAATGATATTACCAAAATACAATTGGAGAATTTATTTTTCAATGAAATGATTATTGTATTAAATGTTTCTACCTCACAAACAGAGAAATATTTTATTCCACTGGACCAGCGCATTTATGTTTTAGAAGATATAGATTGTCAAAGTGAATTGGTTACAGAAAGAAAACTTAAAAATATTGAAACTGAAAGTAATGCAAGTAGTAAGAAAGATGAAATCTCAAATCAAAATAGTACAAGTGGTGCAGAAAAGATTGATTTGTCATTTTTATTGAATTTACTAGATGGTGTTCTTGAAATTCCTGGAAGAATTGTTGTTATGACAAGTAATTATCCTGAAAGGTTGGACCATGCTTTAATAAGACCAGGAAGAATTGATGTAATTGCAAACTTCAAGAAATGTTCTAGAGAGACAATTATTGAAATGATGGAGTTCTTTTATGATATAAAATTGGATAAAAATGAAAAATCAAAAATTAATGAATTGGAAGATTATTTCATTTCTCCTGCTGAAATGAGTAAATTAATGTTTGAAAATTTCAACGACTATAAAGGTTCAATTGATGCATTAAAGAGATTTTATGAAAATAAAAAGAATTTAAGAATTGAGAAAGAGAGAAAAAAAGAAGAATTAAAAATGTCTGAAGTATATGAAAATTATCCAATTGATACTAGTAAAATTATTGACGAGGAAGATAAAATTGCAAAAGATTCCAACCTTCATTTGTTAGAAACAACAACAATATTAGATAATAATAATATTGCAACAACAAGTAAAGATGCAACAAGTAAAAATACCACCACTATTGATACAATTTTAACAATAAATAAAGGTAAAGTAATAAATTCTAAAGATTTATTGAAACCTGAAGAATTATTCAAACAAAATGTTGAGAATACAACAAAAATATTCAATCCGTCCGAAGTTACTTCATCTTATTTGGATTTAACTAGTGGTCAAAATTTAAAATATTCTAAAAACTGTAATGGAGAGCCACAGGCTTTTGATGGATGGAGTTAGAGTATTTACAATATATTTATTCATATTAGATTTATGCGTTTTTATCAATATTAATTAAATATTGCTATAAATATATTTTTGATGTCATTAGAATTAAAGAAATTTGATATGAAAACAATTAGTTTTAAAATCAATGAAGCCAAAGGTCCTGTGGTTGTTCTCGTAGGTCGGCGTGATACTGGTAAATCTTATCTTGTAAGAGATTTATTATATTATCAGCAAGATATACCTTTAGGAGTTGTTGTTGCTGGAACTGAAGAAGGTAACGGATTTTACGGTAAAATGGTTCCAAAACTATTTATTCATAATGAATACAATACTGCAATTATTGAAAACGTATTGAAAAGACAAAAAGGCGTTTTAAAACAAATTAAAAAACAAGTAGAGGCATTCAAAAAAAGTAACATTGATCCTCGCGCTTTTGTTATCTTAGATGATTGCTTATATGATGGAACATGGGCAAAAGATAAGATGATGCGTCTTCTGTTTATGAATGGGCGACATTGGAAGATTATGTTGATCATCACAATGCAGTATCCATTAGGAATACCACCAACGCTTAGAACTAACATTGATTATGTGTTCATTTTGAGAGAACCATATATAGCAAATAGAAAGCGTATTTATGAGAATTATGCAGGAATGTTTCCCACTTTTGAATCATTTTGTCAAGTAATGGACCAATGTACGGAAAATTATGAGTGCTTGGTAATCAATAACAACGCAAAATCAAATAGATTACAGGACCAGGTCTTTTGGTATAAGGCGGATGCACATAATGACTTCAAATTAGGTAGTAAGGAATTCTGGGATTTGAGTAAGGACATACCATCGGATGATGAAGAGGAAAAATATGACCCAAGTAATACTAAAAAACGTGGTCAAGGACCAAAGATAAATGTAAAAAAAACAAAATGGTAACAGTAACAACAACAATACAAATCTTGCTTTTCCAAATGTAAAAACAAGATTTTTATTCTATGTAAAAAATAGTTTGTTAGTTAAATTACAAAATAATTATATAATAATAAATTACCTTTTAATTTACTTGGACATCAAATTCTCATTATTTTTGTTATATATACTAAAATTTTACAAATTATTCATAAATGCTGCTATTGCAAGAATAATGTGAAGACGAAGACATATCATCCAATATACTGGATTTTGAATCCAAGTAAATTTTGTCATACTCATCGTATACGCATTCATAATTTTGTGAATGTTCTACAATATGTTTGTCCTGTCTTTGAAGACGTAACTTGGAAATCTTACGTTTAGCCAAATTGTTTTCTTGATATTTTTTTGTTTTTTTCAATAATCCTAGAAAAGCCTTGGAAACTTTATTTAAACGCAAAGTTCTGTCATCATCTTCGCTATCACAAACAGATACTTCTTTAGAAAAGTTAGCCGGTAAAACTTTCATTCTCTGAATTAATTTTTCTTCAGAGTTATCACATCCACGACGAAGTCTTTTATTGCTCTTCTTGTCAAGAGCAAGCACAGCATCATAATGTTCGTTTGTAATATCTTCAAGATTTATTTCAGGTTCTAAAAATTTTTGTTTAAAATCTTCGCTAGATTCTTCGGCAGCTTCCATTTCTTCACGAGCCAAACGTTCAATAGCATATAAAGCGTATACTTCATCGCAACCATTTTTTAAAATTTTTATGTATTCATTTGCGATTTTTTCTGTAACAATTGAATCAATCATATTCTTCATCTCATCAACTCTGATTTTTAATAAGATTTTAAAAATATTATCATTATTAGCTATGTCAAGTCTAGGAAAGAATGCCGAATACATTGACCAACTGTTATACAGTTCTCTCGGCGAAGTTCCTTCAACAAGATCATTCAAATAATTGATATGAGCATTAAGTGATGAAATAAAATGGCTCTCTGTTATAGCTAGACCTAGTCTAGGAAACAGTCTCTGTCTTGTCTCATTGTCACTGTATAATTGCATTATGTTGCTCATTTGATAAATGTTAATACATATTTTTATTGTATTATTTTTGATTTCAATTTTTTTTAATTGAACTCAAAAATACGATTACTAATTATTTTAATTTTAATTGAAGTTCTGAACTGTATAATTGTTTATACTATAATAATTATACGTTTATATTATTTTGTTATGTAAACAATATACATTTATTTCTTTGTTGCAAATGGTCCACTAATAAGTTCACTCTGTCCATTATCACTTTGCCCAACAACAATATTATCGCCTTCAAATAATTCCTTGCTAATATCAGCAGATGATATAACATCTTGGTCTTTGAAGAATGATTCCTGAGTATTTGCACTATTGGCACCAACAAGGTTACCTTCATCATCAATAGTCTGAGTCAATGTTGCGCCTGTTTTTTCAGCGAGCTTTATGTTTTCTTCAATTGCCTTCTTCTTTGACTCTTTAACACGTTGTTCAAATGCATTTTTAGCAAACGCTTCATTCTTATTCTTTTCCTGCATGAGTTGATTCAATTCTTCTTCAACATACTCTACACGTCCAGTTTTGTATGCTTCAGGATGCCAAGGCATCCATAGTCCAACAGGTCCAACAAAAACATCGTGATTAGGGTCCATTTCTCTCAACATCTTACATCTTAATTCAGCTTCTTCCATAGTAGGATAAACTCCTCTGACTTTAAGACCACGAGTAGATGTCTGAAAATTATTTTTAATATTGAACGAATCTTCTAATTCATTTTCATTTTGATCTAAAAATGTTTTATAATCATCTTCTAATGTAGTGTTTACTAAATTTGAATGTTCTTCCTTGACAAACTCTTTAAAATCATTTGTAACATCATCAAAATTCAACTTGAATTTATACGAAATAAAGTTCAAAAATTGTAGAAACTTATCCATACTTTTAGAAAAATCCCACTTCTTTAGGAATTCTTCAAAATAAAACATTTCTTTTGACTTCAAAATTTTATCTGGAGAGACAAATGAAACACATACAAATTTTTGTCCAGCAATGGGTTTATCTTCTTCTAATAAATCAACATATTTAGAATTAGATGTTCCATCCTTGTTTAACTTTCTTTCAAAAGATTCTTGATTTTTTACTTTAGAAGTCATTTTATTAATTAATTTATTAGATTTTAAGTTTTTTATCGCAAATATATATTTTTTTTCTTTTTATTTATTATAGTATGTTTGACATTGCCGAACTTGTTAAAAGAGTTATTAAATACTTAGTTGAAGGTTTGATGGTTGCTATTGCTGCATATGCTATTCCTAAACGTTCATTGAATGTTGAGGAAATTATTCTTCTTGCACTAACTGCTGCTGCTACATTTAGTATCTTGGACACATATGTTCCAAGCATTGGTGTAACCACACGTTCTGGTGCCGGATTTGGTATTGGAGCCAATCTAGTTGGATTCCCTGGTGGACTTTAATTAAAAAAATTTATTGTAAAATATTAAAATTTTTAAATGTTATTTTAATATGTTACCAAAAATAAAGAGTTTATCAGAATTAGATTATATACTTAATGATATTGATGAAAAACAAAATTTAGAAAAATTATCAAGTAAAAGTTTTAATTGTGGTTTAACAAAATTTCAAAAAGAAATTAAAAAGGAAATTCAAAAAGAAATAATAAACCCAAAACAATACGGACTTGAAAAAAGTCCTCGGATTATTCCATCATATTATTTAAAAAATGGTAATCTCTTGCATATAGACTTTTATGAAGTAATAAAAGATGATATTCGCAACTCTAGAAAATTGAATGAATATCAATTGAAATATATAAAAACATTAAACGAAGAGAGAAAAATAGAAATAATAGAATTGTTTAACGATTGCAATGCAATATTAGTATCTCTTATGAATGATATATTATGAAATATTTATTTTATTAAACTGTAGGAATAAATTCCCAATCCAATTCTTCGCATATTTTTTTCCAAACAGAATCTTGTTCAATCAATTTTTCGCGGTCCTTTAACATTGGTATTTCAGCCAAATAATGTTTCTCTCCAAGAAGTTCAAACAATTGATATAAAACGTAATAATAATGTAAAAAGTTAACACGATAATCCGGACAATGCTTTGCATAAGGATATTGTATTTCCATAAAGAAATTGCATAAGGTTTCTTCCAATTCTTGACTTATAATTGGTGGTTTAATTCCGAGTTTATCTTTAATAAAATTAATGTGCTCGTAATATTTATTATACCCCAATTTTTTTAATAATGCCTTAGTTTCATAATATGTTATTTTCATAATTTCAATTCTCTCCTTTTTGATTTGTTGTTTCAAATTTTCAATGACTTCAACAGGAATCTGAGTCGTTTCTTTACCTTGGAATTGCGCCAATATTTCCTTGAAATGATTAATTTTCTTGTAAGCATAAAAACACACCTCTTTTGGAGGTTCTTTATATGAAGGTTTTTCATTCTCAATCAAATACTGAAAATTTCTAGAACAATAATTGCAAATAAGAACACCTTCATCATCCATTGGTATAAGTTCGCCTTTATGACATCCTTGACACACGTCAGTTGGCACTACAAAAGAATTAATATCAATAAAGGATTCATCAATGTTACTCAAATATTTTTGAAAAATATTATTATTTTTATTTTCTCTCATTTTTGAATTATCATTATCCTTATTTATTTTAAAAAAATCATCTAATATTTTAGTCTTTTTATTTGTATTATTGTTGTCAACATTAGATATATTTTTTTTGTTTTCAAAATAATCAAATATATATTTAGAATTGTCCAAAAAATAATCCATTTTTTTGTTTTTTAACATTCTTATTTTTTCATTTATCTCTTCAATTCTGTCCTTGAATTCCATTACTTGTTCAATAGTCATAGATTTTGAAATTTCGTTTTCTGACAATTTTTCTCTCAGTTCATTCCTTTCAATCTTCAATTTTGGTATGCGGTCTTGTTCATCCTTATTGAAATCGTTTATAAACTCACGGTGTTTACCATCAAGAGTAGTAGAATTCTTTTTATTAACCTTTATTTTTTTTGTTGTTTTAGGCTTGAATGAAAGCATTTATAATATATAATATAAATATCAATAATTTATTTAAATAATATAATTCTTTTAACTTTAAATTGTTGGTTTAATCTGAATTTTAGTTTTCTTATTTTTAATAAATGAGCGGCGAAATAAAAAATATGGAAATAAATATTGCAGTCAATGATAAGAATATTAATATTGACACAATTACTTTTCAGAAAATGTTATTTTTATACAATTCAATTAATGATGGATGGACAATTAAGAAAAGAGAGGATTCTTATATCTTTATAAAAAATCACGAAGGAAAAAAGGAAATATTACAAGATTCTTATTTAATGTCCTTTATGAAGAGCAATCTTGATATTAATAAAATATTCTCGTCTAATTGACCTGAAAATGGTAACATATTATATTTTATTCTATATTTAAAAATTATGTTAAATATTTTGCAATTAAATTAAAATTTAAAATATTTTTTTCTTTAGCAATATTATAACTATGGGAGGTGGTTTAATGCAACTCGTCGCTTACGGCGCTTAACCTGGAAATATATCTTGGGCGCCAACAGTGAGCTACCATTATGGGTCACATATCTCCATAATGGACAAATAGTGTAAATATGTGGTTAAATATGAAATTAATATTTAACATATAACTCGCTAGTGGAAATTGTTGAATAAATTTTTGAAATATCAAATAACAATTTTTGCAAGACTTTCAAATTGCGGGAACTTCCTTAGAGCTTCAACTACTTCTTATATGTGGTGACACAATATAATACCTTTGGAGAAAAACCATTGGCATAGTAAAAATGTTGAAGATTGGATGATCCGCAGCGAAGTGACTTATTACGAAAATAATTAAAAATTACAGTTAGAAATAAATTATTTAAATACTGTAAATGCAGTAATAAGTTAAACGTTCAACGAGTAGACGGAAGTCGGGGTTTAATGATAGTACTAGCAATACTTGAAAACTCCTAAGGTGTACTCTGCCCCTATAAGAAATTATAGGGATCATCGCAAGATGTTTACCTTAAAAACCTGTAGGGTAGAAAAATGTCGGGGAATATTGAAAAAATAAGATATTCATAAAGCCCTTTGTGGAAACCTTTTATAATTATTATTAATCAACCGCCTCCTGATTAATTTGTATATAATTTAAAAGAGTACCACTGACGTTAATCAGGGAAATTTAACTATTATATGTTAAATTTGAAAAGCCCTGGTGAGAAAATCAAATTGCTTGAAACCCCTAAAGCTTATTCTACTAAGCAATTTTTGTGAAGAAATTGTGGCCAAGACAAAAAACTTGGGTATAGTAAAAATGAATAAGATAATTTTAACTGAAAAGTTAAAAGAAATGGGCAATGAGCATCCAAGCTTCTTTATTAATAATATTTTTGAACAATATAAAATAATACACACATAGTAATATAAATAATGAGTGAATTAGAACTTAAAATGTGTGAGAAATGCGCACAAACCAAACCAATTGATAAATACAGAAAACGAAGTGAAAATTCATATGCAAAAACTTGTAAAAAATGTATGAATGAAATGGATAAAATAAGAAAGAAAAATCTTAGACAAAAAAAAGCGGAGACTTTTTTGGCAAAATGTGAAAAATGTAATGAAGACAAAGCTTTAAAGGATTTTGCAAAACTGAAAAAGTTTTATAAAAAAAAGATTTGTAATTCTTGTTATCCAGATTTTTTAAGAGAGCAAAAAACAGAATGGTGCAGAAATGAAAGTAAAAAAAATATTAATTATAGATTAAAAAAATCACTAGCTGCTCGTTTAAGAAATGTTCTTTTTAAAACTGATACAACTATGAATTATATAGGCTGTAACATTCAATATTTGAGAGAATGGTTTGAATATAATTTTACTTCAGAAATGAATTGGGATAATTATGGTTCATTTTGGTCAATTGACCATATTATACCTGTGTGTAAATTTGATTTAACGATACAAGATGAAAAATTAAAATGTTGGAATTGGACTAATTTAATGCCAGTAAAGGTAACATACAATTCATCAAAAAAAAATATAGATGTAAATCAAATTAATTTTATTTTGGATAAAATAAAAAAATTTAAAGAAGAAGGTTCAACGACTAAATGGTTTTCGGAAGAGCTCGTATTGAATAAAGAATTTGCTGAATTAAAAGCAAATATGAGTTTTTCATAAGATATAGTCTAATCTTTATTGAAAAATAAAGTAGAGGAAATGTACAGGTAACCCTCAGATTACTTTTTGGAAAGTCACTTATCGCAGATACACAAACTTTGCGATTGAATCCATTGAACAAACATTCAATGGACAGGCCGATTTTGGACGCCGTGTTACCTGCATTATCAGCAGAAACGGTGATCTTGCCTACCGCACATACCTTCAGGTAACTCTTCCTGAAATTAACCAACTTATGGGAAATGCTTCTACCCTTGCTACCGGAAATGGTTCCGTTTATGCTCGTTGGTTGGATTTCCCTGGAGAGCAACTTATCGCTCAAGTTGAGGTTGAGATTGGAGGTCAACGCATTGACCGTCAATATGGTGACTGGATGCACATCTGGAACCAGCTCACTATGACTTCCGAGCAACAACGTGGTTACTTCAAGATGATTGGTAACACCACTCAACTCACCTTCATCACTGATCCTTCTTTCGCTGATGTTGACGGACCTTGTGACTCCTTGGCTCCTCGTCAAGTTTGTGCTCCTCGTAACGCTCTTCCTGAGACCACCCTTTACGTGCCTTTCCAATTCTGGTTTTGCACAAACCCTGGTCTTGCTCTTCCTTTGATCGCCTTGAATACTGTAGGGCAGAAAAGTATCCATCCTAAAAAATCTGAGAACTTTTTTAGGGAAAATATGTTAGGGGCTCAGAATGACTTTTGTCATCCCCAGGTGCTAGTGATTAACAGGACATTTAAAGCATTGCAATCAGTGTTTTAAATGTCCTAGTTAATTGCAACATTTTCAAATTGTTCGGGAAACTCTTAAAGCTGTTAAAAATCCACTTTTTAAAAAGGTGGAGCCAAAACTTTCAAATAGGTTTTGCTCCAATTTTCTCAAAAGTGGAAGGGTACCAAGTCTTAAATGAAAGTTTAAGATGGCTGAGATATAGACTCAGGTATGGTAAAAATCCCACAGATGAAGGTGATAAAACACCTGAAATAGACAATCCGCAGCCAAGTTCCTAAATGCGTTATGCAAGCATATGGAAAAGGTCCAACGACTAAACGGAAATGGGTTTGAGAGAATTCGCACTTCTCTATGATAACTTAAGATATAGTCTACTCCCTCTTGTTACATAAAAATACACCGAAAGGTGGGGTAAAATCGTGATGTACAGTATCACGAAGTCAAAATTAACCTTGATATTCGTCCTATTGATGAGTGTCTTTGGGCCGTTACATCCCTTAACTGCAACTCCAATGGTTCCAACCCTGCTACCCAATACGGAGTTGCTACCCCTGTCACTGCTGTTATTGCATACAATCAATCTCTTGTTGCTGCTTCCCTCTATGTTGACTACGTCTTCCTTGATACTGATGAGCGCCGCAGATTCGCCCAGAATCCTCACGAGTATTTGATTACCCAACTTCAATTCACTGGTGATGAGTCTGTTGGTTCTTCCTCTAACAAGATTAAGCTCAACTTTAACCACCCTGTTAAGGAGCTTATCTGGGTTGTCCAACCTGATCAGAACGTTGATTACTGTTCTTCTCTTCTTTGCGATACCACACTTTTCAAGGTTCTTGGTGCTCAGCCTTTCAACTACACTGATGCCATTGATGCTCTTCCTAATGCTATCCACGCCTTCGGAGGACCTGCCGAGGTTGCTGGCCAAAATGCATTCATTGATGCTCGTGGTCTTTTTGAAGATGCTGGTGCTATTGATTCTACCATTCCTGCTGGTTTTACTGGATACTGGCACGGAGCTTCTGACCCTTACAACGAGCCCAACTTTGGAGGACCTCACCCAACTAACACCGCCACCGATGCTGCTCTTGCCCAACTTGGTCTTACTAGCATTCCAGCAAACAACAATGTTTCAAATGGTTCTTCTGTATCTGATGCAGGAACATTCGTCCTCACTGAGACTTCTTTGGATTTGCATTGTTGGGGCCAGAACCCTGTTGTCGTCGCTAAGCTCCAGCTTAACGGCCAAGACCGCTTCTCTGAGCGTGAAGGTTCTTACTTCTCTTGGGTCCAACCTTACCAAGCCCACACACGTAACCCTGATGAAGGTATTAACGTCTACAGCTTTGCCTTGAGACCTGAGGAACATCAACCCTCAGGTACTTGCAACTTCTCCAGAATTGATAACGCCACCCTTCAACTTGTCCTCTCCAACGCTACCGTTGAGGGAACCAAGACTGCCAAGGTCCGCGTGTATGCTACCAACTATAACGTCCTTCGTATTATGTCTGGCATTTTTTTTACCTGTGCCCAACAGTTGGCTGCCATATTAGATATTTGCTTACTAATATGGGTAAACAGTGTAAAGCAAATATGTATTCAAAACTATCAGAATACATTATATAACCAGCTAGTCTCTTTCTGACTATCAAGTCATTTGGAGGCAACATTTCTAAATTGCAGGAACATCCTGAGAGCCTTTTCTACTACTTTGTTGTTTGAAAATACAACAAATACCCGGGGTAATGACCTAGGGCATAGTGACAACGAAAAGGATTGGACAATCTGCAGCCAAGCTTCTAAGTGCGACAATGCAAGCATAAGAAGAAGGTTCAGAGACTATAATGGAATGGGTCTGAGAAAGCTAGCAACTTTCAATGAAGACTTAAGGAATAGTCCAAGCTCAAATAGAAATATTTGGGTCGGAATAGGCTAACCGGGGTGGTTTAGCTTACTCCAATTAGACACCATATATCGTGTCATATTATATTATATTTTATAAAATTTAATACCATAATTTTTTATAGTATTAAACCAACTTTTTGATAACCTTTCTGGGTGAGCAAATATTAAATTATAAAAAATAAATTGAAATAAAAACTATATAAACACATACGCGTATATTATACTATATACGACAAATGGACATCACACAAGACAATCAAATACATTTACATAGATTTAAATATAAACCTCCACATCCATCTTATATTGCTGGATTTATAGATGGTGATGGATGTTTATTTATTAGAAAAATAAAAGATTGGTATCAATCTGGAATACAAATTACACAATCTAGAAGTAATATTCTGCAAATAATGAAATATCATTTTGGAGGATCTATTACATCTTCAACAAATAGAAATAAACCAATTGAAACCAAAAATGAGGATGATAAAAATAATAAAAGAAATCAATATAGTTTTATAGTAAGAAGCAATGAATATAGTTTATTATTAAATTATATTCAAAATTGTATTATAATAAAACATAAACAGTTTGATGCATTGTATGAATTTTCTAAATTAATAAATCAACAAGGATTGTCAGATAAAAAAGAAGAACTATATAAAATATGCTTACAAAAAAAAGATATAGAATCTTATAAATTTGAAAGATTAAATATTGAATATATTCAAGGACTATTTGATGCAGAAGGATGCATTTTTATAAATAAAGATAAATTTACAAAATATAGGATTTCTATTACACAAAAAAGTAATCCTGATATTTTACAAGAGATTCAGCATTTACTCGGTTTCGGAATTATAAATTCTGAAAAAAGATTTGTTATATACAAAAAATCGGATTGTTTACAATTTCTACAACTTGTCAAACCATTTGTAATTGTAAAATATAATCAGGTGGTCGCATTTGAGAAATTCTTGCAAACTGATGATCACAAAATAAAAGAAGAGATGTATAAAATTTGCAATAGAGAAAAACATCAAATAGAACATTTTACAGATTTAAATCAAAGTAAGGAAGGAAAAGATGGTTACTTAGAATCATTGCGTTTAAGAGAAATAAAAGAAAAGGTATGTAAAGAAATTCAGTTAGCAAAAGTATACAAAGATAAATCAGAAAAAATGTCAGGTGAAGGAAACCATAATTACGGTAAAACTTTTTCAAAAGAAACTAAGAAAAAGATGTCAATATCCATTAGAGAAGCAAAAGGTGGAGTTTCAGATGAACAAATCAAAAAGGTTCGTATCCTTATTTCTGAAGGTAAACAAAATATTGAAATTCAAGATCTATTAGGAGTTCCATTACATAGCATAACAAGAATAAAAAATGGTAGTATTGTTTGTAGTGATGAAGATAAGAAAGAAAAAAAACATATTACTCAAGAAGAACTGAATATTAATAAAAGAAAAATTCAAGTTTGTGAAATTTTAAAAGTAGTTGAGCTTTCAGTTGAAGGACAGCAACCAATAAAAATATTAAAGTGTCTTGTTGATGAACGAGAGAAAAATAATTTAGAAAATAACCTTACTGTTGATATTATAAAAAATATTCGCCGTTCAATTTCTAGTAATAAGATGCCAATATATGAATCTGAACTCTCTCCAGAACAATACCAATATTATAAAAATATGATTGATGAAAAGTATGCAGTTAAAGAATAATCTACTATATTAATAATGAATAAAACAGATTATATTGAGGCAAAAAAAAAACGTAGAGAAATCAAAAGATCAACCAAAAGAACAGCAACGCCAGAAGAAGTTATTTTTATTTTTGAGAAAATTTTAGAAGGATGGAAAACAATAAAAATATTCAATACACTCATTCAAAACAATCCCAATTCGCTTCTTGATAAAAAGAAAGTGGAGAAGATTGCAACAGGTAATTGTAAAATATTTGAAAACGAATTGTCAAAAGAAAAATATACTTATTATATCTCTCTAAGAGAGAAAGTATACGAATATCACAACTCAAAGACTGGTGAAAAAATTCCCAATTTATAATATATTTGGCTACACCTTTTCCAAATGTGTATAATATTTCACTTATAATTTAATTTACACCCTTGAAGATTTACACCTTTTCTCATTTAAAACGCCCATTTTATAATATAAATAATAAATAATATAAAGATATGTTGTAATTAATTATAATTAAATGGAGGATACAAATAGTTTGATAAAAAATATAGCAGTTGATATTATTGCTTCAACTACGATTGTTGCATTACTTAATCAGTTAAATACATATATAATTATTAAAAATTATAATAAAAATTTTTATTCTCAAGAAAATCTTACTATTAGTTCAGTATTGGCTCTTGTTGGTATTTCATCATATTTTATTAGAAAATACAAATAAATGGGCGTTTTAAATGAGAAAAGGTGTAAAATGGGGCAAATTTTACAGTAGAAGAAAATCAAATCTTATCATAAAAAATTCAATAACTTATTGGATACAAGAATTTTGGAAAGTTTCGAACCAAATATGAAATCAATCAAAGAATCTGCGATGGATATGTTGGTTTCAATTGAAAACTCACAAAGAATCTGTGATAAATTGTTTAGTTTGAATTAATAATAAATTATATAAATAACTATATTTATATAATATATATGTCATTGTTAGATTTGTGTGATAATAGTAAAACTGATAAAAATACAACACATTCATATTTAGAATTATATGAAAAATTATTGAATAATAAAAAATACAACGCAAAAAATGTATTAGAAATTGGCGTAAAAGAAGGAGGTAGTATAAAATTGTGGCATGATTATTTTGAAAATGCAAATATATATGGGCTAGACATAATACCAATTAAATATATGTGGGATGAAATAACCAATAAAGAAAGAATAAAATTAGGTTGTTTTGATGCATATAATGATTCTTTTTTCAATGAATATTTTTTAAATAAAATTAAGTTTGATTTTGTTTTAGATGATGGACCACATACTTTAGAAAGTATGATACAATTTATAAAATTGTATTCATCTGTATTGACAGATGACGGAATCTTAATAATAGAGGATGTCCAAAGTATTGATTGGATTGAAATACTAAAAAATGAGGTACCAGAAGATTTAATAAAATTTATTGAATTTTATGACTTAAGAAATATTAAAAATAGATATGATGATATTGTATTTGTAATAAATAAGACTAAAAAATAAGTATAATATAATATAATATAATATTGTAATATAACAAAAATGAAAGATTTGAAAGATTCAAAAATATGTTTAATATATGCATATTACGAGAGAAAAAATCAAGAAAAAAATCAAACAAATCTATCATTTTTTATAAATTATGGATTAGATAAATCAAAATGGTTGAATCTTGATATAACAACAGTATTTGTAATAAATTCAACTCAATGTAGTGTTAAAATACCAAAAAGAAATGATATTCACGTAATATACAATGATTCTAATGAATATTCTGATTACGAAGGTTGGCATGATGGAATTATTTATTTATGTAAATTGAATAACCAGTCATTATGGAAAACGTATGATTATATGTGTTTAATTAATTCAGGACCTTGCGGACCTATTATGGATGAAGATATTAATAACCATTGGTTGTATCCTTTTTATGAAAAAATGAAATTAACAAGTTCAATTGCTTGTTCTCCTTATATTAATTTATTTGAACCGCAATTTTTAAAAACAGATATACCTATAAAAATATTATCTTGTTATTTTACATTAATCAAAATTAGTAAAAATATTATGGACTTATTAATGAGAACAAGATTGAATAATATGTATACAGTATTAGGTCATAAAAAAACAAAATTAGATGCAATCAATTATGGCGAATACGGTTTATCTGAAATTTTATTGATGAATAAATATAATTTATGTTCCTTATTTGATGATGGAACCCCTGCCTCCTTAGAAAGAAAAGAATTTATACATCCTACAAATATAACAAGATTAATAAAAACAATTTTTATAAAAAATATATGGAGAATTTCACAACCTCCATATTACGTATCCTTACCAGTTTTATATAGTTATTGTAAAAATTTTATAAAAAAAAAACTATTATATAAAAATATTTTTCATGATTTTGAAATAGAATACAATTATAAATTATTGAATTTAGATAACTTTTTTGAAAATAAGACACAATATTATAAATTATATGGTTATGCAGAAGAAAATATATTATTTCCAGTTAAGGGCACAATAATTACAAACTCGTGTGTTATTTATGCACATTATGATGAGAATAATATTATTGCAAATTATGTATTAGAAGGATTAAAAACATTAATATTTTTAGGATATGATATATTATTCTATACTGCATCTGAAAAAATAATTAATATTGATTTATCTATATTACCTTTTGATGTAAATTTTATTAAAAATGAAGGAGCAGGAACAGATTGGAAAATATTTTTAAAAGGATTACAAAAAATCAAAAATGAAAACATCAATTATGATTGGATAATGATTATGAATGATTCTCTGTTATTTCCAATAAACGGAATTAATAATTTCATAAACACAATAACTAATATGAGAAGTTCTTGTGATTTTTGGGGACATTGGGAATCAAATGAAATTAATTGGCATTTGATTGGAGTTCCAATAGAATTTAAGTCAATTATGTTAAATTGTGTATTAAAATTTATTGAGGAAAATATAGAAAAATGCACATTTTATATGGATTATATTACAATATTAGAAACAAAATTAGCAGAATTTTTAAAAACTTCTGGTTATAAACATAATTCAGTCATTAAAGACACTGATTTAATAAGTAATGATAATTTAATATGTAAAACATTTCATCCATATGTAATAAGCCAATGGATAAATAATCCAAAATCATTTTCTATAAAATGGAAATATTGTATATCTTATTTAAACAATAAATTTGTATCTGGTTATTTTAATTTTTTATCAAAATATTTACACTATGGTCCAAATGGTTTTATATCAAAACCAGAAGATGCAGGTGCATTTCCTAAATCTGAAATAACACATAAGTTATTTATTTGATATTATTTTTATATTTGGAAAATAATTTTTAATTATTATTATTTCACACATTTTATTTAATCTCATTATTTTATCAATAATTTCTTTTGAAAAATTCCATGCTAATATAATAATTAGAAATTTTTCAAATTTATCATTATTAAAATGTTCAACCGATACAACTGGAATATTTAATTTTGGTGAATAAAGACCTATTTTTAAAGGATTTTCATCAATAATATAATCTAAAATTATGTCTCCATAACAAATAACAGTCTGACCTTTTGCAGATGCTCCAAAACCGATACATTTATAATTTTTATTTCTATACTCATCTATTTTATTAATCAAATTTTTCAAACAATTTTTTGCATTACTTGAAAAATCTAAATAAGTTTTAATATTGTATAAACCTTTAACACATTCATCCTCAAAAATTTTGTCAATATTTGATGAGTTATTTTTATCTAATTTAATTTCAAAAATATAACTAGTGCCGTGTATATCATTTTCAAAAACATTATTTAATTTTAGTCCATTTCTATTAACTAATTCATTCATTGATTTTGAATTAAAAAAAGAAATATGTTCATGATAAATTGTATCAAACTCGTTGTTTAAAATCATATTTTTTTGAGAAGTTTGAATAAATAATGATGTGGTGTTTTTCATTAAAAATTTACAAGATTGTAAAAAGTCATCTACATTTTGTGTATGTGCAAAAACATTTTGAGCAAGAATAACATCCATTTTAGGTAATTGTTTTGCAATTTCAATATTCCAAAAGCCACAAATAATATTATGTCCTTTATTTTTTGTTAAATTAAATAAATTTTCTGCTGGATCAACTCCGTATGTATTCCAATTTAAATCTTTAAAACAATCCAATTGTGTGCCATCATTACAAGCAATATCCAAAATGTTTCCGTTTTCTATATTTTTATATTCATTGATAAATTTAGCATTATCTTTAAAAAATATCATACCAGTATTACTTGTGCCACTCAAATATTTATAATTTTTAAATAATATTTCAGGATTTATTGAATGTGATAACTGACAATGAAAACATTTTTTACAATAATTTAATTTTAATGGAAACAATTGGTCTTCTTCATTTATATTGTGAAAATTATTAGCGAGTGGTTGTTCATTTAAATCTAATAATTCTGTTATTTTTTCTAAACAACATAAACATTCGTTTATTTTTATACAATTTGAATTAAAACTCATATATAAACAATTATTATTTTTAAATTTATATTTTAACACAAATTATATTGTTATATATTATAAAATTATGAATAATAAAAAATATAAAGATGAAAGAGGAACATTATTTTTTCCTATAAAAAACAATAATTTTTATTCAAAAGAATGCACAATCAGTACAAATAAACTAAATGTTTTTAGAGGAATTCATATTAATAATTTTGATAAACTAGTTACTTGTATAACTGGTAAAATTCTTGATATTATTATTAATTTTGATGAGAAATGTGAAGATTATTTGATCCCAAAATATTATACATTAGACCCATTAACTGATAATTTTCAACTCCTTATACCAAAAAATTATGGTCATTGTTTTTTATCACTTGAAGAAAATTCTACATTAGTTTATCATTTTAATGATTTTTTTTCAAATGAAAATACAAAACATATAAATTATTTGGATCCCTTTTTAAAAATTGAATTACCTATAGAAAATCCAATTATATCCGAAAAAGATTCTGAACTTAATTTTATAAAACCGATAGATTATTTAATTTTTGGTTACACCGGATTTTTAGGTAAAAATCTAATAAATGCACTTGAAAATGCAAATAAAAATTATATTACTAGTAGTTTAAGGTTAAATGAAATTTTACAAATTGAAAAAATTATAAAATTATATAAACCTAAGTATGTAATAAATTGTGCTGGATTAACTGGAACCCCTAATATTTTTTGGTGTGATAATAATAAAACTGAAACAATTGAAACCAATATCATATTTCAAATGACTCTTGTTAAAATTTGTAATGAAAATAATGTTCATTTAACTACAATTGGTAGTGGAGGTATTTTTAACAATGATAAATTTTATGATGAATCTGATGAAGGAAATTATAATAATAATTTTTACAGTAAAACAAGGATAGAATTAGAAAATATGATAAAATATTACAAAAATGTATTATACCTTAGAATTAATTATCCTATTTCAGAAAGCATATCAAATAAAAATTTATTAACTAAATTATTAACTTTTAATGAAATAAATGATGTTGAAATATCAATTACTTATATTGATGAATTATTTCCGATATTGATTGATATGATTGAAAACAAAGAAACAGGTATTTGTAATTTTGTCAACAATGGTAGTATATATTTAAGTGAAATTTTAAAAATATATAATAAATTATCTATTACTAAAAAAGAAATTATTATTTCAAATAAACAAAACAATGACCGTTCTTATGCAAAATTGTCAATTGGATTATTAAAAAAATACAATATTCGGAATATAAACAATGCAATAGAAAATTGTGTAATTAATTATATTAAAAATCAAAATTAGTTATTTAATTTATTTTATTCTTTAGCATAAAATAAATGAATCTATTAGTAACTGGTGGTTGTGGATTTATTGCATCTAATTTCATAAATTATTATTTTAATAAAAACGATAGTGTTAAAATTGTTAATCTAGACGCAATGTATTATTGTGCATCTGAATCAAATATTTCTCAAGAAATACGAGAATCACAACGTTATCAATTAGTAAAAGGTAACCTTTGTTCTTTTGATCTAGTCCGACATATTTTAGAAAATAATAAAATAGACACAATCATACATTTTGCTGCTCAGTCTCACGTGCAAAATTCATTTGACGATTCATTGCAATACACTCAAGATAACATTCTAGGAACACATACTCTTTTAGAAGCGTGTCGTCTTTATGGAAAAATAAATAAATTCATACATATTTCTACAGATGAAGTTTATGGTGAATCTATGATAAAAGAAAATGAAGAAAAAAAAGATGAAAATTCAATTCTATGTCCTACAAACCCATATGCTGCAACAAAAGCTGCTGCAGAGCTAATTGCAAAATCATACTATTTCTCATTCAAAATGCCTATTATTATTACGCGTGGTAACAATGTTTATGGACCTAATCAATATCCAGAGAAACTTATTCCAAGATTTATTAAATTATTAAAAGAGAATAAACCTGTAACTATTCAAGGTGATGGTAGTAATTTGCGCGCATTTTTACACGTTAATGATGTTTGCACCGCCGTAGAATTAATCTTGGAAAAAGGGACAATAGGAGAAATATACAATATTGGAAGTGATGACCATCTAGAATATAGTGTTACACAAATTGCTGAAAAATTAATTAAGCTTTTAAAAAATACAGATGATTATAATAAATGGATAACTTATATTGAAGATAGACCTTTTAATGATAAACGATACCATATTAGCAATGATAAATTAAAACAAATGGGGTGGACAATTGACGTAGATTTTGATGAAGGAATTAAAGAACTCATTCAACTTTAATATGAAGATGTTAGTGTTTTTAAAATTGTTTTCAGTTTCTTTTTATCTAAACAATGATTATCATATGCAACCATCTCATTATGACTTGATAATACCTATAATAAAACTTTGAATATTTTAAAATTATCGTTTAAAAATAATATAAATAATATAAATAATATAAAAATGGAAAGAAGTCATTGTGTTTTTTGTAATAATACACTTTTTTCATTTTCATTTTATTTAATTAATACTATAAATATTATATCAATTAATAAATTTAATCCAAATGAATTAAAAAAATTAAAATTTATTAGTTGTAAAAATTGTGGTTGTGTTCAATTACAAAATTTATTTTTGCAAAGTGATTTATATTTACAACCATTGCAAATATTTGATGGAAATGCATACATAACTCACAATAATTTATTTTGTGAATTTGTTACAAATAATATAAATTTTGAAGAAAAATTATTTGAAATTGGTGGGTCTTATGGTAAATTAGCTAAATTAATAATACAAAAATATAAAGAAAACAATAAAGAAATAACATATAAAATATTAGAATATGATTCCACACAATATCCAGAAATAGATAATATAGAATACATTAGTTATGATTGTGAACTATATGATTATAACAATATAAATACTATTATAATGTCCCACGTATTTGAACATTTATACAATCCTAGAAAATTTATTGAAAAAATAAGTAATACAAATGTTAAAAATATTTTTATTTCTATTCCAGATATGGATAATTTATTAAAAAATAATGATATTAATAATCTAAATATTTTACACACATATTATATAAATACAGGATATCTTGTATCATTAATGAGCAAAAACGGTTTTAAAATGTTAAAAATGTTTAATTATACAAATAATTCTATTTTTTATTATTTTAATAAAAATATAAATACAGATATTATTGAATATACAAATTTAAATTTGCCAAAAAATCAAAAATTGTTTTATAAAAAAATGAAATTAAATATAAAAAATATAATAATAGAAGAGCCATTTTTTATATGTCCATCTGGTTTTTATGGACAGTTTATATATTTTAATTTGAATAAAAATACAAGATCAAATTTACGTGGTTTTTTAGATAGTGATATTTTTAAAATAAATAAAAGATTATCTGGAACAAAAATGAATATTTTTGAAAAAAATGAAATAAGTAATTATAATAAAATAACTGTTTTGATTTCGTCAGTAAAACATAATACAGAAATTAAAAAGGAATTAAGTTTATATAATAATAATATTATCTTTATTGAAATATAAATGAATATAAATAATTTATTTGAATTAACCAATAAATTATTAACTGTAAAAAATACATTTATTTGTATATATGAATTTGGCTTTTTTATCTCAATATTTTCAATGAATATAGATAATTTTATTTGTAACTATTATTCTGATGAATGGTTATATCTTATCAATTATAATTATCCACATAATAGTTATTATCAATTTTATGTTGATAACTATAATTGTAATGTTTCAAATATAAATAATTTTAAAGATATAATTTATTTTGATAAAGATGTAATATCTTTGATGAATACATTTAGCAGAGGTTCTATACATGGATATAGTAGTTTTTATTATACATTAATTACATATTTAAACAATTTTGACAATTATAAAGACAAAGATATTATTTTATATAAAGATACTCAACTTGGCATGTTATCAGTTATAAATTATTTATGTAATATTGGAATAATAACTGCAAATATAATTTATTTAGAAAAAAATACAAAATATAAATTTAAATCTGTAACATATATTCCGAATCATTTTCATGTATTTCAACCTGAATTAGAAAATATGGTAGATTGTTTTATAAAAAAATACAATATAATTAATAATAAAAATAAAAATAAAAATGAAAATGAAAAAATATGCATTATAAAAAGTAGTATTTCAGAGTTTATAACAAATGATGGTGTATTTGATAATAATATAGTAGAACAGTTTTGTAATAAATATAATATAGTAAGAATATTTCCCAATGATGAAATAGAATTAATTAATTTAATACACAATTGTAAAATATTAATAATAAATTATGGTAGCACATTTTTTAAAAATTATGTATATATATCTGATTTATGCGAAAAAATAATAGTAATAGTATATGGTAATACATATATAAATGATTATAATTATTTAAATAGCATTCATACAAATAATTTTCAAGGGAATATATATAAAAAATATAAAAATGCAACAATAACATATTTAACTGTTGATAATAATTTAAATATTAATCCAGAAATATTATTTATATAATAAAATATTATAATGAATGTATTAATTGTAATTTCATCAAAATTTCCAAATGAAAAACTTTACGAATGTATTGAAAAATTATATGAAATACAGATTAATGAAGCATTAGAAAATTATAAAATATGTGTAATTGATAGCGATAGTGATGATTTTATGTATTATAGAAAAATAAATGAAAACTTTCCTAATGTAGAAATACATTTTATAAAAAATAAAAATTACGAATATGGTGCTTGGAAAAATGCACATATTATTTATCCAAATTATGATATATATTTTTGTATTCAAGACTCATACATTATACAAAAAAAAATAGATTTATCTATTATAAATGATAACACTGTATATACTGCACATCGTTTTAGTGGTTACAATGAACATATAGGAATTAAAGAAGAAGGCATACAGTTTTTAAAAGATAGTGGATTGAATTATGAATCAATTATAGATACAGATTTTAATTTAGCTTGGGGAAGTATGTTTATTGTAAATAATTATATAATAACAGATATATTTAAAACTTTACAAATTGAACCAATTAATAAAAATGGTTCGTGTATTTATGAACGAAATTTTGGGATATATTTTATTATTAAAGAAATAAATACAATAAATTTTTTTGATTATTTTATTAAATTTCATAGTGGACGACAATAAATATTATTTTATAATATAAATATAAATATAAAGATTATACATTATATTATTTATAATGTTAGAAATTACAAATAATAATACAAAATTGAACACAGATGAGAATGTTTATGAAAGTTTTAATAATTTTATATTTTCTAATGATGTTAAAGTTATCGGAAAATTATTACATAGATTTGAATATTTCAATAAAATAAAAGATTTGCCAGGAGATATAATTGAAATTGGTGTTTTTAAAGGAAGTGGAATAGCAACATTTTCAAAATTTTTAGAAATATATTGTCCAAATTCAAATAAAAAGGTGATTGGATTTGATATTTTTCAAAATAATAGTGATGAAATATTATCAAAAGATATTGATTTAGATAAAAATAATATGAACACTGTTTATTCTAGAGTAAATATAGACGAATTAACATTAGAAAGTGTTGAACAAAGTTTAATACATATGAATATACATAAAAAATACATTTTAGTAGAAGGTGATGTAGAAGTATCATTGCCATCTTTTTTAGAAAAAAACCCTGGATTAAGAATATCTTTATTATATATTGATTGTGATATTGAAAGACCTACATATTATTCGTTAAAATATTTATGGGATAGAATATTACCAGGTGGAATAATATTATTTGATGAATATGAGCATCATTCATTTAGTGAGTCAAATGGTGTTGATAAATTTTTAAAAGAAAATAATATAAAATATAATATAAAAACAACAAATTTTATGTGTCCAACAGCTTATTTAATAAAAGAATAATTTATAGTTTACAAATAAACTTATATTATAATGTATAAGTTTATTATGTATAAAAATTACACAAGTCCCCATTTTTCAATAGCTATTTTATATTGCTCACAATCGTAATTTTTATCAATTGCAGAACGCATTGCTATTGTGCCATTTTTAGAACCACCTGGATGTCCATGAATTGCTCCACCTGTATTAGCCATAAATTCAATGCTAAACTGATTCTCAATTGCTCCTACTAATCCAGGATGCATTCCACAACTTAATGCAGGCATTACATTATGTTTATACAATTCAGATAATATATTTGATAATTCATCTTTTTCAGTAGAACTATATCCTCCCCACATACCTGCATGAATAAAATCCACACCCATCATTCCTGCAAGTTGACATATAACAGAAAAATCAATTGAAAAACGATGTGTTTTATCTGTTAATATTTTATCTCCTGATTTTTGAAAATGCACAAAAATTGGCAAATCTAGTTCACGAACTGCTTTGTATACACCTAATCCATTCCAAAAATTTATATGAACAGCATTTCCACCTAGTTCATATACTTGTTTTACACGGTTAATTACGTAAGGAAAATCGGAATTTATGCAAACAGCATAAATAACTTTTTTACCAGATTTTTTTATATAATCCATAATCAATGGAACACGAACAGAAATTGGACAAAAATCTGGATTTGATAATATTTCATCTTCTTTAATAAAATTTACACCTCCTTCTACTAATTCTTGAACCATTTTCAATAATATATCTGGTGTAATTCCAGTTTTGGGTTTAATAATTCCACCTAGAATAGGTCTATCTTGAACACCAATATATTCACGAATTCCTTTAATTCCATATTTTGGTCCTAAAAATGCAGATTTTACAGATTCAGGAAATTCTAATTTTAAAAGACGACAATATTTAATGTTATCAATATCTAATTGTCCTCCCATAAGTTGAACCATCAATTGAGTAATTCCATCTTCTTTCCAATTTGTATTTATAACTGGAAAAGCAATGTTTATTAATCCTCTTTTTACAAATTCAAAATTTTCTCTTTTTCCAATAACTTTTGCAGAATAATTAATAAATAGTTCATCTGTTTCCCATTTATTTCTCACATTTGGATTTCCAACACTTTGACCAATTGCTAATTCCCAAGCAGCATCTGCTAGACTATTTAAACCCTCTAATTCATATGTCGCTATAATATATTCTTCTTTATTAATATCTTCTAAAAATATTAAATCCATTATTATAGTTAATTGGAGTGTATTGTATTTATATTAAAATAATTAAATTATATTGAAATATAATAATTTAAAATATAATTCATAAAAATTATATGAATGTTATAATACCAATGGCTGGATTAGGTTCTAGATTTACAAAGTATGGTTTTTCAATGAACAAATATCTTTTACCAATAGACAAGAGAAAAACAAAAATGATTGAAATTGCAATATTATCTTTAAACGTTCCTAAAAATTCTAACTTTATTTTCATATTAAAAGAAGATAAAGAAGAAGATATTTCACTAAGAGAATTCTTAAAAGAATTATGTAAAAAATATTCATATAATTGTAAAATTTTGTCTATAAATTATTTAACAGAAGGTCCTGCCTCAACAGCATATTTAGCAAAGGAATATATTGATAATGATGTCCCATTAATTATATCAAATTCTGATCAAATTTTAGATTGGAACTATAATAATTTTATAAATAAATCAATGAATTATGATGGGTGTGTATTGACGTATAAACCAAATTATGAATTAATAATTGGAAATGTAGATAAACATAGTTTTGTTAGATTTGATGAAATTACAAAAATACCAGTTGAATTTGTAGAAAAAAAAGTAATAAGCAACGAAGCATTAGTAGGGGTTCATTATTATAAAAAAGGAAGTTATTTTATAAAAAGTGCAGAATATATATTTTTTAATAATATACGTGCTCCTAATGGAGAATTTTATTTATCGTATACATATCAAGCATTAATTAATATGAAATACAATATTGGAACATATTGTTTATCTGAAACAGAATTTTTTTATCCAGTTGGAGAACCAGAAGATTATTTTAAATATTATAATTCTACGTCGTTATTTTTTTATACAAATATTTTAAATTACAATATTATAAATAATAATTTTTTTATTATATGTGAAGGAGTAAAAAATGATACAATACAATTATCTAATTCATTGTTTATTCCATTTACAGATTCTTATAAAAATGTGTATTTAACTGGTGAAAATATGAATTATAGATTTACAGAAAATATGTATTATTTAAAAATACCAAATATAAATTATACAAATGAAAAAAGCGAAAAATTAATTGATTTAAATAAATATACTAGAGGTTGGCTAATTGGTAATTTTGAACCAAGTATAAAAAAAACTACTGATTTTGAAATAGGTATTTTAAATCATAAAAAAGATGAAAAATGGGACTTTCATTATCATTCAGAAACTAAAGAAATAAACATATTATTATCAGGAGAAATGATTATAAATAATATACCAATATTTAAAGATACAATATTTATTTTTGAAAAAGATATTATTTCGTGTCCTTTATTTATAACAGATTGTGTTGTTTTATGTATTAAATTACCATCTTTACCTAAAGATAAAATTATTATTTAAATTTTTTATAACATTTTTTCTATTTTATCAATATAATCACTGCAAATCCCATACCCTTTTTCAAATAAAAAATTATTCCATTCTGGCATTAAAATAATACAACGTTCTGAGTTTTTCATTTTTGGATAACACCATATATATTTATGACTTGTTAATGTGTATTCATCCGATTGATGCCAAAATATATTTAATTCTGGGAACTGTATTAGAAAATCAAATGCTTCAAAATTTTTACAATGAATCCATAGTTTATTTGCATTTTTTAATAAAAAATCAAAATCTATATTATAATTCGGAGAATCGTGTCCTAAATAAAAATTATTATCAATATATCTTATATCTATTTCACAATCATATCCGAATGATAATGTTTTTAATATATATTCTGGGTTGTTCTCCATTTCAGGGTTTGGACCATTTATATTTCCACGATGTGATATTAATCTCATATTTATAAATAAACTAGAATATATTATTTATATTAAAATATTAATAAAATAATTTTAATTACACTATAAGATAATAAAATTATATTCTAGTTTATTTATAAATAAAATCCATTAAAAATCATTAAACTTTAATATGAAGATGTAAGGGTTTTCAAAATTGTTTTCAGTTTCTTTTTATCTAAAGACTGATTATCATATGCAACCATCTCATTATGAACGGAAAATTTTGATTTCAAATAAGTATAATCAAGTATTTCTAATTCACAATCGCAAATTTTAATATTATTTATTTCAATACTATACTTTGTAGGGTCTACATCATAATCATTCAAATTATTTGTTAAAATCATAATAAGCGATACTAATGAATTCAATCTAGAATAATCATAAATATATTCATATGACAAATTTTGTATTTCAGCATTGGAAATTGGTCTACGTGTGCCATAAAGATAATAATTTTCTTCAATCTCATCATATAAAACAATTAATTCGCTATCTTTTTTACCATCATCTTCAAATTCAACAAGGTGTAATGCGGTATATGTAGTTATTGTCATCTTCTTATAACAATATGAAAAAATATTTTTATATTGTTTATAATTATTATTTATAATTGATATTTACAGTCAAAATTTATTAAATAATTATCTTCGGTTGAATGCATTTGCCCTAATATCTTCTTTATAATTTTCACACTCAGAAAATCCTTTGTCAGAATCACATCTTTCTTTTTCTTCTAACTCCAACACTGACTCTGTAGATAAATCAAAACTAATGACAGTTTCCTTTAACATTTTTGGTTCATCTGGTGCTTTTTTTTCAGTTTTGAACAAATTATTCATATTTCTAACTTCAGGTTTGTCTAATTCTGGGTAGAATAATTTATTTATATGCTCATCATCTCTCAATCTAATAGAATAATCTTGTTGAATATTATTACGTCCAATACGTCCAAATGCTTGGATAATCTTTTCTTGTGTCAACATCAAATCTTTGCTCAAATAACCGTGACAAAACTGGTAATTTGTTCCATAAATATAATCACTTGAAGCTAAAATCAAATATAGCTTTTGTTGGTCAGCAAGTTTCTTCATAATTTCAGTATATGCAATACTTGTATGTGTGCTGAAGACTCCGACTCCCATAAGAAGCAGAATTTTCCAAGTGCTATCTACATCTTTGATTGCCATAATGTCCAATACAATACCTTCATCAATATCACTAGTAAATGAACGTGTAGAATCCATATCACTAGCCCATTTTCTGATATGAAGTTGTTTATTTGGAATAAATGTCTCGTTCAACTCAGCATTTTTTATCATAGATTGGAGCGCATCTATTTCTGTTTTAATTTTATCAACACCAACATCACTCTTACCATTTTCTTTGTCTTTTTTCTTATCAGTTTTCTCATTGTGTTTCTTTTTATCCTTTCCTTCTCCTCCTGCTCCCTTTGAATTTTTTTCTATTGTGTCTTCCAATTCGTTTTCCAACTTTCCAATTTTTATATTTAATGCATTATTAAAATCAATCTTCTGCATAATGTCATCCATTACTAATGCCGGAATATTTGCTTGTTGAATACAAAATTTTGCAATTTTGTCCACATTATTTGCCAAGAATATAGTCGGACCATCCGTCAATGTATAAGCATCTTTTGTAGTAACATAAATCGCGCAATTTCCTTCATCTTTTGTATTTGTAATATTTTCACTTTCTGTTGAAGGTAATATTTGTTCACTGTTCATTCTCATAAGAGCTCCGCCTCCACCACCTGAAATACTCTTATTTAAACTTATTCCAGGTCCAATACTTGAAGTCTTTCTTATGAAATTTCCAGATGAATCTATTTGTTCATTGGGTAAAATTCGCTTTTTCTTTTGACTTTTCATATTCACATAAACTGCACCCCAAGTTCCACCATTTATTTTTTGTAACACGTCCAAGTAATGTATTTTAATTCTCTCCATTGTAACATCTTCTAGACCTGAAAATCTTCTTGCAATTTTCATACTTGGTGGCATAAAATTGTTCTTCTCAACATACATAATAAGCGAAACTACTTCTTTGAGGTCAAAATATCTTAAAATTGTAAGATTTTCTTCACAGTGCTTGACAATTTTTAATATTTCTTCAAATTCTTCGCTCAAATAATGTGGCAACACAACATAACCATTCTTATTAATCAATGGTATTGATTTTTTGCAATCATTGCTAACAATATTGTGGATTTGAGAGCCTGGGAATTTCTCTCTAAAATCAGATATCGTTTCGCAAAGTTCGTGTAACTTAGGAAGTGTTGCCGATGACAATATCATATTTGGAATTAAGTTACTGGACCAATTATTCTGAATAACTTGATGTAACTCGTGGGACTCATAATCAAGCGTTATTGTTGGTTCATCCCAATAAACAATAATATTTTCTTTTTGGTTGAATGCTAACATATAATACATTGCAGGTAAGTAAGACTTCAAATCACAAATCATTATTTCTACTTTATCTCCAACACTGTTGTCAACCTTTCCTATTCCACCAGTTCGTCTGTTTATTGTGTAATCCTTCGCTGCAAAATAATGTAGACGAATATCATCTGCACTGGCACATCCAAATGCAAATGCAATCTTTTTGTTTACTGAGATTGCTGCTTTAGCCAAAGCTAAACCTACGTGTCTTGCAGCACAAACGAATATTATTTTATTTGATTCAGAAAGGCCGATTGGCGATAACGTTTTTCCTGTTCCAGTTGGCGCAATATAAAGGCAGAGTTTTGGTCCTGGAGTTTTCATAACAGTGAATATATCCTTTTGATGTTTGTACAACATCATATCCTCATACTTCAAAATAGTCATATTTTTTTCAATATAATCCACTGCATTTTCAATTACTTCGCAAATATCAACATCATCTTCAATCCCAGAAATAACCTTATTGACTATTGAGATAATGTGTCTATTAAGCTGACTGATACTGTTGCGAATCAATTTGAACATAGTGAAATAATGCAGCATCCACTTGCTCTTCTTACCCTTCTTGAAATATTTTATTACAGATTCTACTTCATCAATCAACAAATATTCAAAAGCATTATTTGGGTTCATCTTTGATGGGTCATTCTTCTGCAAACGAATCAAATCTGCCTTCTTAATTGCTGGAGATGAACTTACAGATACTGACAAATATTCGCATTCATATTTCTTTTTAAGGCTCCCAATTTTTTTAGCAAAATATAAATTATACAAATGGTCCTCCATTTCAGAACTGTATTCAATCTTTAAGAACGACATTAATGATAAGACGTCATTATATTTTATATTTACGTTATGATAACCACGTTTGATAAGTTCCAATACTGCCTTCTCATTTTCAGATACAGGCACCTCAATTGAATTCCACTCTGATTTGGTAAGTTTGGTTTGATTAAGATTCATTCTTGATTAAATTACTTCTTGGTATTATAATATGTTGCAATTCCTTTAATTTGCTTTTTTGAATCAATTTTTTTAGTAATATTTAATTACAGGATTGGAACTCTTGAATATGTAATAAATATAAAATTGAAGTAGTATAAAAATATAACGCTAATTGTATAATCAATCTGAAAATATGCCAATTATTATTTCAATTGACGGAAACATTGGTGCAGGAAAAACGACTCTGTTCAAACTATTAAAGGATAAGTTCACAGTTCGTCAAAATTTTATATTCTTAGAAGAACCAGTGTCTGTTTGGCAATCTATACAAGATGAATCAGGTAGAAGCTTATTAGAATTATTTTATGAAGATTCATCTTCTTGGGGATTTTCATTTCAAATAGCAGCATTTATAAGTCGTCTTGCGATTCTTCAAGAAACTCTTAGAAATAATCCAAATGCGATTATTATTACTGAACGAAGTTTAAATACTGACCGATACGTATTTGCGAAAATGCTTTATGAACAAAATAAGATAAACAGTATTGATTACCAGATTTATTTGAAGTGGTTTGATACTTTTACAAAAGACTATCCGGTTAGTAAACTAATATATGTTAAAACTGACCCAGTAGTTTGTTACAAAAGAATAAAAGAAAGGGCTAGACAAGGAGAAAATATAATTCCGCTTGAATATTTAGAATCCTGTCACGGATATCACGAGAATATGATAAATATTTTTGAGAGAACAAATGTTACTTTCATTAATGGAAACATAGACATTACAACAAATCCTGAGGCTATAAGAAGTTGGATTGAAAATATAGAAACTGCATTATATGAATATATGCATTTATAAATTTATTGAAATTATTATCTACCTACCAATATTTACTTTAATTAAATATAAATCTTTGAATTCAGTATTTTTTTTGATAAAATAATCATCAAAATTTATACCCCAATGTTGATATTTATGTATATCTCCAAATAATGAATCATTTTGTTCTTCTTTTTGTAATAAACATCCAATTACTCTTTCAAAACTACATCGGTTATAACGTGTTAATACAAGATCCAATAATTTACTCAAATCATATTTTTTATTAATATAACTAAGAAATTTATGTGTTATAATAGTCATTCCACCGAAACATCCTTTCCATAAACTTTTATTTTCATAAAATTGTAATAAGTTATCATCATTAAATAATTTTATCATTTTAGTTTCATCATCTATTTGATCCCAATTATGTTCAAAATTCCAAAGTGCGTTATAGTTATCAACTGTAAAATCTATATATTTATTTATAAATACTGAATCATGAATGATTATAGCAGTATCAAAAAATTTATTATTTGCATAATAATAATAAGGTAATAATTCACCTCTTCTAATATATTCACTATTTATAATAGTTGTATTGTGTAATTCTTGTGTTAATAATAATATTTCTTTATTGCTATTATCATCAATTATTACAATTGGTATTTCAGGGTAATATTTTCTAATACAATTATAACAATTTACCCATAAAAAATTATGTTCCAGTATATTAACATTTCTTAAAATGATAAAACCGTATGATTCCATAATAAAATATAAATTATCAATATATTTAAATATTCAAATATAAACATGTATATTACACCGACCAAAAAGAAAAATGAGACAAAATATAGTTAGTTATTATTTATATATTTTATAACTATGTTTCAGGTAATTTGTTAGATGTTCTTTTGTTATTTTCTTATCTAAAATATTAGTAATTACCTTATAAATATCCTCATATGTATTTGGGCTTTCCTTTTTGATATAATGTTTTAATTGACTGAAAAATTCTTCAATTGAATTGGTTTCAGGATGGTAAGGCACACTATATAATAAATGATTATTGTCATATTCTATTTTTTCTTGTATTAGTTTTGATTTATGAATAACAGCATTATCCATTATTACCAATTTTATATCAACGCCAAACTTAACTTTGAAGAGAAAATTACAAGAAACATTTAAGGTTTATAATATAGATGAATTTAGAACATCTTGTTTGTCATATAAAACAGAAGAACCTTGTGATAATTTATATTTGAAATTCAAAAAAGACCCAAAACAAAAAGAACGAAAAATACATTCTATCCTAACATATCAAATGGAAAATAATAGGAAGGGATGTATCAATCGTGATAAGAATGGATGTAAAAATATCCAAAAAGTATTCAACTTTTATATGGAAACAGGAGAAAGACCTGAAAAGTATAGAAGAGAATACAAGTTCCAATAAAATAGACTAACCATTACAGAAATGTAATTGTCAAATATGTCTAATGCCCTTTAGGGTGCTTTTACACTATTAAGAAGGAGAATAACAAATTTTTTATTTTTTATAAAAAGTTTGTCTCATTTTTCTTTTTGGTCGGTGTAATATATGTCAACAAATCAAAATTTAAATTTAGATAACGAAATAACAAAAGAAATTATTGTTTATTGTCCTCATTGTTTAGAGCCTAGTATTATTGAAAAACTAAATTGTTGTATTTTTCGTCACGGTATAATAATAAAAACCGGACAACAAATGAATCCTCACGCAAGTAAAGAAGAATGTGATAATTTAATTAATAATAATGAAATTTATGGTTGTGGTAAACCATTTAGAATTATTAAATCAGAATTAACTGGATATATAACTGAGGTGTGTGATTATATATAATTTTTATTTAAAAACAAATTATTTAAAATTGTATTATGATTTTCAATAATTGTGTAAAAATAATAGATTGTTTTATTTTTTATAATGAAATTGAAATGCTTAAATATAGACTTAATATTTTAAATGAAATTGTAGATTATTTCATAATAGTAGAAGCTACACATACACATACTGGAAAAGAAAAACAGTTATTTTATAATAACAATAAGCCCCTCTTTGAAAAATATAAAGAAAAAATTATACATATTATTGTAGAAGATTTCCCAAAAAAATACCCAGATATTAATATTGAGAATAATGAGCAATTGCAAAATGAAAATTTTCATAGAAACTGTATTTCTCGTGGAATAAATAGACTTAAATACAAAACCAAATTACAAGAAGAAGACATTATAATAATCTCTGATTTGGATGAAATACCCAACCCAAACACTCTATTAAAAATAAAAAATAATGAAATTATTGTTGAAATACAATCCCTTGAAATGGATTTTTACTATTATAATTTAAATACAAAATTAAATGAAAAATGGTACAGTTCAAAAATAATTTCATATAAAAAATTCAAAGAATTGAATGTTTGTTGTGAATATATTCGTAACCCTGAGAGGTATTTTAATAAAAGTTGGGAAATTATTGAAAAGGGTGGATGGCATTTATCTTATTTTGGTGATGTTAATTTTATAAAAAATAAGTTAGAAGTGTTTGCACATCAAGAATATAATAATAATGAATTTAATAATTATAATAAAATAGAAGAAAAAATTAAGAATTCAGACGATTTGTTTGACAGAAAAAAACTAATGAAAAAAATTCAAATCTCTGATAATTATTATCTTCCTCCACAATACGAGACATATTTAACTAATTTTTTTGAAATTGTTAATTCTCGTGAAATGATTTTTTATTCGCAGTGCTGTGAAGACAAGTTTTTATATGAAAATTATTTTAAAAATAAAAGAAATGGTATTTACATTGAACTTGGTGCATTAGATGGCAATCTTTATTCCAATACAAAATTTTTTGAAGATTATTTAGATTGGACTGGTATATTAATTGAGCCAAATCCAAATCAATTTGAATCATTAAAAATAAATAGACCAAATAATTTTTTATTCAATAATTTGGTAAGTAACGAAAAGGACGAACTTCGTTTTAGGTATTTTGTGAATTACCACGCAGCAGTTTCTGGTGTAGAAAATACATTATCAAAAGAAAATATGGATGTATATTTTGAAAGTAATAATGATTTTCATAGATCATTGCCTCAAAATACAATAAATATGAAACCATTAACACTTACAGAAATTATCAAAAGCACAAATATAAGTCATATAGACTTATTATCATTAGATGTTGAAGGTCACGAATATGAAGTATTACAATCCTGGGATTTTTCTATACCAATTTATTTGATTCTTATTGAGACACTAGGACAACAACCTGAAAAGGATGAATTATGTAGACAATATTTAATTAACAATGGATATAGATTTGATACTAAATGTTCACATAATGAAATTTATATTTTAGATAAAGTATAAATAACTTAATTATTATAATTTATGAAAATTATATAAACATATTTTATAAATAACATAAAATGTGTTTCTTTGATTTGTGTTGCAAAAAAATTGACAATAAAAAAATAGATTATAGTGAATTAGACGCAATTTCGCAACAATTCAGAATTATACAAAATAATTCAAATGCAAAACTTGGTGCATTACAAGAAAAATATAAGAGGCCTAATGAAACAACTCACAGATCTAGAATAATAAAAAAATAGTAATTATTGTTAACCATTTTCAAGAAGTGCAATATTAAGTCTTTTGCAAGGTTTATATTTTAATATGTCTAGTTGTTTACTTGTAGTTGGAAATTCATCTGTTCCATAAATATCTTGTAATAAAAGCCATTCAAAAATACCTCCAATATAAATATAAGTATTTATAAACCCAAGTTTCAATAATTGTTCATATTTTTTATTTGCAGTTTCATCATTACAATTACGCCCATAAACTATGATTCTTATAGACTTATTTCCATTACGCAACAATTTATTCATAAGTGCTTCTTCTTGTTGTGGAGTAATTGTATTACGAATAAGACAATTCTGTTCTCCTTCAGGAAGGGTATTTATTAGTATATAAGATTCCGGATTTTTATAAATAGTTTGCATATCTTCAAAATTTATTTTTTGCGTGGATATGGAGTTTCCCATAATTTGAATATAAAATATATTTTTAAATTATGTTTTAAACGGTTTATATTTTGAAATATATCAACATATTATTATTTAATTAAAATTCACAACAATTTCCACCTTTTCTTTTTTGATACTCTTTGTAGCTGATACTGATAATTCCTCACGTTTTTTTCTTGTCTTAGTATTCGCATCTGTAGTTGTCTCTTTGCGCTTAGACGTGCTGTTACGACTATTCATATCTTTCTCAATGTCAGCATAATTGTTCTCAATATATTCAATAATTTTATTTTCTAGGGTCCATTTGAAAAAATTTAACTGGCCAATCGTGGTCTCAATAAATGCTCCATCTTTATAAGGAATGCTTATGCGCTCCCAGCGACAAAATGGATCAAAACGATTTTTACTGTAAGCTTTTAATTTTAATTTGTAATCCACATAAACTTTGAATCTTCGTTCTATACCATTAGAATCTGTAATTTCATATAATGTATAATATTTTTTCGCATAATTTGTTGCAAACCAATCTACAATTCTGAGAGAAATCTTTGATTCACCAGTAATAATCTTAAGCATTCTATTGAGATTATCTTCATTTTTATAAAATTCCATTAAATTATTTAACAATAAATCATTTTGAGTTATATAACTTGTCGATGACATTTTGAATTATTATTTAATATTTTTTTAAATAGTAATTTCAGCATTTATTTTTTATTTGTCTTTCTTTTATTTGATTTCTTGGATTTTTTAGATTTATTGTTGGATTTCTTAGACTTTTTTGTTTTCTTTGATTTCTTTGATTTCTTTGATTTCTTATGTTTTAATCCCCACGCTGCAGCAAAATGTAGAGGGTCAATATGAGATAAATTATGTATTAAATAATCATCAACTCTTTCAAGAAATTCACGATATGTAAAATCTAATCGTTTATCATCAAATTCTATTCTTTGAACTCCCTCTCTGTATCCAGTAAAATTATCGATTTTTATTGAACTATATTTTCCTATTTCTTTAGGATATCCTTCTATATAAATTAAATACCTCCTTACTACAGTTCCACTAGTTATTTCTCCAGATGATGTCATTGCATAATGATTTAATAAAAAAGCTAACATAAATGCAGGGTCATCTATATTAGCTCCAGCAATATCAATATATAAATTAGTAATTTTATCTAATCTCTCATCGTCAATTACATATTCTCGTTCTCTATCATCTAATCTACTATCACTATAATGCACTTTAAAAACACGAACAAGAATTTGTTTTAATTTTTCTTTGGTATCAATAAAAATTGGATCTACGTGTTCTTCACTACCTTGAATATCCATCTCTTCAACACCAGAGGTTCGTGATCTTTTTTTACTCATTTAATATATAGTAATATTATTTATTATTTTCTAAATATTTCTCTCTTTCACTACTTGTTGAAATAGGTTTTAAAAAATTCTCTTGGACATTTACATCATCAATATAAGAATTATTTGCCAAGAAAGGATTAAAGCCTACTTGGCCAACCATTTCACGTTCCGCCATTTTATTAGATGTTTCTTCTCTCTTATTTGTTGTTTGAAGAGAGAAAGAATTAGAACTACTAGAAGAACCAAAATAATTTATTCCCCAATTATCATTCTCTGTTAAGAACGCTTGTTCATACGCGCTTTTTTTATTTATATTATTGTATTCTTCCATTTCTCTATCAAAATCTAGTTTTTCTTCATCAAAATCTTCTTGACTTTTTCTAAATCGTGCACTTCTTTGATATGGTTCTCCAATGCTCCATTTCCACTCTTTCGCACCTTTCTTCATATTATTATTCGTATTTTGTATTTTCTTCATTTAAACCCAATGTATCATCTATTCCATCTTTCTTTACAATACAAAGTTGTTTCGTAAATAAAAATGCATCCTTGCTTGTTCTACGTCTTCTTAAATTGCAAGAGAGACACGAAATAACACAGTTACCTGAATTATGTCCGATGTCATTGTCAATTCTATCAAGTGTCCATTGTTTACTTTCTCTCACAACATCGTATAAAATTAACATTTTTTCCTTGCAATAATAACATTCTAATTTACAATTCTTCAACAAATCAAGCACTTCATCTAACTTGATAAATTTATCGGTATTAAGACGTTTTTTAAGAATATCTTGTTGTTTATAACTTGAAATCTTCTTTGAAATCAATTCAAATGCTATTTTATAATGATTTTTTTCTGAATTTTTTAAAAAATCCTTTTCTGATTTTTTATATGTTAACAAATCAGACAATAAAATTGTCTGGTCGGATTCTTGAAAAAAATCAATAGGGATATCCCATCCTTCTGAATCCTTCTTTTTTTTAATTACAATAGGCTCTTTTTTCAATTTTTTGATTTGATATTTATTGCTTGTTCCAGTGATTAATACATTTTTATTCTCTTCCATTATAGTATATAAATTATAATATATTTGCGATTCAGAGTTAAAGTTAAATTATTATAATAATATAAAAAGATGTCATCAACTAATGATTTACAAGATACTTCAGAAGATAAACCAGAAGAATGCATTGAACTCAAAAATATTAAATATAAAACAATGCTTTTAAGTGGAAATATTATTCACGAAATTAAATCATCAAACGATTTAAATAATCTAGAAAAATTCTTAGAAGATAATAAAACAAGAAATCAAAGTGAACCCTGGAGTAAATTGGATAAAACAGTTAAAACCAAAAAATTATTAATATTTGCTGAAAATTATTCAAAGGAAAAAAATTATGAACCAGATGAGATAAATATTTTAATTGCATTTTTAAAAGATTGTTTAGATCGCAAAAGGCTTCAACGTGTTAAAGATGTTGATTATGATAAAACAACTGGAGAGATAAAGGATATTCCTGCACTACATTTTAATAAATCAAATAAACATTTCACGTTAAAGAATGTTGATAAAAGGATATCTACATTAAAAAGTCTTTCACAAAAGAAAGTAAGGATTACAATCAAAAATGTTAAGGATAATTTATCTTCTTCTGATTCAGATAAAGAAGATTAGAATATTACAAGATAAAAGGAAAATTGTATAAATTAAACATATAGAAACTATTTTATAATATATATATCTAACAAATACATATATTATGCGATTATCAGATTTAAAACCATTAAAATGCATATTGCATACGATTATTCCAGAAGAGCCACCTAAATATGTAATAAAAGACAATTATGAAATTGAATTTTTGGAAACTTGCTTGGAACTCATAAGTGATTACATTGATGAAAACCCTACGGCAATTTCAGAACCTGAATTTGAAGAAGATATGTTTGATGATATTAAGGAATTATTTACTATCCATTTTTATGGAGACCCCTTTTTTAATGATAACGCTGAAGAAGAAATTGATGAAATTATTGATATTGCGTTTTCAATGTTTTACGAACAGATTATGCCAAGACGTTTCCAAAATGGAACATCATATGAAATAATTCGTTCTGAAAAACAAATAAAAAATTTAGAGGAAAAAATCAAAGCACTCAGTGAATTGGAACAACCTGAACAACGCACTCCAGAATGGTATGAATACCGTCATAATCTTATAACTGCAAGTAATGCATACAAGGCATTTGAAAATCAAACTGTTCAAAATCAATTAATATATGAAAAATGCCAACCATTGTTTGTTCCACAATCAGATTCTTCAGAATTTACATTAGTAAACACGAATACTACACTACATTGGGGGCAAAAATACGAACCTTTATCTGTTATGATATATGAAGACAAATATAAAACAAAAGTCGGAGATTTCGGATGTATCAAACATAAACAGTTCTCTTTTTTAGGTGCATCACCAGATGGTATAAATATTGATAAAAACAGTCAAAGATATGGACGAATGCTTGAAATTAAAAATATTGTAAATCGTGAAATAAATGGTAATCCAAAAAAAGAATATTGGGTTCAAATGCAGTTACAAATGGAAACTTGTGATTTAGATGAATGCGATTTTTTAGAAACAAAATTTGTAGAATATGTAGATAGAGACGCATTTAATCAAGATTCAGATGAAGAAGATGTTTGTATTTCTAAAAATGGCGAAATCAAAGGAATTATTATTCAATTCATTACCAAAGAAGGTAAACCGTATTATGAATATAAATCTCTTGATTTAATTAATAAAAATGAAATTGAAGAATGGGAGGAAAAAACACTTCAGTATTATCAATCAGAAGAATACAATTATACGTATGTTAAATTCATTTATTGGAAATTAGAAGAAATTAGTTGCGCACTAGTTCTTAGGAATAAAAAATGGTTTCAAGATAATATTGGCCAAATTCAAAATATTTGGTCAATTATTGAAAAAGAGAGAAATATTGATCATTCACATAGAGCGCCAAACAAAAGAGTTAAAAAACAAACAGAAATTGAACCAAATCATATATTTAAACCTATTTTAAATGTCATCAAAATAAGAACGGAATCTTTTGATGAAACAAATGCTATTATGAAATAGTTGTATTATGTAAAGAAGGATAATGATTAATTAATTTATTTATAATTATACTTGTTAAAAAATAAGAATTAACAAAAATTAATAGATTTACAAAGAAATTTAATTCATATTTTTCAATTAAATTGAATGTTTCTAGAATAATTAACAACAATGAATTCATTATTATACTATATGCCCTAGATTCATATTTAAACTCACTTGATTCTTCAGGAAACCCAAATTCTTCAAAATATATTGAAACTGGAATAAATAATATAAAAATAATTTTTATTAAATCAAAATTATAAATAATTATTTTTTTATAAAGTAATATACATAAAAATATTATAAAATACAAATAATAATACCAAAAATTATCATCAAATTTTTTGCAAAAATTTGATACTAATAATGATAACATAACAATTATTCCTAAAATACTATCATTAAATATACATAAAAAAGTTAATAAAAATATACATATTTTTATTATAAATATTAAATAAGTATTAATATTTAGTTTTAAATCTACAAAATCATCATATAATTTTATGAAAATTCCTAAAAAAAGGGAATAATATAAATATAATTGCATTATTATTTTTATATAAAAAAAATACAAATTTATAATTTATGAATATATAAATGAAAAAATATACTTTATCTTTTTTACTTTCGTTTATGATTCTTTTAGTTTTAATTACAATGTATATTAACAATATTAAAGAACCTATGGCCGCACATTATAGTGGGGGAAGCTCTAGTTCAAATAATTCAAGCAGTAGTGGAGGTGGTGGTGGTGGAGGTGGTAAAGGTTCTTGTTCAATTATGTAATTATTAAAATGTTGGAAGTTCTGGTCCTAATTGTGTTCCTAAAAACAAATTTTGTGGGGCAGTGTAATAACCAACTCTAACAGAAGTTGGAGTTACTGGAGAAGAAGGGGGGAGAGGTTTTGAAATATTAGATGCAAATTGTTTATCTTTGTAGAGAGCTCCACAAAACTCTGCAGGTCTGCATTCACCATCATCAGGATTATTTCTATACTTAAGATTATTTGTTATTTGTTCAAATGAGCCGACTCTAAATACAGGGTAGTACCACCAACTTTCAGCATAAGTATTACGACTTACATCTTTGTTTCCGGTAAAAGGAAAACTATCTGTTAAAATAGGAAGTTCTGCACTTTCTGGATAACTTCCTGGTATAAGTTCTAAATTATTATTAGAATAGCCTTCTTTGTTTACAATAAAAGAGGATGCAATTACGGCTGTTAATAAAATAGATAAAAAAAATATTGTCTTATTATTAAAATTCATATATATAATACTTATATTTTATTTATTGTTCAAAATTATCTGGGTCTAATTCATATTCTTTTACTTCTGATTGTTCTTGTTCTAATTCTCTTGAAGAAACAGTTTCACTATATTCAAAATTTGAAAATATATTTTTTATTTCTGGCTCTGGCTCTAGCTCTGGTTTTGGTTTTGGCTCTGGTTCTGGCTCTGGTTCTAGTTCTGGTTCTGGTTCATAATTTAGGTTCGCATTTAAATTGGCATAAAATGCCTTCACTTTTTTATTAACTAAAATCTTTGAAGGATTAAATGATGTTAAATACAATCCATCTAATGATTTCACACGCGAAAGAGCAACATAAGTCTGACCACACTCAAATATACCATTTCCTGCATCTATTTCTGCTGCATAAAGAGTTGAACCTTGCGATTTGTGAATAGTAATAGCCCACGCTAATATAAGAGGAATTTGTGATAATCCGATTCCTGGTATACGTTCACTAAGCCATATGTGAGGTCCCATCTCTCTTTCACATCCATTGCCAAATTTAACAACAGGAAATCCTAATGCACTTATTCTAATAACAACACCTTGGCTTCCATTACATAGCATTGGACTATCATCAATTCCTGGTATATTAATAAGACACATCACATTTGCACCAATCTTTATATTAATTATATCGTCACAAACCATATTATCGTGCATATATTTTAATTCGTATTCAATTTCTGCTTCAGAAAAGTGAATTCTTAGTTTTTTTTCATCTTCTGTCATTGGCAAATTATTGCAAAATTTTATTTGATATTGGACAGTCTCTGAGTTTTCAATTAATGCCATTTCATAAGAATTAATTGTATCAACTTGGTTTCGTGTAGGCAATAATTTAGTTGGTTTTATCAATAAATCAGGCGAAATAACACGACCTACGTGTTCTGTCAATTTATCACAAGATTTGCGAGTAATTTTTCCTTCGCGGATTTGATTCAAAATTTTAGCATATTCATCGTCTTTTTGTCTAAATATTTTCTTCAATTGAATTTGACAATTTACATCAAATGTTTCATTCCACAATTCTGATTCAAAACAAAATTTACTACTTTCAGGATCATCTCTATTTCCAACTGGAGGCAGTTGAAAGAAATCTCCTGTAAATATTAATTGAATTCCTCCAAATGGTAGATGGGATGCTCCTCTAATAGTTCTCCCAATTTTGTCCAATAATTCAAATAATTTATAGGATAGCATACTAACTTCATCTACAACAAGAACGGATGTACTTTTCCAATTTTTTAAACTTCTTATATTTGTGCATACTTTTTTTATAATTTGTTCTATTGGACCTTTACCTAATCCAATTCCTGCCCACGAATGAAGGGTTCTTGCTTCACAATTAAGCAAAAGTGCTGCACGTCCAGTAAGAGCGGTAATTTGTATTTTCTTTTTATTTTTTTTGGAATTTTCAAATATTTTTCTTATTAATTCTGACTTACCTGAACCACCAGGTCCTGTAATAAATATATTCTTTCCTTGTATATATTTATTATATGCAATTTGTTGTTCATTTGAAAGTTCAATATTCATATATTGATTCGCTAATAAATATGTAATTATTTGTTTAAGATGTTTATATAATCAATTTTATTTGAAAATTATATTATTACTATTATTACTATTATTACTATTATTACTACTATTAATATTAATATTCATTGAAATAGATTTAAAATTTTAATAATTAATAATACAATAAATTATGAATACACAAACCGAGATTTTGAATAATGATATGAGGGTTACTAAAAGAGATGGAACTACAGAAGATATTGCATTTGATAAGATTTTAAACAGGGTTAAAAAATTAGGACAAGAAGAAAATATCCAAATTAATTATTCATCTCTTGTTATGAAAGTTATAGACCAGCTTTACGATAAAATCCCAACAACGCGTATTGATGAACTAACCGCAGAACAATGTGCAGCTCTTTCAACAAATCATCCTGATTACGGAATTCTTGCTGGTAGAGTAATTGTAAGCAATCATCAAAAAAATACATCTTCTTCTTTTTCTGAAGTTATGGAGAATTTATATAATTATAAAGATTTCAATGGAGAACATTGTCCGATTGTTTCTGAAAATTTATATCAAGTTGTAATTGATAACAAAGAACTTATTGATTCATTTATTGATTATAACCGAGATTATTTAATAGATTATTTTGGATTCAAAACTTTGGAACGTTCATATCTTTTCAAGATTAATGGAGTTACTGTAGAGAGACCACAACATATGTGGCTTAGAGTTGCAATTGGTATTCACGGAAAAGATTTGAATGCTGTAAGAGAAACGTATGAATTAATGTCTCTCAAATATTTTACCCACGCCACACCAACTCTTTTTAATGCTGGAACTCCTAAGGCTCAACTTAGTTCCTGTTATTTGATTGCAATGGAATCGGACAGTCTTGAAGGTATATTCAGCACATTAACTGACTGTGCTCATATATCTAAATGGTCTGGTGGTATTGGTTTGCATATTCATAATATACGCGCAAATAATTCCCTTATAAGAGGCACAAATGGTCAATCTTCTGGGATTGTTCCAATGTTGCGTGTTTTCAATAATACTGCTAGATTTATAAACCAAGGAGGTAAACGAAACGGATCGTTTGCTATTTATTTAGAACCTTGGCATTCAGATATTGAAGATTTCTTGGAAATGCGCAAAAATCACGGAGATGAAGAAATGCGAGCCAGGGATCTTTTTTACGCTCTTTGGGTTTCTGACCTTTTCATGGAAAGAGTTAAATCTAATTCTAAATGGTCCCTCTTTTGTCCAAATGAATGCCCTGGATTAGCAAATGTATATGGCGATGATTTCGTTACTCTTTATGAAAAATATGAATCTCAAGAAAAGGCTCGTAAAACAATAAATGCGCGAGACTTATGGTTTCGTATTTTGGATGCACAGATGGAAACAGGCACGCCTTATTTATTGTACAAAGATTCAGCAAACAAGAAAAGCAATCAGAAAAATCTAGGGACTATTATGAGTTCAAATCTTTGTTGCGAAATTATGGAATATTCTGATGATAAAGAAACAGCGGTTTGTAATTTAGCATCTATTGCCCTTCCAACATTTGTCAATGAAGAAACAAATGTATTTGATTACAATAAATTACACGAAGTTACAAAGGTCGTGACAAATAATTTAAACAAGGTGATTGATATTAATTTTTATCCTACACCAAAAACAAAAGCTAGCAATTTTAAGCATCGTCCAATTGGCATTGGGGTTCAAGGTCTTGCAGATACATTTATTTTGATGGACATCCCATTTCATTCTGAAAAAGCTAAAGAAGTCAATAAGTTAATATTTGAAACTATATATCATGCTGCATTAGAGAGAAGTAATGAAATTTCTAAGGAACGTTTTGAATTTTTGAAACCAATATTAGATAATTATAGAAGTGAATTATTTGATAAAGTTAATAGTTATGATTATGTAAGAATAAGAGATATATGCAACAATAATAGAGATAAAGAATTGCTTGGAGCATATAGTTCTTTTGAAGGTTCCCCAGCATCTAAAGGGATTTTACAGTTTGATCTTTGGTCAGTAGAACCTACACCTGACCGTTATGATTGGAATAAATTAAAAGAATCTATTATTAAATATGGTATTCGCAATTCATTATTAGTTGCACCAATGCCAACTGCAAGCACATCACAAATTTTAGGTTTTAATGAATGTTTTGAACCATTAACAAGCAACTTATATAGTCGTAGAACATTAGCAGGTGAATTTGTCGTTGCAAATAAATATTTGATGCGAGACCTGATAAAGCTTGGTTTATGGAATGAAAAAATCAAAAACAATATTATTGCCAATCAAGGTTCAATACAACAACTTACAGTATTGCCTGAACATATCCGAAACAAATATAAAATTGTTTGGGAAATGCCTATGAAACATTTGATTGATATGTCTGCAGATAGAGGCGCATTTATTTGTCAAAGCCAAAGCTTGAATTTATGGCTAGAAGATCCGAATTACAATAATTTAACATCTATGCATTTTTATTCTTGGAACAAAGGCCTTAAAACTGGAATTTATTATTTAAGACGAAAGGCTAAACACCAAGCACAACAATTTACAATTGAACCTGAAAAACAAGGGGATTTAAAAGATACAGATGAAGACAATGATATATGTGAAATGTGTTCCAGTTGAAAAATATTAAACCCAATATGCATACAAACGAAGATTATCTGAACCGGAATATGTGGTACCAGGTAAATAAGTTGTGCCTGTTCCATCTGCTGATGTGTTCCATCCACCAAATGTATATCCTATTTTAGCTAATGAACCAGTATTACCCAAGACAGTTATTTTAGTTCCTATATTATAAAAAGATGATGTATAGATTGGGACATTTCCTGATGTATTTCCGTTTCCTAAGTATGTCACCTTATATGTGCCAGTTTTAACAGGCTGAACATTAACATCAATACAAGGTATAAAACCATTTGAATTACTAGACTTGCTATATTGCCCTAGTGTATTATAACAAGAAAAACACGTTGTATTCGTTTGACAAACTGTTGCCATTCTATTTTTAGCACGTCTGTTTGAAATAGATGAACCTCCTACACCACCACCACCAGGTTTATAATAATTATTTAATTCTACTGGAATTCCACAATAACAGTTATCCATATTATTTCCAGCAGTGAATTTTGTGCTTCTTCTTACACCAGCACCTCCATTTTTTTTATTCAAAAAACCAGGATATCCGGGATATTTTAATGATCCTGAATACCAAAATTGTCCATTTGAGCTTCTTGACATTTGTATTATAATTAATAAATATTTTATTTAAAAAAATATTTATTTTATAAAATTTTTGTTTTATGTTTTGTTTTTTATGTTTTATTTTTATAATCATTGAGATAAATTATTAAGATAAGTTATTAGTAAATCTTCGGAACTTGATATTATCTTCACAAATATCTTTTCCGAACCTCAACATATGAAAACACCTAGCACATACCATAACATCTACTAGTGCATTATGTAAATTTGTTGGTTTATATCCAAAATAATAATTATGAACCTCTTCTAGTGAAGGAAACTTTACGTATTCCTTTCCTGATTTTGGAAATTTTGCTTTTATACAACAAATCTCCATTGTTTCTTGCATCGTGCAAAACAACTTTTTGCTATTCAATAAATTATCATAATAAAGAAGATTTTTGAACTCAAACTCGTGATTTGTCAAAATTCTCAATAATTCCGCTTTCAACATATTGTGGTCAAATAACATATTATGCGCAACTATTAAATCGGCCTCGTCAAAATTTTTCATAAATTTATCAATAACTTTACATAAATTTTCTCCTTTGGTTTTACACATTTCATTTGTGATTTTGTGAATTTTTGTGCTTTCTTCTGGAATTATAACTCCATCTGTCATTTTAATAATATAATCACTTTCTGAAATCATTGAACACTTATCTGTATCGTACATTATCCAGCTCAATTGAACAATGTGAGGCCAATCTGTAAGATTATTTATTGATGGTTCACTCTTCTGATTTTTTGGAAGACCAGTTGTTTCAGTATCAAACACAATAACTTTCATCTTTTGATATAATTCTTTGTAATAGTATATCATTATCAAAATAATTTTATTAAGAATCAATTTTTTATAAAATTAAATATAGTTTTTACAAATTCCAAAACTTCTACGATGCCAAATTGTAATACCGTGTTCTTTGATTCCATCCAAATGTTTTTTTGCTCCGTAACCTTTATTAGAATTAATATTATACTTTTCTGATAGTTCTGGATGGTCATTGCATAATTCTTCAATATAAGAATCTCTTTCAACCTTGGCCAGAATAGATGCTGCTGCAATAGCAGTGTATTTATTGTCTCCACCTTCAATGCAGACGTGGTCTACTTGTTCTATCATCTTTTTTGTTTTATTAAAATATGTATAAGGCTTAAAATAATTCCCATCAATTAATAATTGAATTTTTTCCGAGTCATTCAATTCATACTTACTTATTATGCCCTCAATACTCTTGTGCATAGATTTTTGCGTTGCTAAAAGAATATTGTGTTCATCTATGAATTTCTCATCTTCATATGTTATATTCCAAGCAATAGCATTATCTTTAATATATTGAGCAGCTTCACTTATCTTTTTTTTTGAACTGAATTTTTTTGAATCTTTCATTTTTGAATGATCAAATGTTCCATCTTTAGGTAAAATTACAGCTGCTGTATAAACTCTACCAAAAAGAGGACCGCGTCCTACTTCATCAACTCCTATTTCAATAATTTTTGGGTCTTCCAAGTAATATGTAGAGAGAACTGCAGGTTTTTTAGTTGGGATTTGAGTTTCAACCGGTATAACAGATTCTGAAACTTCTTCTGATTCTATTATTTCACAAGGAACATAATCATTTGTTTGGTTTGTTTGGTTTGTTTGTTTTGTTTTATTTGCTTTCTTTGGCATAATAAGGTAATATAATTAGTTGTTTATTATTTTTAATTCAATTTTAATATTTTCACTATATAAATTATACAATGATATTCACAATGAAAAATGGAGCATTATTTCTTTTAATCATTTTATTATTGAGTCTAGTCCTATGTTCTCTTTTAGGAGGTAAGAATTGTTTGAAAGAAGGGTTCGGTTCTGGTGAAGTTGCTAATCAAATTGCTGCAAAAACTGGTGTAACAACAACTTCTTCATCTTCAACAGATACATCATCTAGTTCCGTTGAAGATACTAACGCAAATGATAGCACAGAAAGCTCTAGTTCATATTACAATGGAGCTAATAATTATAGTAGCACAACATATGATAATTATAATCATAATACTGGCACTTCTTATCCTAACACATTCTATGGTCCTAACGGAGGAACCGCAAATATCAGAAACGAAAATGGTAATTTTTCAATTTTAGTTACTAATAGTAATGGTTCTACAACTCTATATACTAGTGCAGGTAACAATGGCTCTAACTATTATAGCACTAGCACAAATACAACTACTAACAGTTCACAACCTATTACTGAAAAAATATTTTATGGTCCTAATGGTGGTTCTGCACGTGTATTTATGGGTTCAGATGGTCAATATGTTGTTGAAATAACCGATTCTAATGGCGTTAAATCTGCATATTCAACTAGTATGCCAACTTCAAACTATTCTAACACAAGTAACAGCACAAGCACCAGCACAAATAATAACACAATTTCTCAAGCAACATATTATGGACCTAACGGTGGTTCAGCTCGTGTTGTAAGTAATGGTTCTCAATTTGTTATTGAAATAACTGACCAAAATGGTGTCAAAACAGTTTATTCTTCTAGTTCTTCTTCTGCTTCTACTTCTACATCTGGATCTATTACTGAGACAATTTATTATGGTCCTAATGGAGGTTCTGCAAGAGTTGTTAAAGATACATCAACTGGACAATTTATTATTGAAGTAATTGATTCATATGGAAATCAAGTCGTATATAGTTCAACAAATAACACTGCATACACAAACAGTTCTTCTAACACTTCAACAACTAGTGAAAATAATACAATTACACAAATGATTTATTATGGACCTAACGGTGGTTCTGCCAAAGTTGTAAGCAATGGTTCTCAATTCATTATTGAAATAACTGACCAAAATGGAGTCAAAACAGTGTATTCTTCTAATTCAAATACCACATATACAAATTCATCTGCATCTATTACTAGCACAACATATTATGGTCCTAATGGTGGAACTGCTAGAGTCGTTAAAAATAATTCCACAGGACAATACGTTATTGAAGTAACTGACTCATACGGAAGTAAACTTGTATACAGTTCAACAGGTAATAGTGCTTATACAAATACCGCAAATATGGAGCCTTATTATTACAATGGATATAATTACAATTATTATAGCGAACCTACTACCACAGCAAGTGCTGGTGCTGTAACTGGACCATATGGCAACACTGCAGCATACGCTACTGGTCCATATGGCAACACTGTTGCCGGAGTTTCAGCATCTGCTATTCCACCTGGAGACGAGGATTTGTATATATTGAAATCACAGGTTGTTCCTCCTGTTTGTCCTGCTTGTCCAGCTGCGGCATCTTGTCCTAGACAAGAACCTTGTCCTGCTTGCCCTGCTTGTGCAAGATGTCCTGAACCTGCATTTGAATGCAAAAAGGTTCCCAACTACAATAACATAAATGATAATTACTTGCCTATGCCAGTTTTAAGCGATTTCAGCACTTTTGGTATGTAAATAATATTAGAATCATTATTGATTTTATTATTATTTAATTTATTTACATATATGATTGCCCTTGGGGTTGCATTGGTGGTTGTGAATCTAGATATCTATTACCTGCTGCACTATTCTGAGTTCTAGACCATCCTAGATTACTAAAAAAACCACTTGCTTTTCCTTTAGTTCCTGCATAAGGTATATTACCTCTTCCTCCATTTTCTCTGTTAGCAGGATTTTGTTCATTTATAACGTACTGACTAGCCATAGTACCATCTGAAAATACAAAAGGAACCTTATTAGTAATTAACAATGCGTCTAATTTTGCTAATGCTGTAGAAATTGTCATTGGATTTAATCTACCAATTCCACTTAGAAACCCATCTCCTCCTCTAGCACCTCTCCTTTGAGTTCTTGATCTGCGAACTTTACGCTTTTGAGTTTTACCTGGCATATAATATAATTAAATATTTTATAATTTTATAAATTTCATAAATTCAATATTTTTATTCACGCGTCTTAATACACTTATTATCCATTTGAAATGTATCTCCTTTTTCTTCCTGTGGAACAATTTTAATAATACACTTTGATTTTTTACCATATAATGGTTCAGTGCAACCTTTTTCTTTCCTAGTTTTATTATTTTTATTTTTTAACGCCTTTAATTCTTTTAATTCAAATAATTTTGGTTTTTCGTCGGTGCACCTTGCCCTAAAGTGTTCATATCTTTCTCTCACATCACAATATCTCAAATTAGATTTTTTATGTAACATTTTATTTACCAATTCGTGTAATTCATAAATGTATTTAGAAAATTTTTCTCTACTAGACATATCGCTCATCTTTAAAGGCATCTGTTTAAAATTACGCGCGAGATTCATACGACAATATTTGCAAGGCAATACGTATTTCAAACTTATAATAAAATCGCGATAATGTTTCTTTTCATCAGGCGTTGGTTTAACAGGATAATTAAAACTCATTGTATGCAGATAATGCCACATTCCTGGACCCCAAACAGTTGTTAACATACCATCACCACTGTTATAATCATCATTTGTATAAACTTGTGAATGGTTCTTTCTAGTTTTATTATTGATAAGATTTGTATTTTTTATTGTTTTTATTTTTTTTTGAGTCATATAATACATACACAAAAAATAAAAACAAAAAATAAAAAAGAAATAATAAAGTAAATATATGAACGCATCGGCAGAAGCAGAAGATCCACTAACTTACACATTCTCTAAGTATTCAAAAGATTCTAAACTTATATCAAATTGTACAACATTATCAATTGTATTATTATTTATATTTGTTATAACTCCATTGGGAACCTATTATAATTTGTCATTTATTTGTAAATTATTAGTGTTTATTGTTTTAACGTTTGCGCTTTATAAAAACCTTCATATAACTTATAAATTTACAAAGGCATCTAATGTTTCTTATTTAGATGGAAGTTGGAGTGATGTTAAAAATAATATGATATGTAGTTATGTATATTCAATCTTCATTTTTGTATTGATTGTCACCATTATAAAGAGTTTCTTCTAATGAATATGATACTATTTTTTTTGTGTAAGAAGACGAAGACTTGTCTAAATTTTCATTACTTTTATTATAACATTTAGCATTCATTATTTTTTTGTAGTATATTTCATCATTTTTATAATCCATTCTATTTATTTCAGTTAGTGTACCGTCAAATTTTCTAAATATCATAGTTAAATAATTTTAAAAATCAAATTGTCTTTAATCTTTATTTCGTTTAATAAATTAATCTAATTTATTCTTAATACATATATATAAATGGCGCGTATGTTTGGTGGTTTTATGGGAAATTCTAATGTTCTATTACAACACGGAGGTAGTGGTATGATGTCACCTTTTATGATTATTTTAGGTATTCTCGTCTTATTTTTAGTTGGATACTTTGTCTATTATATGGTTCTTTCTGCAAAAAAACCCAGTAACACAAGTAGTAACAATGAATTTATTGGTGAAGGAATGAATAATGGAGGAGTAAAAGACGCAGAGCTTATGTTATTTTACGTTGATTGGTGTCCACATTGCAAAACCGCAAAACCTGAGTGGGAACAATTAAAGGCAGAATACGAGGGAAAGACCATCAATGGTTATAATCTTATATTTACTGAAATTAACTGCACTTCGGACTCACCTGATACAGAAAAAATGATGAACACATATAAGATTGAAGGATATCCAACTATTAAATTATTGAAGGATGGAACAGTTATTGAATATGATGCAAAACCTACTAAGGGAACATTAGTACAATTTTTGAATACGGTTCTTTAATTATATTTTACATTACATAATTTATAAAATATAAAAATAGTATATAGAGACGTATATATTTCTTGCAATTTTAATTTCTTTTTTATGGGGAACTCAAGCAGTTATTAATAAACATTTATTGACAAAATTCAACCAAATAACAATTATGTTGTTGTCTAATCTTGTTTACCTTTTTCTCATTATTATTCTAGCTATTAATAACAGTAAAATTGTTTCATCAGATGTAAATAAAATTACATATAAAGATACTCTTATTTTATTATTTCTTTCAGTGTTTACAATTTTTCTATCAAGTATGATTTACTATTATATTTTGAAAAACCACGATTCCTCTATCATTTCTGCGCTTATTTATTCATCGCCTGTTTTTACACTTATTATTGCACATTTATTTTTGAATGAACGTTTGAATATTTATGGAATTTCAGGAATTTTTGCAATAATTATTGGAGTTATTCTTATATCTCAAAATAATCAAATAAAATCAGGAAAAAATTGAACTTAAAAATATCTAATTGTATTATCTTAACAAACGAATATGCAAAAAGATGATATCAAACCTATTAAGGTTAAATCCGTAAAAAAAATCAAAAAACCTTTGTTAATAATAGAAGAAGATGCTGAATGTTCTATTGATGTTCAAAATACTGATGGTCTATTGTATTTAGAATCAATACCAGAAAATAGCGTTGACTTAATATTAACAGACCCTCCTTATATTATTTCAAAGGATTCTGGAATGAATGAACATTATAAAAACGTCAAATTTAATGAAAAAAACGAAATTGAATTCGTAAAAACAGAGGAGGAATGGGAAAAATACAAAAAGGAAAATTCTATTGAGGATGATTCAGCCAAAGAAAAATATATGAAATATGGAACGGTTTATGGTAAAAAATATTGTGTTAAAACTGATTATGGTGATTGGGATAACGATTTTACTATGAACATATTAGAAAAATTCGTATCAGAATATTATAAAAAATTAAAAAAGGGTGGAACGTTAATTATATTCTTTGATTTATGGAAAATAACTAGTTTAAAAGAAATTTTAGAAAGACATAATTTCAAACAAATCAGATTCATTGAATGGATTAAAACAAATCCACAACCATTAAATTCTAGTGTCAACTATTTAACAAATTGCCGTGAGATTGCATTGTTAGGAATAAAAGGAGGTAGTCCAACGTTTAACAGCAAATATGATAATGGTATATATACATTTCCATTACAAGGAGGGAAATGTCGTTTTCATCCAACGCAAAAAAGTTTGGCTTTATTTGAAGAATTGATTAGGAAACATTCAAATGAAGGGGATACTGTTTTGGATACCTTTTTAGGCTCAGGAACAACTGCAATTGCGTGTAAAAATACCCAAAGAAAATTCAAAGGTTGTGAATTATCTTCTGAATATTTTAACAAAATGAAAGAATTAATGGCTACATTATAATCCTGTAAATTCAAAACAATCCTTGAACAAAACTAATAATTTCTCAAACGCCCATCTAAATTTAATACAGTCTCTATGATTATGAACCTGAAACTCGCCAATCGTAATTCCGTCAATACTTATTGATGAGCTTTCCCCCCAAGATTTCTTTTTCTTTATATGGCTAAATTCAACTTCGTGTTTAGACCAATCAATATCTGAAACTTTTTTAATGAAAACCAATAAATCATTTTTTTTGTTGTAATAAATGATTTCGCAATCAAATGTGCATTCTTCGTATTTTTTCAACATTTCCTTTATATTTTCTATGATGTAGCTTTTGATTTCATCTAATGATGAAGAAATTGGCACTTCAAAATAATCGCAAAACTTTTTCTTTGATGGCTGTCCTATAACTTGTGGAGCAATTTTTCCGTCTTTTTTCGTAGTTTTTGCACTCAATCTTATTGAAAGGTCTTCAACTCCAGTGAAATCATAACGACTACCATTCTTTGCTGTATGACACAATTTATGTGGGAATATATCTCTCAACTTAGATATTCTTTCTTTCAAAAGACTGGCATCTTCCATACTATATTTGTATTTTCCATCATAATCAATCTCATAAAGCAAACATATTGCCATTTCAAATATTTTTCCAAGGTCTTCAGTTAAAACCTTATTATTTTTGACAATGATAGTTAGTTCTTCTTGTTGTTCGTTCATTTCTTTATTATAATAATGCGATTATAATAAATTATAAATCCAATTCAATTTTTTTATACTGTATGTGGAAATAACAGCAAAAAAATAAATACTATTTTATAGGGTGTTCAAAATTTCGGATTCTAATTCTGTAGCTATAGCTTGTTTTTGGTCTTGTTTTTGTTCTTGGTCTTGTTTTTGTTCTTGTTCTTGTTCTTGTTCTTGGGCTGATTCTAATTTTTTATTCAAGTATACTTTGGCACCATCAATTCCAGTTTTGTATAATTCTTCTCTTGTTTTTTGTTCATATATAGAATCCTTTAATTCTTCAAAACTAATAGGTGTCATTTCAAATATGAGTTCATTATTTATTGAATTAGGTTCAGGTAAATATTTTGTTCCTATTGTAAAAATCATACTTGTTATTAAATTAACGATATATTCCAATATTGTAGATTCTTTTTTTATTTTATTATCGCCACCTTTTACATAAAGATTATTTATTGCAAATATTTCATTATGGTTATCTATATCTTCCAAACATTTTTTTAAAGGATAATTACAAATAACTCCTCCATCTAAGTAACACTGTTCATCTATAAATACTGGCGCAATAATTCCAGGAACAGCAGAAGACATTTGCATAGCGGTCAATACAGGTAAATCCGGCATTGTTTTATAAGATATATCTTTAATAACAAACTCATTCACCTCAAAAGTGAAAAAATGGATATCCTTTTTTGTAATCTCATAAAACTCTTTAAGTGTAATATCCAATGACCAATCTTTTACTAGGAAAAAAGGTTTGAATATCATTTCAAAAAAATCTCTACTAAATAACCCCTTCTTTGAATAAGCATCAAAAAACATATTTGGCTTTATTTGCATTGCTTCTTTCCAAGGACGTTTAATAATATAATCTGTTATCATATTCCATTCAAATCCCATTGATATAAATATTGCCATTATTGTTCCAGCCGAGGTAGCGTATATGGTTTCAATATCATCCATATTAAAATACTTTTGACTTTCTAAATATTCTAATGCACCTAATGTAATAATTCCAGTTGGTCCCCCTCCAGGAATAACTAAATGCCTTATTTTTGTTTTCATTGAATTAATTATTTAAATTAGTTTTATTTTGTTTTTTTCTTATATATTTACAATGGCTAGTATATTTACATTAGAGAATGTTGCAGATTTTTCCGAAAAATTAAACATTGATGAACTTTATGAAAAAAAACGAAACTATGATTTATCCAAGCTGGCACTTTTTAATAAAATTTTGAATCGGATTCATGTAAGAATAAAAACTGTATCTAGACAAAAGATTGATGAGCAATTCTGTTGGTTTGTTGTTCCTGAAATTATCATAGGAGTTCCAAAATATGATCAAGGTTCTTGTATTGCATATTTGATGGATAAACTTACTGAAAATGGTTTCGTTGTTCGTTATACACATCCAAATGCACTATTCATATGTTGGAACCATTGGGTGCCATCTTATGTTAGAACAGAACTTAAGAAGAAAACAGGAATTGTAGTTGATGAATATGGTAATAAAATTGTACAAGAATATGAAGAAGGAAATGTTAATTTAGGAAAACAACAACAACCAAAATCTTATGAGGAAATGATGTTCAAAACAAAAGATGTAAATATACAACCATCACAAAAGAACCAGAAAAAGTTCACACCAATTAATTCCTACAAACCTCAAGGTGCGTTGATTTATAATGAAGATTTACTCAATTCTTTGGAAAATAAATTTAATTGAACAAAAAGAATATATTCATTGATAGAACGAACAACCCAACGTATTTTATCCAGAATAAGTTATTCTCAATAAATGGATTTTTTACTAAAAAAATGTATTGCTTGATAATGCTTTAAAATGCATACATATATAAAAAGGTATTACATATGATATACCTAGGTATAATACAATAAATGATTTCAAGGAAGGCAGAATTTCCACAAAAAATCCCAAAAGTATTTTGGCTTTTCGAAATTGGACATTTTTTTTGTCCTTTTTTGAAAAGCCAAAATACTTTCTGGACTTTTTTATGCGTTTTTTCCATTTAGAGCATAATGCTCTAATTTTCATTTTTCCTTTTTTATTTTTGTTAGCATAATTTTTTTTATTTAACAAAAAAATAATTTAGACATTTTTTTATTTTAACTAATTAGAGGACAAATGGATGACGAAAAAATGCCAAAAAATGCCGTTTTTTTTTGTTGTAAATTGTGTGACTTTGAATGCAGTAAAAAAAGTAACTACTATAAACACCTGGCAACCCTTAAACATAAACGGATGACGTTTGGGACAAAAATGGATGACGCCGGCATTTTTTTAAACTCACAGCATAAATTTAAATGTGGATGTGGGAATGAATACAAATATCGTCAGGGATTATGGAAACATAGAAATGTCTGTAAAATTAAATTTAATGCCGAAAAAAGTCCAAATAACGAAAATTTGTTTGATACAAATTTAAATAAAGAATTAGTATTGACACTGGTTCAACAAAATAGTGAATTTAAAGAACTTATTGTTGAACAAGCAAAGGAATATCAAAAACAAATAATAGAACTTACAAAAAATAGTTCGGTAATAAATAACACAAATAATTTCAATTTGAATGTATTTTTAAATGAAAAATGTAGCAATGCAATGAATATAATGGATTTTGTTAATTCTCTCAAATTACAATTAGATGATTTGGATAATACGGCAAATATTGGATATGTTAATGGTATATCTAAAATATTTCTTAGAGGATTAAACGAGCTAGATGTTTATGAAAGACCCATTCATTGTAGTGATTTAAAGAGAGAAACACTTTATATCAAAGATAATAATATTTGGGAAAAAGATGAAGATAAAAAGAAGGTAAAAAAGGCAATACAAAATATTACACATAAAAATTTGAAACAGTTGAATGATTGGATTAAAAAAAATCCGGATGCCAATAATATACAAACAAAAAAGCACGAAGAATATATTAAAATATTAATAAAATGCACTGGTGGAATAAATGACGAAGAAAATGATAAATTTTTCAATAAAATAATAAAAAATTTAACAAAAGAAGTATTAATTAATAAAAAATAAATGTAAACTTATATTAAGAAATAATGTTTAAAAAATCTTTAAAAAAAAATAAAAATAATTTTAATAAAACTTTAAAAAAAAGAAAGAATAATAGTTGTAATACCTTGATTTCATTTGAAAAATCATTGAAAAACTCTAAATTCAATAAACCTATCGAGGAAGAACTTATAAACTTATTAAATACACCATTCGCACCAAAAACTGTAAAACCAACAAATGATTATTATACGTATATTAATGATGAATGGATAAAAAAAACATCAATGGAATTACGTCCTCAAAATGGTAAGTTTTATGTTCAAGTAGATGACTTTAGAATTACTCAAGAAAAAGTTTACTATGAATTAATTGATATTGTTAAGGATTATACAAAAAATGTTAAGTCAAGACGCTCAACTCTTATTGGTAATGTATATAAATCATTTTTATCTTTAGACCAGAATAAACGCAAAACCCACGTGAAAAATTATGTTAATTTCTTAGACAGAAGTATAAATGAAGGAAAATTATGGGAATTTCTTGCATACATCAATAAAAATGAAATTATTTCTTGGGGTTGTCCAATTTATTGGTCTGTAATTCCAGATGAAAAAAATTCAAAATTATATTCAAATTATGTATTACAACCAGAGTTGACCTTATATGATTATGAGTTGTATAATGATGATACTGAACAAGAAAAGGAATACATCAAATATAAGAATGAAGTTAGAAGAAAATATTTTAAATATATCAAAGATATTTTTAATGCTTGTCTTCCAGAAGAAAAAGATATAGATTCAAATGATGTATTTTACGTAGAAAATCAAATATTAGATGCGTTAAATTGCGTTGATACAAAAATAAAAGAGTCTTCTGATTTTTACAATAAAATAACAGAAAATGAAGCGTTAACAAAATATGACTTTGATTGGGCTACATTTTCAACAACACTTGGTTTCAAGAAAGCTCCAAAAACATTAATTACTGGAAATTTAAATTATTTAAAATCTATTTGTAACAAGTTGAAATCAGAATGGAAAACAAAAAAATGGAGAACATATTGGCTATTTATTTTTTTGCGTCAAATTATAAGATTTGATAAAAAGTTGAGACACATTTATTTTGAATTCAATGGCAAATTTTTAAAAGGGTTTACAAAAATGATGCCAACAGAGATATATCCAGTATTTGCTCTTTCTGCCACATTTAATACTTTTTTAACTAATGAATACGTGAAAAAAAACTGGATTCAGCAGAATGTTGATTATGTTCAAGATATGGCAGATGATTTATTAATGGTGTTCAAGCGTATTATTAGCAGAAATTCGTGGTTGACTCCGAAATCAAAGGCATTTGCACTTAAAAAATTAGATTATTTAAAATTAACTGTAGGAAAACCAAAAAAACTAAGATATGACCCTTTATTAAACTATACATCAGATGATGCTTGGGGGAATATGGAAAAACTTGTTTATTGGAAAGTGGATAAATTTGTTAATTTAGCAGGAAAAGAAGTAATTGATATTCCTCAAATTGATTGGAATCAATTTAAATTAATCGGAACTCAAGCATATATTGTAAATGCATTTTATCAAATGGATAAAAATGAAATTTATATTCCAATTGCATATTTACAGAAACCATTTATAGATTTAGAAGAAAGAGGAATAGAATATAATTTAGCGCGAATTGGTTATACATTAACACACGAAATGTCGCATAGTTTAGATGATTTAGGAAGTAAGTATGATCATTTAGGAAATTTGTATGATTGGTGGTCGGAATCAGATAAGAAAAAATATAAAAGTATTATTAAAAATATAGTAGAACAATACGAAGATGCAGCAAGAAAAGATGGTATTAAATTTGATGCATCAATTGCAACCGGAGAAAATATGGCGGATATTTCTGGTTTAGCAATATGTGAAGAATATTTAAGAGATTTTCAGGATAAAAATGAAGATATTATTCCAATTCGTTCATTATCATTTCAAGCATTTTTTGTATATTTTGCAATTCAACAAAGACAACAAATTAGCGAAATGGCAATTAAGGCGCAATTAAAAACAAATCCCCATCCATTGGATAAATATAGAACAAATTGTCCATTGGCTCGTTTAAAATTATTTAGGAGTATTTATAATGTTAAAAAAGGGGATAAAATGTGGTGGAATTCAACAAATACTGTTTGGAATTAATTTTTTTTATTTAGAATATATATAAATGCCAAGTCGTAGCCATCATCGTTCTCAAAGACGTTCTCGTGCCCATGGACGTTCTCGTACCCAAGGACGTTCTCATTCAAGAACTCAACGTCGTCACGCTCAACAAGCTGCAACTTCTGCTGCTACCCAAGCGGCTAAAGCTGCCAGAACTGCAGCAAGAGGTGTTACAAGAGCTGCCCAAAGTGCTGTAAGAGCCGCAAGAGCTCAATCAGCTAGTCGTGCAAGACAAGCTACTCGTAGCATTAGAAGGGCTCTTCAAAGAACAGAAAGAGCTGGTCGTCAAGCACAACAAGCTGCTCAACGTGCTCAACAAGCTGCTAGACAATAAATAATTTAACTTTATTACAAAACTATGATTTATTTTATAAATTATAGTTTACAAATTTTATCTAGATTTTTCAGGGTTAAGTAGTTGAACTAGACAAACTACTTGAAGAACTTAAATTTATTTTTTCTTCTTCTAATTTTTGAATTTGTTTTTCAACTGTAGATGCAATTAATGAGTCTATAATAGCCTCATACATTTGAACACCTTTAGTATAATCTTTTTGGCAATTTAAATATAAATCAACAATTAACACTCTAGTTTCAGAAATGATACCTTTCAAAGAATCCATAGTAAGTTCAGGGTTTACTCTAATATGTTTTTTTCCAGTATCAGTATCTTCATAAATTGAGAAAAGTTTATCTATGATTTTTAGTAGTTCTGACTGTTTATCATTTACATAAGTTACCATTTTTCTTAAATTATCTGCATATTGAGAGAATAAATAATCTCTGTATGAACCTTTATATTCTCCAACTGCAAGAGTTTCAACTTTAGTATCATCGGCTTTAGTACCTTCAGCTTTACTCTCTTGTTCCTTTTTCTCCGAACTTTCTTTTATTTTTTTACATAATTCTCCCTTATTATAATCTTTCATTTTGATTTGTCCAAAACTTTCAATATCAGGAGGTAGTTCAGAACCACCAGAAAATCCATTATAAAATTTCTCTAAATCTAGCCTATATTTTCTTGACATTTCATCGCTTCTTCCTTTGAATTTACCAGTTTTATAATCATAATCATCGTCATAATATAATTCTTCTAATTCAGAAATTCCAGGTTGACTACTAAGAGTAATTTGTTCGTTTTCGTTTTCGTTTTCGTTTTCGCTTTCATCTTTACCTTTCAATTCAACATTACATAATTTTGGTTTTACAATAATATCATCTGAACCAGTTTCTAATATACCAGAATTATCATTTCCAACAAGTGTGTCAATATGTTTACTACATAAATTCAATTTTGTCACTTTTACTTCTACTCCTTTTGGTATTGTGTTTTTTTCAAAAAAAGATTTTTTCACTTTTTTACCCCAGTAATCTGTATATTCATATTCAGGACTAATTGTAGTAACTATTGCTGCAAATAAATGAGCAATTTTTATATAGAATTTAGCAATCTCATTACAAACCATTGTTCTTTTCTCTCCAGATGGAATATTACTATTTTCAAGTTCGTCTTTATTAAAGTAATATATCTTTTCTTTTTCTTTAGGAGGCACATATGATGTGGTTGAAATAATAGGTGACTTATCCTCTTGGGGAACAAGAATATTGTTGGGATTTTGTGGAACAATAGGCAGATTCTGTTGTTGGGCGACAATAGGGGGGTTCTGCTCTGGGAGGGCAATAACATTGTTGGGATTTTGTGGAATAATAGGTGGATTCTGTTCTTGGGGGACAATAGGAGGTTTATAAGCAGCTTGTACATCGTAACGTTTTTCTTGTTGATAATCAAGTGGAACATTGGGTGGTGTCGTAAGTGGATCACCCATAAGTGGAACAGGAACAGGAACAGGAACAGCATAATATGGTGGTGGTAGTGGTGGATCACGTGAAAAACTAGTATCACTTGATGTTGTTGTATCTGCCCCACCAACTTTAACACGTTCTGCAATTTGTTCAATTTCTAAATGATTAAATTTTTTTTCAAGTATATCAGATGTAAGCAATACTAATTTTTCACAATATTCTTTTTCATATAATTTTCTTAAACTATTGAAATCCATAGTCAATATGTAATGTGTTGCTATAAAATCAAGTTTATCTTCAAGTGATATTTTAGTATTTTCTTCATAAAAATTACTTTCATTATTTTCATTATTTTCACTATTTTCACTATTTTCACTATTTTCGCTATTTTCGCTATTTTTATTATTTGATGATGTATTGTTTCCCATATATCATAATTATATAAAATAAAATTGAATTAAAAACATATTATTATTATTAAAAGAACATAATAATGAATAAAGGAATTAGTAAAAAAAGAAAGGATCAAACAGTTAACAAAAAAGAATTATGGAATATTTTTGATATTGAAATATCTAATAATGATCCTAATAACAAAACAAACCAGCCTTTGGAATGTATTTATCGTTCTACTGGAAACCGCGAAAAATGTGAAATTTGTGAAGAATCTTTAGCATTTTCAGAAGAAGGATTTCTTACTTGCACCAACAAAAAATGTTCAATTATCTACAAGGATATTGTAGATCATAGCGCAGAATGGAGATATTATGGCGCAGATGATAATCAAAATAGCGACCCCACAAGATGTGGTATGCCAATTAATCCTTTATTACAAGAATCTTCATTCGGTTGCAAAGTATTATGTAATGGTTCAACTACTTATGAGATGCGAAAGATTAAACGTTATACAGAATGGCAATCTATGCCTTATAAAGAAAAATCACAGTATGACGAATTCCAACGCATTACTGTTATGTCACAAAATGCAGGAATGCCAAAACTTATTATAGATGATGCGATAAGGTATCATAAAAAAATTTCCGAATATGAAACAACTTTTAGAGGAGACAATCGCGATGGTATATTAGCCGCGTCTATTTATATTTCTTGTAGGATTAATAATTATCCTAGAACAGCCAAAGAAATCTCAACAATATTTCATCTAGATGTGGCAAGCGCAACACGAGGATGTAAAAATGCACTATCAATAATAAATAATTTGGAAAAAGATATGGATAACAAGGAAAAAACCAATTTCGGTAGAACAAAACCAGAGGCTTTTATTGAGAGATATTGCAGCAAGCTGAATATCAATTCGGAGCTGACAAAATTATGTCAATTTATATCTCTAAAAATTGAGAAGATGAATTTTATGCCTGAAAATACCCCAAATTCTATTGCAGCAGGCGTGGTATATTTTATAGCACAAATATGTAAGCTTAATGTTAGCAAGAGAGACGTAAAAAATGTGAGTGAAATAAGCGAAGTAACAATCAATAAATGTTTCAAAAAAATAGAGAGAATTAAGGATGAACTTGTTCCTCAATCCATATTGAAGAAATATTCAGATTAATAATGATTTACGAGTCAATTAACTGTGTTGTGTTAAATAATTTAAATTAATCTATTTTGAATAATAAGTATAGATTATGGAAGAAAGCAATGTTCCAACAAGAGTGTTTATTGTTCCTTATAGAAATCGTTATCACCAAAAATTTTTTTTCTCTAGACAGATGGACTTTCTTTTAGAGTATTATAAAAATTATATTATATTATTTGTTCATCAATCAGATGACCGCAATTTTAATCGCGGAGCAATGAAAAATATCGGATTTATTGCAATTAAAGAGAAATATCCAGATGATTATAAAAATATTACATTTATTTTCAATGATGTAGATACTTTGCCATTTACTCGGATTTTTGATTATGATACAGTTGATGGTGTTGTTAAACACTATTATGGGTTTGAAGAAGCACTAGGAGGTATAGTAGTTATCAAAGGCGGTGATTTTGAGAAAATAAATGGTTATCCAAATTTTTGGGGGTGGGGTATGGAAGATGCTTGTTTGCAAAAAAGATGCAATAGACACAAAATAGATATTGACCGTTCAAATTTTTACCCAATTGGAAGCCCAGAAATTTTGCAATTATTTGACGGAGTATCTAGATTGATTTCCAAAAAAGACAATACACGAATGATTACTGATAATGGTCGCGATGGTATTAGATCAATACATAAATTGAATTATACTATTGACAAAGAATCTTCCAATCCTGAAGATAATGTCCACATTATTTCAAATAACAACATCAATTATGTAAATGTCTCGCGATTTCAAACACTAGTACGATTTAATAATGAAGAGTTTTTTGAGTATGATTTGAGAGAGCCAAAACAAAATATTGTTTATTCACAAGATGCTGAAATTACCGAGAAAAGAGTTGTAACAACAGATGAATGGAAAAATATACCTTATATTCCCACAGTTGAAGAGAGAAATGCAGAAAATATTAGATTACAAGCTCAGGCATATATAGCTAGACAAAGACAGTTGCAATCTTCTTCTGGAATTTATTCTCAACAATATGCCAGATTAATTGGAGCAAGACCTAGAGCTTCAGCTAGTGCAAAAATCGGTCTAGGAGGTATAAAGTTTTAACGGTGATTATCAAGTGAATATTTTTAAATTGATTTAAAAATATTTATATATATATATTTAATATTATACAAATGTGTATTCATTCTATGATGAATTGTAGAACATAATTTACACACTTCAAAATTTATAAATAAATATTAAAGATATTTCTTATCTTTTTATATGTTGAAAACATTATTCAAACCCAATCTCAATTATTTCCAAATAATATTAAAAAATCAAATAAGACATAACAGTAATAATTTAAATAAATTCATAAATACAAAAGGTTATAAAATAAATCAAGAAGATAAAAGGTGTATTGAACCGTTAATTTTATTTACACAAGTATCTACTGTTTTTTGTGCAACAGGAGGAGTTATAATTTATGGTTCACACGCATTAATAGTAAATGTAGAGAAACCATTCATTCAGCATTTTATTGAAACGTTAGTCGGAGTTACAGAAGGGTTTTTTTATGGTAGTTTTGTCGGTTTTTTTTGGCCAGTAACAGCATCTGTTTTGGTAATTAAATTTTGCAAATTCATCTATTAAGAATTACAATAAATTAAAATAATAAACCTTATAAAATAAAATAAATATAAAAAGTTTTATCAATTAATAATTAAAATGGAAGACGAATCAATACCAAAAAATATAGAAGAGTTTGAACACACATTTTATATTAATTTGGAACACAGAACAGACCGAAAAGAACACGTTGAAAAGGAATTATATAATCTAGGAATCAAAAATACCCAAAGGTTCAATGCAATCAAAATGGCAAATGGTGCTATTGGTTGCACAATGAGTCATATTAAGGTTTTACAAGATGCAAAGAAAAATGGGTTGCCTTATATAATGATTTGCGAAGATGATATTCAATTTACAAACCCAGAATTATTTAAAAAACAATTAAATGGACTGTTATCTTCTGATGAATCTTGGGATGTTATATTGATTGCCGGAAATAATCTGCCCCCTTATACGAGAATAAACGAGTTCTGTGTGAAAGTGAATCAATGTCAAACAACAACAGGATACATTGTTAAGGCATCTTATTATGATGCGATAATTGAAAATATGAGAGAAGGAATTAAAAAACTTATGAATGAACCGAATAGGCATTTCTTGTATGCTGTGGATAAATACTGGTTTTCATTACAACAGAAAGACAAATGGCTTCTTGTAACGCCTCTTACAGTTGTTCAACGAGTAGACTATAGCGACATTGAGAGAAAAATGACGAATTATAGAAAGGCGATGACAGATTTAGACAAGTTTTATATGATGAGAATGATGGAAAATGCAAAACCTTTGTAAGTAAAATAAATTATAGAGATAAATAATATGAATCAAATTTTATTGCAATTATTTCATATTATTTTTGTAGGTGGATTTCTTTTTTATGTAGGAATAAATCGCTCAGATGTTAAACCATTTATTTTCAATATTTTGATTGGATTAGGAATTATTATTTTATGTTATCATACTTACAGAGCATTTACAAAGACAAATCCGTGGATAAATATTATTCATATATTTATTATCGCACCTTTATTGATTTACATTGGATATCAAAGAGAGAAAACATCAAGATTTGCATTTGAAATATTATTAATGCTTGCTATTGCGGCAATGGGATATAATGGATATTATTTAGTGAAAGAAAATTTATTCAAACAATAATTCTTGACCAAGATGGCGGAAATAAATCGTCGGTTTTGTGATTTAATGCCGACCCAAACCATTTGCTAGGATAACACACAATTTTTTCACAGTTATCATTGAAATACGCAGCCCACCAACTGAAAGTACTGTTTGCAATAATATTATGTGTACAAAAACTCATTATAAGCATTTCTTCCCAGTCTTCATCAATATTTGAAACATATTCAAAAACTATTTCATTGAATTTAGCTTCTCTCTTCAAGAGATTGATAATATTTTCGGCTTGCAATAAATCCTTCTTTTCGGTAAAATAGTATACCTTTTCAACATTACATTTTTTTGTAATTTCGGATAAGGCATCTACGTAATAGTTTTCTCTCATAATAGGGTGTTTATCTTGAATCTTAACATAATCTCCGATGCGAAAATGCATAGATACGCTATTAGTAAAGTCATAATTGTATTTTGCTTTTACTATGGATTTTTTATCATCAAGTTCAATAATATTGCAAATATCTTGATATTTATCTTCAAAATACTTGTAGCTTTGATAATAACCATATAATAAAACATTCTTGTTATTGGGAATTTTATTATATTCAAAACCTTTTTCTCTCAAGACGTCCATTTGAAAAGTCAATTTAATAACCAAACATTGGATAGAAGATAGAAATGAACTCCAATAAACACTCCTTTCGGTAAACCCTGTAGATTTGTCATTGTAAGGAAAAAATATTTCTTGTTTTGTTTCTAGTGAATATGCAAGAGCTGCAAAAATCTGGAATAATTGATTTCCAAGTCCACCCATAATGTGACAACTAATCATATAAAAATTATTAATAATGTATTTTTATATGATAATCTATTGATATAAATAATTAATTTTCTTCTTCTTCTTTCTCTTTCTCTTGGAATTGAAGACTACTTGCTTCTGCGATTATTGTCTGAGGATCATCAATATTAAGAAATACTTGTTCCAATAACAAGCTTTTAATAACATTGACATCTGTAATTTTATCAACATTTTTTGCAATCATTTTTAAAAGAACATCCCTATTTGATTCAAGATCATCTTGACTCATTTCCTCTATAACTGTTTGGGCATCTGACTTTTTCATTTGTTTTCTCTTTTTAATACCGGATTGCTTTCTTTTGTTATTAAATATTTGTTTAAGTTCTTCTCTACGTTGCAAAATATTTTTATCTTCTTCAATTGAGTCCCATTTTGCATAAGTATAACAACCCTTCAAAACTCTAACAGCAGTTTCCTTAACAATTTCCAAGAAATGACAATTCATATTTTCCATATTGAAACTAGATTTATTTCCACTAACATTCGCAATTTCACTTTCACCATCAAAACAAATGATGAAACTAGTATCCTTTAAATTTCTTAATGCAATTCCCCAAGATGTTGGATAATTTCCTCTACATAAACCACGAACTTCATTGTTTCCAATATTCAACATAATATGTGCCTTTCGTAACTCTTCCGAATTCGTAATTTGAAGTTGTTTTTTTTGTTGTTCTCTCTCACACTCATCAATTTTTGAAATATAAACTCTTGCACTACCAACTAATTCGCCTCCTAATTCTAGCGAATCATTCTTTTTCAGTTTTTCAGAAACAAACTCATATTTGTCAATGCATTTTGTATTAACATATTGAACGCTCCATTTACCCCCTTTATAAACATCATAATTGAAAACATGTACGCGTTTCAAATCAATATTTCCAAAGTCCGAACTAAATTCAACACTACCAAGTTCAAATTCTTCGTCATCTCTAATAATAGAATTCTTTCCTAGAATGTGCGTTTGTGATGCGGTTTCACTATTAAGAATAATATTTTTAGTGGGGTCATCCAAATTTATTATTTTTATCACAAGACCACTTCTCAATAACTTATTGTAAATAAACATATTCATTAATTGTGCTAATCTAGGAATATCTGAAACTATTTTTCTGAATTTTTCACTGTGTTCATCAAATTCCATAAATTTAATTAATCCAGATTTATTTTCTGAATTTTCTATCTTATTGACAAACTCGTCATTTTCACAAACAATTTCATGCAATTTACGAATGTCATCTTGATGTATAGATTTATTACGCTTTGCTTGAACATCAATATACTGTTCAATTTCATCATTTGCATCCTTCTGAAGTTTATTAGGTTGCATTACAATTCTCGTAATATTTTCTAGATCTAGATGTGCATATTGACTTTGAATTTTGCATTCACATACAGATTTATAACGCAAATGTTTCGGTCCATAATACAGGCTAGATGAAAGTTCTCCAATCATTTTCTTTCCAATATCTTCTCCGGTTTTTGAAACAATATTCCCACAGCCCCAAAGAGAATGTATATCTGGAGCGCCTCTTCCATTATCTGCATTAATGAACGTAAATTTTGAAGGAGAATAACCAATAATAATTTCAGTTGCTCCTGCATCAATTGAATTATCTGGTTGTTCAAAGAACGCTGATTCAATTGTATGACCGCCTCCTTCTTTACAATGTCCAGCAATAACCTTTGCCAAATAAGTATGTGTTTTTACGCTCATTCTATTTTATTTACATTTTGTATATAAAATACAAGTAACTTCAATTTTTTTATTATTATTATTCTCCATTAAAAATCAGCATTGAATTCAAAAACATCGGCACTTTTAGTCTTATTTGCAAGCGCATAATCAGATACTGTCTTTTCAAAGAAATTCGTTTTACCAGCAAGACTAATGAGTTCCATCCAATCAAAAGGATTTGCCACATTATATATTTTGTCATAACCTAGTTGAATAATTAGTCTATCTGCCACGAATTGAATATATTGTGTCATCATTTGAGAGTTCATACCAATCAAACGACAAGGCAGCGCTTCACAAATAAATTCAGTTTCAATATCAACTGCCTCTTTTATGATTTCATAAATGCGACCCTTATTCATTTTTTTAAGCAACTTTGAATAAAGAAGAACTGCAAATTCAGTGTGCAATGCTTCGTCGCGACTAATAAGTTCATTAGAAAATGTAAGGCCAGGCATTAGTCCACGCTTCTTCATCCAGTAAATGCTGCAAAATGCACCTGAGAAAAAAATCCCCTCTACACAAGCAAATGCAACCAAACGTGTTGCGAAACTGGAGCGGTTATCGTGAATCCATTTTTGTGCCCAATCAGCCTTCTTTTTTATACAAGGGTAATGATTAAGAGCATTAAAGAGTCTATCTTTTTCTTCTGGATTTTTAATATAAGAGTCAATAAGGAGACTATAAGTTTGTGAATGGATATTTTCCATTGCAATTTGGAAACCGTAGAATGCACGTGCTTCAGAAAGTTGAACTTCACCCATAAATCTTTGGGCTAAGTTTTCCAATACAATGCCATCAGACGCTGCGAAAAATGCCAATATAGAAGATAAAAATGAGCGTTCGTCATCACTTAAGCTTTCCCAATGTTTATTATCTTTAGATAAATCAATTTCTTCCGCGCGCCAAAAACAATCTACTTGTTTCTTATACATATCCCATATAGCTTGGTCTTGAATTGGAAACATTACAAACCTGTTATCATTTGGCGCAAGCAATGGTTCTTGTATACTTTTGGACATCCTAAATAATATATATACAAGATTTTATATTTTAATCAGATATAATAATAATATTTGCGTATTAACCTTAAAATACAAAAGTGATATTGTAATCTATGTGTCAAACATAGATTAATTTTGTAAAAAATGAAAAATAATCACGGAATCTAATATAAGTGAAATATGAAAGTTATAGAATTAAGAATTGAACCAAGAATGAATAAAATTGTAGAAAAATCGGAAACTGAGCCAAAATTTGTTGCAAGAAACGAGTCGTTGATATCAAGAGATGCGACAAGAACAGAAGAAGAACCCAAAAAACAATTAACTTTAGGAGAACGCGATAATTATTTGAAAAAAATAGAAGCTCAAATAGAAGCAAAACGAAATTTATTATTAGAAAAAAGAAAAGTTTTGAAAAGAACTGTGAAAGAAAACCAATTTTTAGATGGAGTAAAAAGTGATTATGAAAAATACCATACTTTTATTGTTAACGAAAAACAAAATCAAATAAAGGCAATGAGTTTATTAAATAATTATATTGGAGATATAATGGTAAGTGGAAAATTGACTGAACAGGATATAAAGAATTCCAAAGAAGAACAAAATGAAATAATAAGACAAATTGAAAAAATTAAAAAGGATTTAGATGAAATTATGAGAGAGTAATAAATAATCTCTTATATATATAAGTAAGTAATGTCAGTAAACCCAATTCAAGGTAATGCATTAGCATATGCAAGTAGTATAGATGGAGTTAAACAAAATCTTACCGAGTTAAATGCGCAAATTCAACAAAAAAAAAGTGATTACGATAAATTTAAGGGGGATATTTCTGGATTAATTAGTCAAATAAGTAATGCAATTAAAGAATTAAAAAGAAATTTAGATTCTTTAAACAGAGATAAATCAAATGTTGACTCCCAAATTACGACATTAACTCAACAGTTAAATGAATTAAAACCACAATTAGAACAAGCCAAGTCAGAACTCGAAACTTTAAGAACTCAAAAGGCTACTGATGATGCAAGTTCTGCAGATTTGAATCAAAGATATGAAGCTTCTCAACGTCAAATTGAAGAACTTAATACTGCGAAAGCATCATTAGAAGACCAACTTAAACAATTACAATCAGGAAGAGACGATATAGATAGACAACTTGAAGAAGTTAATAGACAAATTAATGAGATTAGAACAATTGTAACAAGTTTAGACCCATCTGCAGATCCAAATGGAAATATTATTCAACAATTGCAAGAAATTTTAGCATCTTTGAATAATAATGGTAACGGTTCTGGTCAAGGTCAAGGTCAAGGAGATATCACTAATACACCTGGAACAAGTCCTTTATTACAGCAAATTGATGCAAGTAATCCACAACAACCAATACTTCAACAACCACTAGCCCCAAACACTAGGGGAACTCCAACAACAACTATGGCTTCAAGAAGAGGGTTTGGAGATATAAAATTTCCAGGATTAAAAATAGGTGGTAAAACTAAGAAAAGACATAGAGCAAAAAAAGTGAAACATAATGGTAAAAGCAGAAGCAGAAGCAGAAGACAACGAGGTGGATTCATTGCATTTTTTAAACAAAAAACACAAACACACACACCATCATCGGCAAGTAAAAAGAAAACAAAAAAAAATAAGAAGGATAAAAAAGACAAGAAATACAAGAAACGAACTACATCAACTCAACATGATGCAAATGATCCTTACAATTTTTAAATATTTAAGGGTGTAAAGTATTTTATATTAAATGCGTTTTTTAATTAGAAAAGTTATAAATGATTGTATTCATAAACATCAACAATAATATAAAAACAAATATGATAATATATAATATATGAATTTAATAAGTCGTATTTGTAATTCGTATAAATGTTCATTAGATGACGAAGTGAATGAAAAAGACGATAATATTTCACAAGATAGCATGTGGATTCATTGGATTAAACCTAAACTGACAGATATTTTAACTGATTGCTATAATAATGATATAGAAAAAACATATTATAATATATCAAAACCATACAAAAATAATATAACTTTTGGTTTTGAGGATTATTGCACATTTGAAACTTTTGAAGAATTAGAAACTTTTAATGATATAATCATAAAAAGTTGCATTATTAATTTATGTAAATCGTTGGGACTATTAAGGGTATTAAATCCAGAAGGAGGAGAGCGTTCAGATTTATATAAAATTGACATTGATATTGAAGATATATTATTAAAATTAGATGAATATTTCGGATTTAAAATAGATTTTCCAGATGTATTTTTTGAAAATAATACCACTTATAATTGGTTATCTTATGTAAATGTTAATAAGGATTTACAAAATACTGGAATTATAACAGAAGAAAATGCAAATTTTCATTATGGTAAATATGAAAAAAGAAAATATAATGCAGAAATGGGTATATTTACAAGTCGCGGAATACTTAAAATGAGGGCTGTGCATTCATTGCATTTTATTTCAAGAATAAAAGAAACATTAAAAGATAATATTATAAATTCTACAATTCTTGAAATTGGTGGAGGACTTGGAAGAAATGCATATTATGCTAAAAAATTAGGTGTTAAAAAGTATATTATTATTGATTTACCATCAACATGTATAATGTCATCATATTATTTAGGAAAAACTCTTGGAGAAGAAAACATAACATTATATTCTGAAACTACTGATAATTATGTTCATATTTTACCAACATTTGAGTATATAAATAATAGAAATGTTGATCTTGTAGTTCAATTTGATGGATTAACAGAAATGGGAATGATTAACTCTGAAAAATATATAAATAATTTTAATAAAATTTCACAATTATTTTTATCAATAAATCACGAAGCTAATACTTATACAGTTAATGATTTGTATAAAAAAAATAAAAATATAATATGTGTTCACAGATTTTTATCGTGGTATAGAGATGGATATGTAGAAGAGCTTTTAAAATGTGAAAATAATGTATAAATAATTATTCAAAATTTAACAAAATAACGATTTGTGCGAAATAATCTAAACTTTAATCATATTTATCAATCCAGGTATATATAAACAATCATCCGGCCATTTACCTTTTAATTGCCAATGCATAATAGCAGTTGCCCTTTTGCGTAGTTGTATTATTATTTTGCGCTCCTTAAAAATACGCTTCCACGTTCGCTGCACAATTCTTAACCAAAATGTTTTAATAATTGCGCAACATTCTCCACCTTTTAAATAAACCTTTTCAATTATTTCAGGATGCATATATTTATTACTTTTAACAATATTATTGTAATTTCTTATGAAAGTGTGTGTTAAATTTGAACGGTTCTCGTAATTCATTACTAATCGTAATTTATACATTCTGTAAAATTGATTCAATTGATGAATAACACGTTTCAAATTATAAGCTTTATCAGAATCATTGTCAGAATCACTATCAGAATCTTCATATTCTGATTCAGATTCTTCTGTAATTTGAGTAGAAAATACTGTAATCCAATTTTCCATTACTTGAGGGTCGCTGTCACCATCAAATCCGTGTAATTCTGGATGAAATAATTCACACAATCCTATATATCTTTTTTTAGAATCATTATTATTAACCATATTAAATTGTTTAATAATATATAATTATGCCTTGTTAATTAAATTCAATTTTTTATATAATTATATTATTATTTATATTTATATATTATAATATGAAACTTCCAAAGAATTTTATAAAAATGCTAGAGAATAAATATGTTCTTTATTTTGTCTTATTTTTAGCGGTAACTAATGTTCTTGGGTATCTTGTTCTTGGAAATATAAATGCAGTTATATTTTTCATTCTAGTTGGGTTTTTAGTTGGTAACTTTAGTAAAAATATGATTATCGTTTTAACAGTTCCCCTTGTTTTAACAAGTATTTTAATGGTTGGTAAAAGAGTTACAGAAGGATTAGAAAATAAAGATGAAATTCAAGCCAAGGTTGCCACTGTAAAGGCTGACCCAGCGGCAGCAAAAGCAACAGCTGCCGCAAATAATCCTGAACAAGCAGCTAAATTATCCCAGTTGAAAACAAATGCCGCTGCTAAGAAGGCGCAAGTAGGCGAAAGTCTACCAATGACTGGCACAGATAGAGAAGACGTCCCTACAACAACAACAACAGAACCTGCAGAGGCATTCCAATCTGATGGAACAAATAAGAGACGTAATCGCATTGATTATGCTGCCACAGTAGAAGATGCGTATGGAGATTTAAATAAGATTCTAGGTGGAGATGGTATTAAGCGTTTGACACAAGATACACAACAATTAATGACTCAACAGATGCAGTTAGCAGACGCAATGAAAGGTATGACACCATTATTGGAACAGGCAAAAGGAATGTTAAAAGGGTTTGATTTCAAAGAACTTGGTGGGTTGGCTAATATTGCCAAAAGTTTTGGTATAGGAGGTGTCGCTGAAGGACAAGCATAAATAACATAATTTGAATTATTGAATTATATTATGTTATATTATATGGCAAAATTTTCAAATAATAAAAGGTGTCCGGCAGGAGTTATCTGCTTTGAAAATATTACATTAGCTATTTTCTTAATTATGTTTATTGTTTTTGGTTACTTGTTTTATATAAATGTTTCAAGGAATTCTAATTCTACACAAAAAATTGTGATTAATCAAGAGAATGAAGAGAGAAAATCCGGATACCAAGGAAGTTGGTTTTTATCTCCAAATTATCCTTATTCAAATTTGCCAGGAGATACGCTTTATAATCCGTTAGTGCCACCATTAAGAGATGAGAGATATTTAGTTTCGGACTTATCATTCGTTCCGCCAGGTCGTGTCCCTATTAATGTCTCTACAACAGCCGTAGAGACGAATTATAGACAAATCGGTATTTTAACACCACTAAATAATTCGTCTAAGGATAATATTTTACAATTAATGGGTAGACCATTGTATGTGCGTCGTAGTAAATATCAATATTATGCGATTTCTAACCAGCATAATAATGTGAAACTTCCCATATCGGTAAAAGGACGTAGTGCATTGAATGATAATGGAGTTGATGAAGTGTACAACGGTGATACTGTTTATGTAGAAGGCTATCAACAAGCATTTAAGGTTACAAAGTATGATGATGATACAATCAAATATTTACCTTATATTTAACCTTGATTTTCACCTAAAATTTGTGCGGCACCTTGAACATTTCCAGTTGCATCGTATTGCAAATCGTGGTGTTTAGAAATAAAATCTGCTAAGAATTTTATTGCATTTATTGCCTTTTGTGCTTCAGAATCTACTGGAGGAGAATCTACCGGACGAGAAGATTGTCTTGAATTTGAAGACATTTGACCCTTTTCGCCATAATTTTTTGGTCCTTCATCTTCTCCTTCATCTTCTCCTTCATCCCCATAATTTTGTTGGCCTTCTTCTCCTTCATCCCCATAATTTTGTTGGCCTTCTTCGCCTTCATCACCATAATTTTCACCTTTATCACTATATCCTTGATTTTTATTATTTGATTGCATTTGATTATTTATTGGTTCTTGTTCATCTGATTGTTGTACTACTTCTTCTTTTGCTTCTTGTTCTGCCTCTTCAAAAGGATTTTCTTCTTGTCCCATAGAATCTGATACTTCTTGATTAGCAGTATCTCCAGTAGGAGCAGCTTCTGGATTAGCAGCATCTCCAGGAACAGCTTCTGGATTAGTAGCATCTCCAGGAACAGCTTCTGGATTAGCAGCATCTCCAGGAACAGCTTCTGGATTAGCAGCATCTCCAGGAACAGCTTCTGGATTAGCAACAGCTTCTGGAGTAGCGGCAGCTTCTGGATTAGTAGAATCTCCAGTAGGAGCATCTCCAGTAGGAGCAGCTTCTGGATTAGCAACAGCTTCTGGAGTAGCGGCAGCTTCTGGATTAGTAGCATCTCCAGTAGGAGCAGCTTCTGGATTAGTAGCATCTCCAGGAACAGCTTCTGGATTAGCTGCAGCTTCTGGAGAAGCTTCTGGAGTAGCGGCAGCTTCTGGAGTAGCGGCAGCTTCTGGAACAGCTTCTGGATTAGCATCAGTTGTATTAACAGGAACAACATCTGTAGAAGTTGTATCAGCAGGTTTTTCTTCTCCTTCTGCTCCACCAAGTATATTGAAGTTTTTCAATGTTGATTTAAGAAGATTTGTAGACTTTTTTTTTCTTAATGTTTTACCCTTAATAGAACCACTCTTCTTACCATTCCTCTTTTTATATTTTTTCATAGTTTGCTTCTTTTTATTGTGAGCCTTTGATATTTTTCCTTTAGTTAATTTCATTGCTATATAAATAAAATAATATTTTTATTTATTAAATGACAACAATGAATATATCTAGACAAAATATTGCAGGAGTATGTAATTTGAAATGCAATCTTGTATTTAGTTATCCAACAAGTAATTGTACAGCATCAAATTATGGAAACTCAATCAACCTTACATATGAAAATGGAAGCACTCCTCCAGTAAAATATAATAACATTGATTATAATGTTCAAGATGTTGTAATTGCAACACCATCTAGACATCTCTATAATGGAGAAGAAGTTGCTGGGGAAGTTTATATAAATCACGTATCAACTACAGGTGCGCCAGCACTTGTGATTTGCATTCCAATTATGGAAGGAAGTATAAGTAATAGAATGTTAGAAGATATTATTTTACAAGTATCTACTGGTGCAGCAAATGCAGGAGAAAATACTGTTGTAAAAACAGACTATAATTTAACAAATATAGTTCCAGTTAAACCATTTTTCAATTACAATTCATCAAATACAGAATGGGTTGTATATGGAATGTCAGAATCTATAAAATTAATTTCTACAACTATTACAACTTTAAAAGGTTTAGTAACTCCTCTTGGACCAATTATAGATGGTTCTAAATTATATGTGAATACCACAGGTCCAAATAAGTCAAATAATGATGGTCAAATTTATATTGACTGTCAACCAACTGGGAGTTCAGAAGAGACAACAACTGTTGAAGATGATAAAAGCGCAACAGCGGATGTTTCATTCAGTCTTAATGATATATTGACAAATCCAATTTTCGTATATTTATTAGGAGGGATAATATTTTTTGCTATTATTCTAGGTTTCAAAGCAATTCTAGGAGCTGCAACAGGAACCTTTAAAATGCCATCTTTCAAAGGTAAGCCAAATTAAAGAAATAATAAATGATTATATTTTATTATTTATTTAGACAACGCCAGTATAGTTAATTGGAGCAGCTTCGTGTAAATTATCTAAAATTGGAGAAAATGAAGGAGGTGTATTAGAGTCATCAGTCTTATTAATAGGCGCCATTTTCTTTACAATTTCTTGTTCCAAAGTATATGGGAATTGATTGTATAATGTCAATTCACAAGCTTTCTTCGTCTCTGTAGGAACATACCTTTGCAAAGCATATGTTCCAGTAGATTCAGAAGAACGCTTAATCAAATCAAATGCTACATAGAATCCAATAACACCTAAAACAGGATTAGTATAAGAAAAAAGTAAAATGGCAATTGTAATTACAATAATTTTACCAAATGCAGTATCAATAACTGAAGCAAGTGATTCTGGAATTTTATAACCCATTAAAATGTAAATAATAAAAAGAATTGTTAATAAAATCTCTCCTTTTCGTTCTCTTTTAAATAGATCCTTAAAATTGTCCATATATCATAATTGTATATTATATTCTAAAAAATCTCATAAAACTGAGCTAATAATATTTTCTAGTTAAAATTGAAATGACTTAATAACATTTTATTATTTAATAATATACAAGCTAAATGATGTCTGAAGATTCAACTATTCTAAATACCTACCTCGGTCAAAAGGGATATACGATTTTCAAAAAAGATTTAACATCGGACCAATGTTCTAAAATTAAAAAAGATTTGACTATCAAACCATTTACTCAAGGTGGTGTAAACTGTCAAAAAACTTTTACAGTGTATCGTGAGTCAGATAAAAAAATATATTTACCACATTATTATGGAGTTGAAAACTTTGGAGAACCTAAAGAATATAAAATAACTGAAGGCATTAATATTTCTTTAGATTTTAATGGAAAGTTGCGAGATTATCAAGAACCAGTTGTAGATAAATTTATTAAACATTGTAAAGATAGTAATTACGGAGGTGGGTTGCTTGAACTATTTTGTGCATGGGGTAAAACATCTAGTTCTCTATACATATGTTCACAATTGAAAAAAAAGACTATTGTTATTGTTCATAAAGAGTTTCTGATGAATCAATGGATAGAAAGAATAAAACAATTTATACCTGATGCAAAAATAGGAAAAATTCAAGGCCCAATTATAGATGTTGAAGGAAAGGATATTGTATTGTGTATGTTAAAAAGTCTTATATCAAATAATTATGATCAAAAAATATTTGACCAATTTGGATTTACGATTATTGATGAGGTGCATCATATATCTAGTCAAACATTTTCAAATGCATTATTTAAGGTAGTAACAAAATATATGCTTGGTTTATCTGCAACAATGGAGCGGAAAGATGGAACAACTAGTGTATTTAAAATGTTTTTGGGTGATATTATTCATAAATCTGTTAAAAAAAATGAACATTTTGTAGAAGTTAGAGCATTAAACTATAAGGTAAATGACGAAGAATTTAATGAAACTATTTTGGATTATAAAGGACAACCACAAAATAGTTCAATGATTAGCAAATTATGTGAATATAACCGTAGAAGTGAATTTATTGTTAAAGTATTATGTGATTTTATTAGTGTAGACGATGTTGATATAGAAATTATTAGACAGCATAAAAATTATATGGATAATTGTGTTCCTAAATGTGAAATTTGCACCAAAAATAATAACTATTTAATGATAAACACCTGCTGCAATGTTGTTAAATATTGTTTGGTTTGTCTAGAAAATATTGAAAACTCTATGAAGTCAAGTGGCACAAAAAAGAGAGCAAAATGTCCAGATTGTAAAAAAGTTTTAAAATATGAGCAAAATTATATTGAAAATCCATATGTAAAAACATTTATTCAAACACAAACTATTGTTATGGCTCAAAACCTCAACATACTCCATTATATGTATAGAAAATTTGTTTGTAAAAATTTAGCAAGTGTTGGTTATTATATTGGAGGAATGAGCGAATGCGAACTTAAAAAATCAGAAACCAAACAAGTTATATTTTCCAGTTATGGATTAGCATCTGAAGGCCTTGATATTCCTACTTTAAACGCTGAATTTTTAATAACTCCCAAAACAGATGTCATACAAATAACAGGAAGAATATTAAGAGCAAAACATGCATTTTCAAATCCAATTATTTATGATTTTGTTGATTCACACGAAATATTTAAAAGACAATGGTTAAAAAGAAAAGATTATTATAGAAAACAAAATTACAAAATTGTTGAATCCAATAACACCGACTATGATTCTAGTAATTTTGAATGGAAAGTTATTAACGATCCAAATAAATCTAAAATAAAAGAAATATCATACGAAGAAGATATTAAACCAATAGGTAAATGTTTATTGAAAATACAAAAAAAATAAATTATAAGTAAGTTTCAATCTTGTTTCCTTTGCAATCATAAACCCAAATTTCATAAAAATAACCTATTTCTTTTGCAGCATCCTGCTTTAAAAATATACAACTTTTTGATTTTTTTATTGTCCAACTAGATTTTACTTCAATACATTTGTTTTGAATCATAGTTTCTTTTCTTTTATTTTGAACATCTTTATTTATTGTACAATTTGTAAAACCATATTTTTCCATATTTGTTTCTTGACATTTTTTCATAATTTCTTTATTTTGCAAAGGATAACAAACACCATATTTTTCCATATTTGTTTCTTTCAATTTGATTTTCACTTCTTTATTTTGAGAAGGATTTATAGTTCCATATTTTTCTAAATTTTTTTCAATTATTTTATTTTTAATTTCTTTGTTTTGTAGACAACATCCAAATCCATATTTTTTTATATTTGTATTTATCATTTTTTCTTTTATATCTTCATTATGAACAATATATTCAACTCCATATTTTTCTAAATTTGTTTTCTTTTGTTTTTCTTTTACTTCATCTAATTTAGATGGATTATCAACACCATATTTTTCTATAAATCCAGCTTTTATTTTTTTAAGAATTTCTTGATTTTGAGAAGCGTGTTCAACACCATATTTTTTTAGCATAGTAATTTTTTGCTTAGGCAATGATTCAATTGTTACACACCTTTTGCATAAAGTATTTCTTTTTATTAAATACGTAAAACATTTTATATTTATATTGTTACATTTTGTGCAATAATATTCAATTTTTGTAGAACCAAACAATTTTATATTTGAATAGTCTTTTGAAAGTTTTAATGATTTTTCATTACAAAACGAATTCAAAACTTCATAATTATACTTAATCGGCATAATATTATTCTTGTATATGTATGCATAATTTTATATAAGTTTAAATTATATTAAATTATATTAATCTGAAAAATTTTAATTCCATATTTGAGCTCCTTTTCCAGCATGATGATTATAATTATCAACACCAGTAGGATAACGTGTAAAAGGTGCTGGGTTTGCCAACGCAGAATTACTTGAATTGAGATCTCCCCCAACGCTATAACCATAACTTCTTGCTACATTACCCATAAATTGATGATACCCACCTCTTTGTCCACTGCTTCTGCTTCGCCCTCTTCTAGAACTTCTAGCAATACTTTTTCTTTTATAATGACGCGATTTTTTTCCACCTTTCAAGACAAGATTTTTTTTCATTGTCTTAAACATTGATGAAAATCTCTTTTTAATTCCCTTCAAGGATAATTTCTTTCCAGACATTTTCTTATACTTATCAGAGATTATTTTAATTCTACTTTTTATATCTTTTATGAATGGTTTTTTAGAACCACCTTTCATATTCAATGCACTTGCGGCAGCTGACTGAACATTATTTGACGCGAATGCAGGAGTAACGCCAAATTTTCCATTAAGCTCATTTGAACCAAACCCTCCTGAATAATGTGTTCCTGTTCCAACTAAATTGAAATCAATGTTTTTGTAAGGAGTTCCTAGATTTGATATTGGTTGAGGGTCTAACTTGTTCATATATATTAGACTTTATTTTTTCAATATAAGATAGTTCTTTTTTACAAACAATTTTTTCGTCTTTATTTGCAAGTCTAATTGGTTCCCACTTTTTGAATTTATAATTATATTTGCATAACATATTATAAACGCGGTCTAAAAATACAAATTTATCCAGACTATCATTTTGAAAATCGTCCTCTTCATCACTTTCTTCTAATGCATCTAAATTATTGTTTTCCTTAATATTTCTGAATAATTTGTTCATCATTACGCTTGAATTATAATTAGAAATATATGCAAGTCCTTCTAAATTTTCATCTGATGTATACAAATAATAAATATCATTTTGAATATCAGGTTTAACTTTGAAAACCGCTTCTCTCTTAATATCATTTCCGTAATTAGAAAAATTGTTGGATTTATTGTATAACAAAACCTTTATTTGGTTTCTTCCGCTTTTAATAAAATTCAGTGTTTTAATTTTGTAGTGGAGAAAATCTACCTCTTTAACTATTGATTCAAAGTTGCTTTTCATTAATGGTAAACCGAAAACCATTGAGTTTTCAAAATATGCGATTTGTTTTAGTTCATTTTTGAATATAATTTCTAAAAAATAAAACTTATTCAAAGAACCTTTACCATTTACATTTTTTCCACTAGAATAAAAAATATCTTCAACTGTAAAAAAACGCGTTGAATTTTTATTAAATATTGTTCCATAAAATATAGTCCCAACTCCATAGCATAACGAATCTTTGAAACAAGAGGGAACAATTTCAATATCGTTTATTTGCTTATTATCCGTAATTTCAAGAATCATACATACATATTGATTTCTAAAAATAGTAAACCAAGCAAAAAATTTATTACCTTCTGGGATTGCAACAACGTAATCAAAATCATAAACCTTCTTATGCACAACTGTTTCATAAGAAAGTTCTATATTAGGGAAATTCTGCAATATTTCCGACTTTTCGGAGTCTTTTATAAACATCCTTTTATTGTAAATTATATTTACATATCTTTATATTGTTAATTGTTAATGTTAAATTATCAAGAAGAAGGTGGTAACTGGGATTTTATTATTTCAATTTCTAATAGTATATTTTCTTTTAATTTTACAAGTATGTCTTTATTTATTTCATATTTTTCCTTTTTTTCCTTATAAAAATTATTGGTAAATTTAGAATTTTTTATGAATTCAATTAAACCGTCATTAACTTTAATTTTAATTTCTACTTCTTTTAGTCTATATTTTTCACTACGTAACTTTAATTTCAATAGTTTTTTTCTCTCACTGTCTGATTTAATTATATCCCATTTTTGAATAGTATCTTCAATAGATTTTTGTATTTCTTCATTTGTGTATATTTTTTCAATTTCTGATGGTTTAAGATTTATCATTGATATATTTCCAGAATTATTCATATAATTTTATTATTGAGAGAAATTATTATAAATTTGGTTGATTTGAAACATCATCTATTAGAGGAGGTGTAAAAGTAACTTGACCTACCATAACTGTAGGAGATAAACGTAAATCAACATATGGCGCTAATGCAGCAATTGGAATATTTGGATTTGTTCCGACTACAAGTTGACCCATCTCATTAACTTCACTCATCATAAACGCTATAATACTATATAAATATGTCTCACCTTCGGTAATTTCATATTGATTTGGATTGCTAAAATCTATATTCCAAGTCAACAATGAACAACAATTATTGAATAAATCAGTTTCAGGTTTAAACACATTTGATTCATAATCTTTTAATAACTCAAAATAATTTCCTCTATCTTCTTTAACTTTACCTTGTACATTTTGAAATACATTTTTTACTTTTGTTAAAAATGTTTGTGCAAATTCTAACTCTTGAGGTGAATAACCTGAATAACCACCCCACATACTACGGCTTGGGTTTACATCAAATTTCATATAACAATTTTTAAAAATATGTCTTAACACATCAATAAATGCTTTTTGGTTTTGTTCATTTAGTTTTTTTTCTTCATCTACTGAATTGAAGATTTGTGATACATTAGTAATTGAACTTAAAACATCTTTCATTTTTTTCAATATAAGGAATTTTTCAACATCTAAAGAATTCTTAAATGGTGTTGTAAAAAAAGTGTGTATTCCCTGTAGTAATTCAAAATAGGTTACATAAACTCCATTTTCTAGAGACCCACCCCTTTTTTTACTTTTACTTTTAAGATTGCGTCGTTTTTTAATATTTCGTTTTGTTTTCATACTTTATATTATATTTACAAAAATAATAGTTTAATAAACAGAAAAGTTCTTAGTATTATTGAAAGAATCTAATGTTGCAATATCGGAGACACCTCCTTTAAGTTGTTTTTTCAAAAATGATTTTAACTCATTTTTCATTGAATTTATTTCAACTTTGGTTTCTTGGTTTATATCTATTTCACTTAAATTAGTAGTTCCATCATTTGAATTAATAATATCAATTTGTTTTCCTTGTGATAATATATTATATATATTTTCGTATTTTTGAGCAGGAGCATTAACTAAGTCCTTAATCTTTGGAACAGTTAATGTGCTTTTAAAAAATAATATTAAATGGTGCACTAAAAATATCATTATAATAGAAATAATACTAATTTGCAATGACCAAAATATCATAATTTATACTATTACTTTAACACAGATAAAAACCATTCTATTTCTTCGGCAATTATTTCATTGTCTAAATCAAAAGAGTCGTTTACTAAAAAATAAAAATTTATAGGAACAAATCCGGAACTTTTTATATTCCCTTCAACAACTAATTGAACATTTATAGAATTTCCATAATAATTAGCAACAACTTGTTCAACACTATTGTCATATGGAATTTGAGATAATATTCTTTCTTTTGTTATTGTGCTTTTGTCTATTATAAATCTGTTTTTTCTCTCAATAGGTGCATCATTAATTTTTAATAGTTTTAGATGTCCATCTTCAAGATTTATTATTCCACAATTTGTAGTAAATTCAATATATTTTTTAGTTGTTCTAAGTTTATCAGATAATTTATGTAATTGAGATTTTATATCTTTAGGTAAAATATCATCTACATAAACCCTATTATAATTAGATTGTTTGTCTTTAGTTGTAGCTTTCATTATATTATAAATTAATTAATATATTTGAAACTATTTAAACCTATTCAATAAAATAAACTATAATATTAAATATGCCTCAAAATATTGGAATTATTATTATAGACAAATCCGGAAATTTATCTACTTTGAAAATTAAGGAATTTAATGAAGAAGAATTATATAAAAAATGCAATTTCAAAAAACCAGATGGTTTTATAATTCAAACGAAATGGAAACTTAAGAGTGAAGGTAAAAAATGGATTGTTTCTGTTTATGCTAAAACTGAAGGAAAGGTTAATATGGAAAATAAATATGATTTCCCACCTCCAATTGATAGCAAATTATTTTTTGGAAGTTGTGCCATAGTTTGTCAACAAATTAAAGATGATTCAACAACCGAATATGTTTCATTGAGTCTAGAACAATGGGAGAAATTTTACGAAAAATTATTTGGTGGGTTTGAAAATTTGGCGGATACTGCTGCTGCGGATGAAGCTGAAGAGGATGAACTTGAATTGATTGAACCTGAAAAGAAAACCAAACATGGTTATTTGAAGGATGGATTTGTAGTTGATGATGCAATAGAAGAAGAATACGAAAGTGAATGTGATGAAGATGAAGAAAGTGATGAATTAGAAGAAAGTGGTGAAAGTGACGAACTAGATGATGAATTAGATGATGGGGAAATTGAAGACATTGGTTCTGAATTATCCGAAGAAGAATATGATTACGATAGTGATGAAGAAGAAAAATAAAATAAAATAAAATTGATTAAGATTTAAATGTATTCATATAATTTATATTAAAATGAGAACAATAAAATCACCAGAATCTTTCAGAAATAATATTAGATTAAAAATTCAGGAATTTATACCAGATGCGAAAAATAGTAAAAATATTGAGATAGGTATATATAATTACGCATTGAAGGAGGCAAATAATCGCAAGGTTATTAAGAAATGGGATAATCCATATTTTGTGCAAATTTATGTCTATCAATTGCGAAGCATATATTTGAATTTAAAAAGAAATCCAAATCTTGCAGTTCAAATTGAAAATGGTGAAATTAAGCCACATAAAATTGCGTTTATGACGCATCAAGAATTGTCGCCTGAAAAATGGAACACATTGATTGATGCTAAAATCAAAAGAGATAAAACAAAATATGAGACGAATATGGAAGCGGCAACAGATACATTTAAATGCAGAAAATGTCATACTAATAAATGCACATATTATCAATTACAAACGCGTTCTGCGGATGAGCCGATGACGACATTTGTGACGTGTTTAGAGTGTGGTAATCGTTGGAAGTGTTAAAAATATTTCTACATATAACTTATTTGTCCATATAAATTATTTGCGCATATGAATTATTTTGTATTATTTGTATAATATTATAATAATACAAAATTTTCTTTTTATATTTATATGTCAACTTCAAGAAATAATCATACTTCGTCAATAAAAACTATGAAAAATAGAAGTTCTAGTAGCAGTAGGAGTAACCTAAGTTCTATATTTAGAAGTGTTTCTTCTGAAAAAATAACAGGAATTCCTATTATCATTAACCCAGAACAGAATATATTTGCTTACGAATTATTTGAAAACAAAAGAATTTATATAAATAAATGTTTCAAAATTTTATTAGGAAAAACTAATCGTATGAGATACAAAACTCTAGGCCAATTAATTGATATAAATGTTACTTCAAAAACTTTTTCAAGAGACAGAAAAAGAATCCCAAGAAAATTTATTTTAACTTTTGAAAAAAATGGTAAGTTATCAACAATATCATTATTTCGCAACCAAAATTTATTATTAGTTTATTGTGGATTAATTATGAAATAAATTTTTTCAATATTTCATCAGGAAATAGGGGGTCTACTTTTCGCAAAAACATTGTATATTTATTTTTTAGAAGAAAGTCTTTAATGAAAGCAATATCGCCATTTGTGCCTCCTTTGAACAAATATGGACTTGTTGGAGTTACTCTTCTTACCCAATCGCTTGCGTGTGTAGATTCATTAATAACATTTTCCAATAAGCCTTGCGATTTTAATATAATTGCGAATATGCTTTCATTTGCAATAACACCATTACAAATTATATTATAAATTTTTCCATTTATCTTTATGTATTTGAAACAAGCCAACGCGTCTTCTCTCTTTAAAACAAACCAAGGTTCATTTTTAAGATGAAACTCTGGAGTTAGTAGCCTAAGATTCGCCTGTTTTTTGTATTCAACATTCCAATGAACATAATTGTTTTTCATAATACTCTTATTGCTATTTTCAAAAAACAACTCTCTGAATTTTTCTGGACTTATGATTGGAACGCAAGATTCGGTTAACAAGCAAAACCATTGATTTTCAGCATCTTGTTTTACAGCATAATATAGAATGCTCATATATGCAGGCACTACATAATAATACGAAGTTGGCATACATAAATGAGGTGATATACAATGTGATTTTATCCATTCGCTTTTTATATTATTGTAATTTTTGTAATGAAAATATATATTTATTATGTCTTTATTTGGTTCTATCCATTCTTTCCATATTTTTTCCTTGTTTAATATTTGTTTGTAACTAATAATAAAACAAAGAGCAGCTTTCATAATATATTAAATATAATATGAAAAGTATTTTAACTATTATTATACAAAATTTTATTTTTAAAAAAATTGAAATAAATTTTACATTTATAAAATAAATTATAATACAAATAAGAATGCAGAATCTAAAAGAACTATTGAATGAAAATGGATATGTCGTGCTTGATATTGATTCTCAAATAGACTTTCACGCAGGTGGAAGTTTGGGTGTATTAGGTCAACCGGATGAAGTTCCTGGAACTGGAGAAGGAGCAATAAGCGACTCTCAAAAAATTGCAAAATTAATATTAGAAAATCCACCAGATATATTTTGGGCTTCGCTTGATACACACACTCCTACACATATTGCACACAGCAAATTTTGGTTACCAGAACCTCCGGAAAATACGATAATAAAGTTTGATAATGAATTCGACGGTTGTTATTATTTGGATGGCACAAACAAAATTTATCTTGAACCCAAAAGTGTTAAAAATATACCGGATGAAGTTTTCAAAAAGTGGGTATTTTATTATACAAAAACTCTTAAAGAAGGCGGAAAGTTTGAACTATTCATTTGGCCATTCCACTGTCTTGAAAACGACAAAAATCGGCAAGTGCACAAAACATTGGGAAATGCGTTGAAAATATTGAAAGAAAATCGGAAAACAGATGTTGTATATGTTGTAAAGGGGCAAAATGAAGCTACTGAAATGTACAGTATATTTCAGGCGGAAATTCCGATTTCAGATGAAAACTTGGAAAAGGCAGGAATACCAGAGATATATAGAATAGAATTCAAAAATTTATACAGAGGAAAATGCACTAATACTGGCTCCTCTTGTCAAGTAGATACAGATGCATTTGTTAGTCATGCATTCTTGAATACGTCCTTTAATTTTGAGTTGTATTATCAAATCGTGAGAGAAATTCAAAACGGCTCAGTATTAGCAGTTTGTGGAGAAGCCGCAAGTCATTGCGTAAATTGGTCATTGAGGGATTTAATTGAATTCATTAAAAAAGACACATCTCTTGGCACACTAGAAAAAAGGCAAGAATTATTGTCGCGAATTGTCCTGTTAACAGATGCAACATCTATTGTAAATTTAGGATACAAACCTTATGACGAAAAATTTGCGAATGATACGATAAATTTATTGGAATTTTGTGCAGAAAATGGAGTGAATTTAATGACGGTTTCAGATTTTAGTAATTTATTCAATTAAAAATTTGTAAAATGCAATAACCAAAGGAATTGAATTAATAATAATAATAAATTGTATCAATATAAATAGCTAAAATCATTGGAAATTGCCAAGTGCTATAAATTTTTTTATGTTTGTTTTCATTGAAAACCAAAGTATTCACAAATATATAAAAACTTATTATTAACGCGACTAAAAGAGAAAATCTTAAAATTTTATGTAATATATTATCTTTTTGAAAAATGTCCATCTAAGATAATATAATATTATTTATAAGAAAGTTATTAACAACAAATTGACAATTTTAGAAATCAATTAATTCAAGGTCGCTTACTCGCCAATATTCACATCCTCCTCCAGGAACTGGACGTTTAATAATAAACGGAATTCTTTTTTGAGCAAGTTCCATTTCTGCAATTAAGTAACCATCAATTATATTTTCTGGGACTTTGACAAATGCAGTCATACCAGAATTTATTTGTTTTGCCCTTTGTCCTAAAATGCGAGCCTTTTCATATTTAGTTAAATACGGCAAAGTTTTATGCAAATCATCAACAATGTTATTTTTTGAATCGCGAATTACTTTTGAACTAGCAATAATTTCATCAAAGTTGACATTCACACACTCTGGATGATTATCAGAAATATAATTTTTGTTGATTTCTTCATTAAATTTTTGCAGATAGACGTCATCATATTCATCATCACTATCATCTCCTCCAGTTTGGTCAATAGTAGTTATAGTTGTTTTCTTGGTTTCACCCTTTTTTCCTTTTTTAGGTTTTTCCTCTTCTTCTTCTTCTTCTAAATCATAATCATCGTCCTCGTCTTCATCTTCATTATCCAAATCACTATCTGAATCAGAATTTTCTTCTGATTCGTCATCCTTATCTTCTTCATCCTCTTGAAGTTTTATATCATCTTCGTCATCAGAAGAACTAGATTCGTCATCTTCTGTTTTATCTGTTGTAGTCTTTGTATTCTTTTCAATATCATTAGTTTCTGTTTCTGTTTCTGTTTCTGTCTCTAGTTCTGGTTCTGATGTTTCTGATATTTCAGATGTTTCAGATTCAGAATCGGAATTATCATAAATAGATGTAGTATCTTCAAAATCACTCATATTATTATATATATTAGTAGTGAATCTTTTAAATAAAAAATCAATTTTTTTATTTAAATAATTAATTATGACAATTTATATGATAATAAAATTTGCTCTAACTATCAATATTCCAAACCTTATCACAGGTAGAACACATATAAATATATTTCAAATTAATATCGTCATATCTTATTGATATAATCTCGCGAGGCTTATCCAATTTATTTGTATCACAATCCGCATTTGGGCATAAAATTGTGCTAATTCTCGGCAATGTTGGGTCAAGCTTCGTATACTTGTTGATAATGTGGTCAAAATTTTTTTCGCCTTTCTTAATCTGCATTTTTGAGACGCAAACATTATCAACATCCATTAGATTGTTCTCATTTCCACAATTACGACAATAATAAACAAGTTTATTAGGGTCATCAGCATTGATTCTAATATAATACATCATATTGCATATTCCACAGAAGTGCATCTTGCTATAATATATTAATATTATTTATTTAAATCCAAATCAATTTTTCTTTATAATCAATTTTCCGATTTTATCAAATCTAAAACAGACATAAATTTTTTAAGAAGGTTCGGATAATCAATGTGAATTCTCATTTGATACATTGATGTTCTTAAGTTTTGTACAGCCTCTTTTTCTGCCATTTCTCTCAAAAATTTTTCCAGATTTTCTGAATTTTTCAAAAAATTCTCCTTTACAAATGGATAAAAACACAAAAAATTACCTTGGTATACACACGGCATTTTTTGAACTATTTTTAAGACCGCAATATCAATCGTTTTATATTCAATAATTTTAGTATAATTTTCAAAATCTGGGTGATTAAGAGATACTCCAGGCTCATTCAATAAAGGATTTTTGCACAATAATGTGCACAGTGTTAATAAAACAGAAGATATTGATTGGCAAGAAGTCCATTGCTCTCCTCTCCACGTATTTAAGAGAGAAACACAAACCTTTCCACAAGTGTAGAGATTTGGATTAAATCTTATCATTTCATCATTTGTTTTATACGATACTAATGGGGGGCTATGAGGATAATCCGGAGGAAATTTAAATTCAAAGAAAAAATTACCAGCATAATACGGCGTATCAGAAGGACCAATAATAAGAGCATATCCTTTCAGAATATCCTCATCATCGTGTGTATAATATATGCCATTATCAGTTAACGGATTTTTAATTATATCTTTTACATCTTTTAACAAGCGATGAATAGTTTCTTTTTTAAGTGTAATCGACATATTATTGTTTTATTTGTATGTAACAATATGTTTATGTTGATTTTTTTAACAATATAAAAGTAAAGGATTTATAATATGGTTATATAATTTGCAATAATTGAGAAACCGATGTTTTTTAATATTAAAAAAAAATGAAATAGAAATTTGTCAATATATATTAACAATATTAAATAATGAAAAGCCATAAATTCAAAGATCTAAACGAATTCTTATCAAAACACAGCTCAAAAAATACAGAAGGTGGTGAAATAACACATACGAGGATTGGGTCCAAAGAATTAACCGTATATGGAGGTTCTTATTGTATTCCGACAGAAGATAGAGATGAATTCTATGACTTGTATTACAGATCTGTTTTCTTAAAAAAACGTGTAGAATATTTGACAGAAAAACAACTTTCGGATAATGGACCAATTGCAATAGATTTTGATTTTAGATACAATCATGATGTAGAAACTCGCAAACATACAAAAGAACATATACAAGATATACTTGCATTAATTTATCTAGAAATAATTAAGGAGTTCTTCTTATTTGAAGAGAGTAAACCATTTTCAGTTTATGTTTTTGAGAAACCTGATGTAAATAGGTTGGCAGATGGGTCATTGACAAAGGATGGAATACATATGATTATTGGCATTAAAATGGACCATATTATGCAAATTATGTTGCGTGATAAGGTCTTGCAAAAAATACCAGAAATTTGTGATCTTCCACTGATAAATACTTGGGATTCTGTATTAGATGAAGGAATTAGTAAAGGGACAACTAATTGGCAATTATACGGTTCAAGAAAGCCAGGTAATGCAGCATATGAATTGACACAACATTATGAAATAACATATGACTCATCTGATGGTGAATTTATGATGGTTGAAAAAAAAATAAGCGAATTTGATCTTGAAAAAGATTTCAAAAAATTATCAGTGCAGTATGCTGACCATCCTGGATTTGAGATAAACCCAAAAATTGAGAATGAATATAATGCAAGAAAAAATGGATCAAAAAGCAACGCTGTAAAATTAAAAAAATCTAAAAGCAAGACAAAAATACGTTTATTATGTGAAAATGAAGAAGATGAGCAAGATGATTCTGTTGCTATTGAAGATATTGTTGATAGTGCAACTTTGAATAAAGCAGTTGCTATTATGTTGAATGAATTCGGAACAAGTGAATATGAATTAAAAGAAATACATGAATATACACAAATTTTACCAGAAAAATATTATGAACCTGGTTCGCATTTATTAAATACACAAGTGGCCTTTGCATTGAAACACACAGACGATAGACTCTTCTTGTCTTGGGTTAAATTAAGAAGTAAAGCCAGTGATTTTGATTACAATTCAATTCCTGACCTGTTAAATAGATGGAAAAAACATTTTAAAGAGAGAAAAAATGGAATTACAAAAAAATCAATTATATATTGGGCAAAGCAAGATGCATTTAATGAATATGAGAAGGTTCGCGAAAATACAGTGAGCCATTTTATTAACGAATCATTGAATTCTCCAACAGAATTTGATTTTGGAATAGTTTTGTATCATATGTTCAAAGATAAATATGTTTGCAGCAGTATTACAAATAAAACATGGTATGAATTCAAGAAACATAGATGGGTACCTGATCTAGGGCAAAGTTTGAGAATGGCGATTTCGGTTGAAATGTACCTAGAATATTCAAAAAAAATATCAATACTTGTTGAAGAATTGCAATTATACACAAATGATTCCGAAGACTATAATTCAATAAACAAGCGCATTCAAAACATTACTTTGATAGCACAAAAATTGAAGAGAACCACTGATAAAAATAACATAATGCGTGAAGCAGCAGAAATATTTTATGATAAAATGTTTGTAAGCAATATGGATACAAATAAGTATCTGATGTGTTTTAATAATGGCGTTATTGATTTTGAAAATAAAACATTTCGTGATGGTTATCCTCAAGATTATATTACGAAGTCTACTAATATTGATTATGTTCCTTATGACGAAGAAAAATACTCTGAAGAAATTTCATATGTTGATAATTTTATGAATCAATTATTTCCAGTTAAAACACTGAACAAATATATGTGGGAGCATTTGGCATCTACACTTATTGGTGAAAATTTAAATCAAACATTTAATATTTATCGTGGTTCAGGTAGTAATGGTAAGTCATTATTAGCAGATTTAATGTCACAAACATTAGGTGAGTATAAAGGAACTGTGCCAATTACACTTGTAACAGATAAACGAAATTCAATCGGTGGAACATCTTCTGAAATTATGCAATTAAAAGGTATTCGTTATGCAGTAATGCAAGAACCCAGTAAAGGTGCAAAGATTAATGATGGTGTTATGAAGGAACTAACTGGAGGTGATCCTATTCAAGGTCGTGCACTTTATTGTGATATGGAAACATTTACATTGCAGTGTAGTTTAGTAGTATGTACAAATGTATTATTTGAAGTTGAAAGTAATGATGATGGTGTATGGAGACGTATTCGTCTTGTAGATTTTATGTCAAAATTTGTGGATCCAGGAACTCCGGATGATCCTGATAATCCTTATCAATTTCCAAAGGACAAAAATTTAAAGGATAAATTGTTGAAATATGTGAAAATATTCGCGTCAAAATTAGTGAAAATTGCTTTTGAAACTAATGGACACGTAGAGGATTGTGATATTGTTATGGCATCTTCTAATAAATATCGTCAAGGTCAAGATCATATTTCAGCATTTGTTAGTGAAATGGTCCGAAAATGTGAAGGAAAAACAGTTAAAATGAAGGAATTAACTCAACAATTTAATGTATGGTTTCAAGAACAACAAGGTTCTCGGAAAATTCCAAAAGGCGTTGAAGTTTGTGAATATATGGATAAAAAATTTGGTCCTCGTAAAAAAACTGGATGGAAAAACGTAGAGATAATTTATCCGGATAAAGAAGATGAAATAGAAGAGGTGAGTTAAAATAAATTATAAATTATAATCTTACAATAATTTATAATTATGAATAATGAAAATAAAATTGACTATATAAAAAAAATTATAATTAAAATATTGCTTTTAATAGTAGTTGGAACATTATTGGTTTTCTGCAAAAAAAGTAACTGGCTTATATTTTCTGGAATGACCATAATGTTAATATATATACATTTTTACTTGAATTTAAGCATATATTTTTTAGTATTTGTTGGTTTTGGAGGTTCATTTGCAGAATCAGTCGTTATGTATTTAACAGACTTATGGAAATATAAATCACCCAATTTAGGTAATATACCTTGTTGGTTACCATTATTATGGTCAATTGTTGGAACTGGTGTTATTGGTATATATGAATTAATATCAATCATAAAATTATATTTTATATAAGTAGTTATATATGGAAGACCCTTATTTAATAATTGAAAACTCGCAAAATGATGTGGATATTGACTTCAAAAATAATGCATCGTTAAATGGAATTTCTCAAGAAGATAAAGAGATAATTTATAGAAAATGGTTTACACCCTTGAAGATTTAAAACCGCACCTTTCGGTATAAAATGAAAGGAAACTTCAAGGTTTGCCTATTTCAAGGCATGTAAATTTTGATTTTGGGAATTCTTCTAAAAACCCTGATGAGTTATTGCTTCTTGATAAATAATTTGGTCTTTCTTTATTATTTATCGCATTATAAGCAATTTTGTAAATATTTGTAGCACCATTAACATCTCTATTCCAATAACCGCATCCGTTCTTACAACAAATCAGTCCATGGACGAGAATGTTTCCTGTTTTGTATGGTCTTGGATTTTCCATTACCATATTCTTCACACAAATACCTATTTCACATTTGGAACATTTACAACTGGTTCTAAATTCATCAACCAAATAAGTTTGAAAACCTGCTTTTCTAAATAAGGTTCTCATGCCTTTACCTTTGGTTGCTTCCTTATATTTCATTTGTTGTTTTTGTTCGTAATCACCAAAACAAACTACAACTTCTTTTTCATTACCAAAAATGCGTTTGAAATTGTTTAACATTTTTTGTTCGCTTTTTTTGGTATTTCTATAACTTTGTAATCGTAGTTTCCTGAAAATGTATTTTTCATAAAACTTGAATAACATACCATTTATTTCACTTTTCTTTTGAATATATTCTTTAAATTTTGTTATATTAAGTGATTTACGATTTAATTTTGATAATTCAGTTTCCCATTCTATAATTGTTTTTTCTTGTATTTTTTCCTTTTTCAATTCCAATTGGATTTTAGAATATTTCTTTTTCTTGGTTTCTTTTCTTCGTTGGTCTTGTGAATATCTAAACTTATTTGCTTCTTTATTATCGGCATCTACACAATAAATTAAATCACATTTACCAGGGTCTATGGATACAATTTTTTTATTTTGTAATTGTGAATAATCATTTAGTTCATCAATATATATTTCAGTTGATAAACCTTTTTTCATCATCGGTAGTTTTTTTCCAATTAGGTCTTTTCGTAATAATAACAAAGAGCAACTAATTCCATCGGTTTCTATCATATGGTGAAATTCATAATGCTTTTTATGGAAACATTTTCGTTCAGTTCTAAAAAAAAATTCCCAAATTTTATCTTCATTTCGTTTCAAATTCCCTTCTGTTAAATACTCGCTTTTGTTTCCTTGTTTTTTTGTCATAAGAAGATGCACTAATGTAGTTGTATCTAATCGTATATGCTTTTGTATTATTTCATTACGCATAGGAAATACATTACAAATAGTTTGTTCTTCTTTTTCTACTTGTTTCATCATTTTAATCATACAAGGGAAATAATCCATAGGACTACACATTAAATCATAATATAAATTTTTCTTGAATGTTTTAACTGGTATAATATGTTGTTTTTGTTGATTAATCCATGAATGATAAGAAATATGAGATTTGTATTGTGTTGTTTCTACATTTAATAAATCATTTTTGATTTTTCTTAACTGATTACATAATTTATTTATTTTTACATCTTTTTCTTTTTTGGTAATATTCAGTTTCCTTATTTTACTTACAATAAATTTCTTTTTCCAAACCACATTTACATATCGTTCCACATATTCCACAAAATGATTTTTAATGTTATTCTCATACATGGTAAGAATATCAATTGTTAAATAATCCAAAATGGTATTCATATGTGTATATTCAAGTGTGTCTTTTTGTATAAGTGGTTCAAAATCGGTTTTGTAAAAAGCAATTAAATTATCTTTTAGTTCCTTAATTTCTTTCTTTGCTGGTCTTCCTTGTTGTTTTTCATTACACATAATTTTCATACAAGAATTCACAAATACCTTATCTATAACTGGTAAAGTATTATTTGTTTCATAGTAATTCAATAAATATAATTTCA